CAGCAAGTTCAAGATATTTTAATTCGCTCGAACATAGAGCTTAATAGAACAATATGATTAGAGTGGTAACCATAGATGATTGCCATCAACTGGCTGCCGTGCGAAATGGCATGGAACTTTGGAACAACGCAGGCACTAAAATAGGAGATATATTGCATGTCGCAATTACCTAAAAGTTTACATATTTTGCGTCAAATAGAATCAGATGGAAATTTGGTTTTGGCGCATTTTTATGGTAGTGGGTCGTTTCAGGACTTCTCGGGGAATTCGCATAATAGTACTCCGACGGCTGGTTTATATTTTAATAGAGATGGTGTTTTATTTACAAGTACAGGTTATAAATTAGATGATGGTGCAGATTTTATAGGAATTGGAGATATTACTGTTTGTATATACTGTAATCCAAGAAGTATTGGGCAAATTGCTGGCAGATTTATAGAGAATGGAAAATTTATTTTTGGGTTGACGGCAGGAAAAATATTTTGTTCTAGTGATGGATCTACATCTCCGGTATCAGCTGCAATAAATTATAATATTAATAGTTTGTTTTCTGTAACTAGGGCATCTGATGGAATAGCAACAATGTATGTTAATGGAGCGATTAGCGGAACACCAGATCAATCGACAGGTACTCCTGTTGCAGGCTCTACTAATGTTATAATAGGTAATAGATCTGCTGGAAGTAGGACATTTGATGGTTTGATGTCTGATGTTATTGTAGTAAATGGAATATTATCTCAATCAGAAATAGCACAAATGCACGGCGAAATTCGGTCTTTAAAATGGCCCACAAAAACAAAGAGCAAAGCTAGTATATTTCTTCCGACAGATGCGGATGATTCTTCTTTAGTATTTTCCAGTGACATGGAATTAGTGAATGGAAAAATTGTAGATGCTTCTGATAATGCAAATGGGGCCACCAAGGGCGGCACAAATTTATTTCAAACAAATACGATTTTGAGTAAAGCTTTAAGTTTTAATGAAGCAGAATGGCTGGATTTAGATACAAATATAGAGATGACTTCTGGAGATTATACTGTTGCAGCATGGGTAAGGCCAAGGGATGTTGCAGCAAAAGGCGGGATCGTAGGAAATTATTGGTTTATGTATGATACGAATAACAAACTTACGCATTATACGGGTTCGAATTATAGAAATTCAAATAATTCTCTTGTTTGGGGAAAGATGCATCATGTTGTGCAGACAATAGCCTCAGATGGCTCTTTAAGATATTATATTGACGGAGAATTGGATACAAGTGTGCATGGTGATGCCGATACAAGCATTGTAGCAACGGCACTGGGGAATCACGCAGCGGTTGCCCCTTCTCATGCTGCTGACATGGACCTCGTTGATATTAAAATATATTCAGAAGTAAAATCTGCAGAATGGGTGAAGAATCAGTATACAAAAGGAGCCAAAGCAGTTCAATTTCAAACATCTTATGGCATCGAGGAGTCTGTTGCGAATGTTACTTCAGGCTCGATAGGCGATTCTGACATTTATGTATCGACGGGTGAATGGCAGATTGTAAATGATTCTATTGGTGGATTAACTACTGGGGTTGATCTTAATTATGATGGAGATATGGAAGATGTAGGTGTTGACAATTATACTGTTGATAATTCTGCTACATTAACGAAAGAGCCTGGAACGAGAGATGGGGGCTTAGGGACTCAAGTTTTAAGAATTGCGTATAATGGCAGTAGTTCTCCTGGCGCTTTTTTAGAGGGTGACGGGGGTTCTCATTTTTTAACTGTTGGTAAAACATATAAAATAACTGGCTGGGCAAGAGGTGACGGGACTTTTTATCCAAGACTTATTGGTCCATCTGGAAATTATTTATGGGATGGAACTGCATCTACAGATTGGCAGTATTTTGAGTCTATTGATTTAGCTGCACGGGATTATATGAGATTTCGCTCTGATTGTACATCTGCTGGTTATGTAGAATTCGATGATGTTTCCGTTCAAGAAGTGGTAAGTAATACGAAAGTCCTCGAATGCAAATCTGCTGGTATAGCATATATTCCAATTGACAATTTTATGAGTGCCACAGATGCGGCATACGGGGCATGGGAATTTTGGTTGTACAAAACCAGTGGTGGAAATCCATATGTAATGTTAAATTCAGATACAATAGGCGAATACGATGCTGCTGGCTCCAATTCGTATGTATTTTATGCTTCTGGTTCTGAGCAGTATGTTTTTGGGAAAACTATAGGGGGGGTATATTCTCATATTACTTATAGTTCTGATGCAGGAGATACACTTTTAGATGCTAATGCATGGAATAAAATTACTATATCTAGAAATTCTGCTGGAGTTTTTACTTTATATCATAATAACACATATGCTAAATTAGGAGCGAATCCCTCTACTCAAACGCAATTAATTTCTGGAAATTATTTGGTGTTAGATTTCGATGTTGGAGATAAAATATCATTAGGTGATAGAAATGGGGATTATGCATTTAAAAAATATTTAGGTACTGTTCAATCAGCAGGATATCTTATTTTGGAAAATGATCAATCTACATTAACCCAAACAACAATTTATATTACAGCTACAAATGGGAAAAGTCTAACAATTGGTTGGGGTGATAATAGTTTTAATAAAGTAACATGCAATGATGTTGAACAAACTTTAACGCACAATTACGCTTCAGAAGGTGCATATAAAATAAAATTGTATGGTGATGTAGATGCGATAACAAGTTTTAAGTGTTATAGTCAAGCTTTTATTTCAGGAGATATTGGTAGATTTTCAAAGATGACAAGTTTGGGAGATATTTCTGCTGTTTCTGGATTAACAAGTTTGACTCGTTTATATCTTAATTCAACTTCTGTTTCTGGAGATATTTCTGCTGTTTCTGGATTAACAAGTTTGACTCGTTTATATCTTTATTCAACTTCTGTTTCTGGAGATATTTCTGCTGTTTCTGGATTAACAAGTTTGACTCGTTTATATCTTTATTCAACTTCTGTTTCTGGAGATATTTCTGCTGTTTCTGGATTAGCAAGTTTGACTTATTTACTTCTTTATTCAGCTTCTGTAGACACTTATACTTCTATAGCGCTTCCGGCTTGGGCTGGTATTAATTTACAAATTCAAGACTTGGGCTTAGATGCGACTGAAGTAGATAATTTTCTTATAGATTTTGAGGATGGAGCAGGTGCAGCAGGAACAACTTCTGCGAGTGATGCCGCTGTTGCTAGTTTGAGAGGAGCGGGTTGGACAGTGAATGTTAATGAGTAACTTAAGGATCGTCTAGGAGGGTATAAATTGACTTTACGAAGATCACAGGGAGTTGGAGAAACAATTACCCTTAGGGCTTTAATTAAAGATGACCAAGATGATCCTGCTACAACCGCTTCTGGTTTGTCTGTCTCTATTTTCGGGCCCGATGGAGATTATACTGATCCTACTGATGCGCTAGAGACTGGCACTCCCACTCTTTTCGCTGGGGGTATTTATGAGTATGAGTATTCGATTCCTAGTGATTCCGAGACTGGAATTTTTCAGGACTATTGGACTGCTGAATTAAATGGGCAAGCCCTTACCGCCCTGTTCTCTTTTGAGGTTTTGGATGCTGGATCAATTGAATCTCTCGGAGGACAGCTTAATTATAATAATATAGTTGACGTTACTGTTTCTTCTGGTATTTTGGCGTCTGATGGGGCGGCCTTGGCGGAGGATTATTCCTGGACTTTTCTTACTGAAGTATCTCCCTGTTATTCGGATTCTATTAAATTAGAATTAGAAGCGGGTTCTGCGCTTTCTGGTCTGACTGATGACGCACTTTACCTAGCCATCCTAGAGGCCAGCATTGAAGCAGATCAATTTAGTTTTAATACCACTGATAGAAATGGCGATTTCTTTTTGCATGCAAGAAGGGAATGGGCCACTTGTAAGGCAGCTGCCATTTTAGCAGTCAATATCAAGGGGGGTTTTTATACCCAATCTAAGCGCTTGGGAGATTTATCTGTTACGTATAATCAAAATGCCCTGAATGAATTATTGGACAGAATAGCCAGCTGTTTGGCTCGCTGGGAGCCTCAATTGATGGCTGGAGGATATGGAACCCAGAATCCGATTGGCGTGATTAAGGGGGAATATGATCCAGATCGTCCTCAAGTCGGAAGAGTCTGGTTTTCAGATGATGAAGGCAGCTATGTTTCTCGTAAGGTTCCGGCAGCCAACACGAAGGATCGCACTTATTACAAGCGTCGTTGGCAGCGCGGCTACAAGTCTAGGTGGAAGTAATGCGTAATTTTTATTCAGGGAATAGGACCGAGATATCTCTCCGAGATGAGCTGATAAATACTTTAGACGGGAATTTTCCCGAGATTTCCAAGAAGCAGAAGGGAGTTGTTCGTCGTATGCGGCGCGACTCAAGTGACAATTTAATTGCTTGTGTGTGCAATGATTTGGTTTCCGGAGAGGGTGACAAAGACGGGCCCTGCCCGTATTGTCTCGGAGAAAAATTTTATTGGGAAGAAGAGTTCATCTATTTTTATCGTTTTGAACCTGGATATGATACCTCTCGAGCTCTCAAGGAGATGAATATCGTTCCGGGTAATTTGAATGTTCCCCTTAGGGTCTTTTATGTAGACTATCAGGGAGCATTGACTAAGGACGATAAAATGATAGAATTAGTCTTGGATTCTAGCGGGGATCCTGTTGAACCATTGCGACGTCGAGCTATCTATAGGATAGGGAGTCTTTTTGATGCTCGAGCTGATGAGGGCAGGATTGAGTACTGGAAAGTTGTTTGTTACGAAGATAAAACGCTTTCGTTGAATGTGGTGTAAGCATGCTTGGTGATAGTCCTTTTTCTCGGGAACTCTTGGAGTCGCCTCCTAGGGTTCTAGTTTCTCATGTTTATCGAACCATGACTTCGATAGACGGGAGTCCTCGGGGAAAAAGTAAAACCCCTTATGGGTTCAAGTCTATTGCGGAGGTGCCTGAATTAATTAAGGAAGCCATCGAGCATTTTCAGACCAGGGAGTCTACCAGGAGCGAGAATCAGATATTTTTTACGGTTGAATCTCCTGATTTTGAAAGGAATATTGAGGCTATTACTTACGGGGTGGTCAAAAGAACTCCAGGGGGCCTAGGGGCCGGAAGTCCTTTTTCTCAGCCTTCCAAGGAGCTTAGGCCTAGTTTGAGAGAGGAATATACTGACCCGGATAATCCTGGTTATTCTAGGGCTGTTTTGGGACAATGGTTCGACAATTTGATTAGGCTTACTTGTTGGTCTCATACTTCTCGGCAGGCCGAGAAAAGAGCCAATTGGCTTGAAAGGATTGTCACTGAGTATAGATGGTGGTTTGTTATGAAGGGTTTGAATAGGTTCTATTTTTGGGAAAGAGAAGAGGATGAGATGAAAGAGGTTAATGGGAATAAGGTTTATGGTAAGCCTCTTTTGTTTTTTGTCAGAACTGAAAAATTGTCATATGTTAGCGAAAAGAAGTTAGAACAGTTGATTGTTCAACTTTCCATTGGAAAAACAGATAGTTAAGGAGGATAAATAGATATGGCGTATACTAATTTGCCTCAGATTTTAGAGGAAAGACTTGACGGGAATTTGATTACTGCCGTTGAAAGTGCCGATCCTGTTACCCTTGTTATCGGCACTGCAGGTCAGGGTCCGTCTGAGACGGTATATCCCGTTGAGAGGCCGAGTGACGCAAATAGCGCCTTTGGAGGAGAGGGAACTCTTACTCGAGGTATGTTTGAAGTTAACACGGCTGGGGCTGAAAGGATTTACCTGTATCGTATTGGCGCCACTGCAGCTCGGTTGGATTATGTTGGTGGTGGGATTACCATTGAAACGATACAGAAGGATGATGAGGCTGGCGCTGATTATGAGCTCTTTTGGGATCATAGTGCTGGGCGCTTGCGTGTGTGGAGGACTTCGGACGGGGAATTGGTTTATGATAATAATCCCTCTTATCCGTCTCAAGCTGTGGATGAGGGAGAAGTCTCTGTTACTGGTTCTGCTACCAGTTTGGGTACCGAAACGGATATCGGTTCTTTAGCAAGTCCTGTAATCCTTGCTGCCGCTGATGGTCTTGGTGGGACTCCTGCGGCTGTTTATACGGCTGGCACGGATGGACTTAACCTGTCTCGGATGGAGACCTATGAGGCCCTTTACAACGCTTATGAGGATTTAGAGGACCAGGCAGTTGATATCATAGTTCCGATGAATGTTTTCCTCGATGACGAAAACATTATGGATAAAACTGAAGCAACTGCTTCTGGTTTGGCGCCTACGGGTAATTCTTACCCGACTGTTGGTGAAACAGATGACGTTCTTGGCAAACTTTATGTAGAAGAATACGATGGTGAGAATTATTTCTGGTGGTGGTTCCCGACTCAGCCTAATGCTGATGCAGATACTGATTTCGCGGCTGGTTCTGGGGCTCAGATTTATCCAGCTGGCGTGGGTTTGGCTGATGCTACGCATACTCCTGATGGGACTGAATTGGCTGGGAGTGATTTCCACGAAGTCAATTTTGCTTATCAGTTGGCTAATTTCTGCTATAATCAGAGTTCGGATATAGTTGAAATGACGGGGGTAATTGGTGTCAAGCCGCCTGTTTCGTATGCTCCCAGAGAAGTTTCTAGGTGGGTTGGAAAGTTGCCTACCACCGAGATAAATGTCAATACTGGGGTCGAAGTCATTAACATCAATGGGTCTGGTTTGCTCGGCAACAAGTTTATGGTTGGCCGTAATGGCTCGGCCGCTGCTTCGGGCATTCCAGGTTTGATCATTGATGGGGTAGATGGCCGTTATGGCGGCGGCTTTATTGCTACTGATTCTGGTTTCTTGGATGGGACTCAACAGAAAGACGATAATGATGCTTTAATAGACATTGGTCAATTCATTAGTGTAGTTTCTGCGTATCCTGTTTTGGCTAATAGTTCGGCTACTAGTGCTTATGTTGCCACCGGTGCCCCTTCTTATGGCGGTTTTTATTCTGCTCTTCCGGCGAACAGTTCTCCTGCCAATAAGGTTTTACCTTTTGTCCAGTTGCCGTTCCGTTTGAAAATAGCTAAGGTTGATACTTTGGCTGGTGCTGGCTATGTTATGTTTCACTCGAAACCTAAGGGAATTGTTATTTCTGATGCCCCCACTGCTTCTCGTGCGGAATCTGACTATCGCAGACTTACAACGGTTCGTATCGTCAAGGCGGTTGTAGATGACATTCGGGCTGTTGCGGATCCATTCATTGGAGGAGAGGGTGGTCTTTCAGATCTTCGTTTGGCAGCTCTCGAGTCCAAAATAGGCGATCGTTTGCAACAGAGAGTCAAGGATCTTTTCTTGATTCGTTACGACAAGTCTCTTTCTTCGACTCCGATTCAGCGAGTGCTTGGTCAGGCTGTTCTTGAGCTGGTTCTCGTTCCTGCTTTTGAGTTCAGGAAGTTGACCGTTGTTGTAAGCTTGGCAGCCATCTAAAGGATGCTATAATTGAGAATGATGAAGATGAGAAAGATATAGGAGGTATACATAGATGGCAAGTTCAGCTTTTGCAGGAGCTTATAATTCATTTTCGGGCGTCGATATTAAGGCTGTTTTTAACGAGAAGACTATTGCTGAGCTTCAAGCGGTTTCTTATTCGATTACCCGTGAAAAGGGTCCAATTTATACAATGGGTTCGGCAGATCCTCGGAGTTTCTCTCGAGGAAAACGGGGTATTGCTGGAACTTTAATATTCTTGGTTTTTGATCGTCACGCTTTGCTGGGCGCAATGGGAGCTATGGCCCAGGATACGAGTTCGGTTAACGAATTTTTGTCGGATATAGATGATTTACGACCTGAATTTTATCCCAGTTCGACTAGAAGTCCGGCTCTTGTTGCTGTTGCAAACGACGTTCGGAATGCTGGTTCTACTGTTCATACGCAAGAAAGCGACCTTTTACCAGCTGATATCGCCAGCGATCAAACACCTGCTCTTCCTTGGTATGCCGATCAGATTCTTCCGTTTGATATTACTCTTGCTGCGGCCGATGAGTATGGGAGTCTTGCTGTTATGCGGATTTATGGTGTTGAGATTTTAAATGAGGGCTACGGAGTGTCTATTGATGATATTCAGTCTGCTACTCAGACTACCTATGTGGCTCGGCAGGTTGTTAGCTGGAAGCCCGTTCACAAGAATTTTGGTCTGACATAAACGAGTGAAACTTTGCTGTTTTCTAATTTCTAATCCAAAAGGGGCGGCTTTGAGCCGCCCCTTTCTCCAGGCCCTTAGATGACTTTTGAGGCAACAAGTTCAGGTGGCATAATTAATTTTTTGGGTTCTAGTTATTCTGGAGCTGATATTAAATTGGCTGTTCATACTTCTTTACCCGTAGTTACCGAAAGATATCGTATCGAATTGGCCGAAAAGTTTTCGGCAGAAGAAAGACGCCTTAATGAGGAGTGGATGCATATAGCTGAGTATAATGAGCCACTTCGTTCTCAAGAGGAATCTCGAATAATGCGAGAGCGAGAACTTAACCAGATGAAGAAAGACGATCTAGAGCGCCACAAGAATCAAGAGTTCCCTGCTTTTCTTCCTCTAGCTTCTGCGCAGTCCTTGTCTGTCCAAGTTTTTAGGGAGAAAAGACTTGTTAGGGCTTTGGGTCATGTGGCGCCTAAGGGCGTGGTTAGGGGAGCAAGAACTACGGCTGGCACTATTATTTTTACCACGTTTGACGAACACGCCCTAGCCTCTCTTCTCCATAGGCCTCCCACTATGTTTTCGCATGAGGATGGCCTGGGAATTAGGGCGCTGATTGATCAGTTACCTCCCATGACTATTACTGCCATATTCGCCAATGAATATGGCAGTTTGTCAGAAATGAATATATATGGGGTTGAGTTTATCGATGATGGACAAGTTCTGTCTATTGAGGATTTCTTTACTGAGAATACTTGTACTTTTATTGCTCGAGGATACGACGTTCTTTTAAAAAGAGGGAGGGTTGATTTGGTGAAGTCAGTTGTTGGAGCTTCTGTTGGCAATTCTATGGCACCCCAGTCAGGCAGTTCTCTCTTAGGTAGTTCTGAATATACTAGTTTTAAGGATAGGCTTGGCCTGAGCAGGGACCCGTATAAATGACTCGCAATGTCTCATTGGCTAGAGAGGCCAACTTAGTTTACGACCAGGAATACTACAGTTCGTCTCAGGCTTGCATTTATTTCGGTGATATCTGGATAGACGAAATCACTGGGATTCAGTATCAGATAGAGCATTCTAAGACTCCTATTTATGGATATGCTTCGACCCTTTATGATGCCATGGTTAGGGGTCCCCTTTTGGTTAGGGGTAGTTTTACCATTAATTTCAAAGAAGCTGGCTATTTATTTGTTGTTCTGAATGAGTATAAGAAACGTATGGGGCAGGGGAATACCCATCCCTATCAACGTGACGACAAGAACGGGACCTACGCTATTCAGCGGGCTAATATTGAGCGGCTAATGCAGAAAGACATAGACAACGTAGATTTGAATAAATATCATCAAGATATAGCCGGGTTTGTGAGTGAGGCTCAAAGCCGAGGTAATCCTAAGGGCCTGGATACCGCAGAGAATATGTTTGAGGCTTTCGAGGATGTTGTGTGGGGGAAAAGGGGCGCCCAGGACAAGCTCAATGAGGCGGGCTATGTTGGGCGGCGCGTAGATGACCATAGACTGAATGGATTTGACATTTTTGTTCAATTTGGTGACTTTTCCAATGAACTTGCTAATCATACTATGCGTAAAATAGTGGATGTTCACATAGTGGGGGACAGTATGGTTATCGGAGGAGACTCTGAGCCTCTTCAAGAGTCCTATGTTTTTTATGCCAAGAACGTTATCTAGTTCTTGATTTCGTTTTTCTTTTTTGCTATAATCTTTTTAAACTGATTAGAGGAGTCCGAATATGGCTGATACCGAAGAAAAAAAAGTTTCTGAGGAAGTAACCCCGGAGGAGGAGCGAGAACAGTTTATTAGTTCTCTAATGGAAGCTCTTAATAAGTTTTCTAACGCTCCGAGTGAAGACCAGATTTCTGGATGGAAAACTGAGCACGGAGAAATTTTTGCCTCTGGTTTTTCTGAGGATGAAGTCTATATATGGAGGCCTTTAACGCGGGAAGAGCACCGAGATTCTCTTCGTAAATTGCGAGAGACCGAGCAGAGCACGGGGGTTCCCGTGGACGAGGGAGTATTCAAAGAGGATGTAACTACGACTTGTCTTTTGTGGTCTTCTCACCCTTCGATGCTCCAGAAAAAGGCCGGAACCATAGAGATGCTTTTTGAGCAGATAATGAGTCGCTCTAATTTTATGGATCCACGTTTAGCAACTCAGATGGTTATCAAGTTGTAGCGGCGTGAAACGCAAGCCCCCCTTTCTCACTATCCTCCCAGATGGCCTAGAAGTCCCCTGGAAGCCATTGACTGTCGGCGAGTATCTTAAGCTTATATCAGATCCCTACCTCTCTTTTGATGAGCTAGAAGATATTATATTCAGCAAATGTGTGTTAGATGAGTATCTGGTAAACAAAATAGATACTATTAAAGCAGGCATTATTCCGACTGTAGTAAGTGGGATACTGGCGAATAGTGTCCCCAATAACCTTCAAGAATCCCAGATGTTGCTCGATTATTATCGAGTTCAAGTGGATAAAAACTATCTAGAGGAATTGGTTTTAACTATTTTGCTAGCTTTTCCGGCTTATAAGCCCGAAGATGTTTATGAATTAGATTTGCAAGATCTTATGTATCGATTGGCCCTAGCAGAAAGAAAGTTGTTGATAACCGGGATGCTTCAGAAGCCTTTCAATTTATTTGACCCTGAAAAAGCCAAAAAGGCCAATAAATCTAAACCGAAAATGGATCCTCACGATTTTAAAAAGCAATGGGAGAAGTCTCAGAGGTGGTCTGAAATAAGACCAGGTTTTTCTGAAATGCCAGATTATTCTCCGCCTGTCCCTGAGTATGCTGGAGAAAAAACCGTTATCAGAAAAGAAGATACACCTCCTGCAGAATTGGTGACATCTGGGACCGAAACAGATGCTGGTTTGCTTCAGGAAAAGATGGTCAGAGAGACAATTCCATTTTATTCAGACTACTTGGAGATGGTTAAGAAGGGTGATAAAATAACACCAGAGAAGATTAAGTCTCCCGCTCAGAGAGAAAAAGAGGCCAAGGAAAGAGTGGAAGTCAGCAAGAAAGAACTCGCCAAACAGCTTGCCCAGCAGAGAAAGAAGGAGACTCAGGAGCAGAAACGTATAAATAGCTTATTCGAAAAGGGATTAACTAAGAAGCAGAAGAAAAAGATATCTAAGAAATGACTTTCTTAAATAAAATTTCAAAAGCTTGCTTTCCGAGAATTGTTCATGACAAATGGAGTCGGCGAGGTTCTCGTTTCACTTGCACTGCGTGTGGACATAAGGCCCACGCAGATGTAAATGCGGCCGAGAACATTGCCGCGAAGGGTACGTCGAGTCTCACTAGCGTGCGTTAGCCGTGGGAAATAATTCGAAAAACGGCACCTGGACAAAATTTAATTCTCATCAGAATGTCCCCTATTCTCAGCTACAAGATCGTTGGCGTTCAGGTTCTCAAGACCCTCAGGGTTCCTCTTGGCCTGCTTGGCGCAATGTCGGTCTTTTTGGAGGAGCCTTGGCCGGGGCGCATCTTCTCGGGAAAGCTCGTGTGGGCGGAAGGCCCATGTACGACAGGTTCTGGGGAGTCCTTAGAGGCCTAGAAGAATACAGTCCAGCTCAATTTCTCAGAACTTTCCAATTGGGTAGTTTTTTTAGCCAATTTACTTCTACTGCAGCAGCTGAATCTTTTTATTCTCCAGATGTTTTCCTTAAAAATGAAGGCTTAAGAACTTATATGGAAGCCCTCATAGGTGGTGGGACTAAAACGGCTCATCGCCTAATGCTTGAGGGGGCGACTTTCCGGGGAGGACGTCTTTATTGGGGGGCTAGTGAAGAAATAGCTCTCCGTCATGCCGGTGTAATACTCAATCCTCCATTTGCTAAGGGTGTGCAGACTCCTGCTGCTCGTTGGTCTGCTGCTTATGCCAGGTCTTTAGGTATCAAGGACTACGCGGCGACTTGGCGAGGACCTAAGCTTGAAAAGATGTTTGGGCTATCGGTTACTGAAGGAGAGCGGTTTGCCGCCCATATTATTGGTGGTCAGAGTAGGCTTCAGCATTGGTGGCGGATGGGTTCGGCCTGGGGGACCGAATGGGTAGGTCGTTTTAATCGCCTTCTTTATGATCCGGTTGAAATGCCTATTATTTCTCAGGCAGTTCGGGGAGCGACTAAAGCGGTCAGGAAGTTAAGTGGTGGAAGATTAGCTCTCAAGTATGGTTTCGGAGTTAAACCTGCTGGAGGGCTTTCTATGCTCGCGAGGTTGGGCCTGAAATGGGGTTTAGTCGCTGGGGCAGGCCTGACCCTTTGGAATGAAATTGATCGCCTTACACGCCAATCTGAGGCGTTTGAGGGCACATTATTCGAGGAGGGGACGACTTATGGCCTGGCTTCTCTCTGGGCAAAGGCAAATATCTCGATTTCGGGAGCAGCAGAAACTCTAGGGTTGCATAGTTTTAGAGAATGGCAGGAAGAAGTGGCTCCTGGTAGTACCAGTTTGCTAAAATTGGCAGCCTTTCCAGCCATAGGTGCGATTGCCGGTCCGGCAGGTATGTGGGGGCAGAGAGTCTTTAGGACTGCTCGCGGTCAGATCGCGGGTCAGAGTCTAGAGGCTGCTGCCCAAGCAGCCAAGATTGCTGGCAGAGAGTTCGGGGAAGGATGGTTCGGCAAATTAGCTAAAGGAGTAATGGAGAAAGTTCCGTTGCTTCGAGGCACAACTCCGATGAAATTCGCGGCGCTTTTAGGAGCGGCCGCTGGCACCGCCCTAGTTGCCCCATTTATTCCAGGAGCTCTAGTTCCCTCAGAAAGACCAGAAGAGTTAAGGGCTATTTATTCGGGCGAGAAAGAAGTTCCTATCAGGAAGGGAAGATTTTGGTTACCTTTCGGCCGTTCTGACGTTGCGGGTGGTCGTATTCAAAGATACCAACCGCATATTATTGCTAGGCTTCGAATGCGAGCCAAGGAAAAGGCCCTATGGGGAGAGGAAGCAGATAAGCTTAGTGAGTTTGAGAAGCTCTATCTAAAGGAATTCACTTATCACCTTGAAAATAGAGATCAATATGGGTACGCATTTCCTATCAGTTCGTTGCCCTTTGAGGATGTGCCTTTAGTGGGGCCTTTGCTGGCTCATACATTAGGTAAATGGATCAAGCCTCCCAGATTGCTCCGTACGGAAGAATGGGTGCGTGAAAGAGGGGGTGGAGTTGAATATGCTCCTGAGCCCTTAGGGTATGGAGAGGAATATCATCCAGAGTTAGGAGAAATACCGAGGGGGGCTCCCGCAAGTCCATATGATTTAAAATCCTTAATAAGGGAGCAGACTTACCGCATGACAGAGGCCTTTGGGCTTTCGGGATTTGTTGCTACTGCTATTAAAGAAAAACTTACTGGTACTCAAGAGTTTTTTGCAGAGAGAACTGAATTGGAAAGTTTTCGGAGAGCTCACGGTGCTAAGAGATCCTATTGGGAGCAAGAGATCGGCGATCCTGGATTCACGGAATTTTTTAGGCGTTTATATCCCCATAGAGTGAGATCTGTTAATTTCTATAATCCTCTCGAGTCAGGTGCTCCCAGTTGGTTGCCAGGAGCCGGAGAGAGATCACCTAATTTTCAACATGGAGCCGTGTATGCAAAAGTGCCCCTTGGGGAGCTTCGTTTGCCTGGCCCTGGATACGAAGCTAGATATCCGGAGTTAGAAGGAGTTGCTCCCGAGAATTACCCACTTGTTCATCAACACAAAATATTGGCTGATGTTGCAAGATATAGCAACAAATTCAGGGAGATATCTCACAAAGTGAGACGAGCTAGAAAAACCGAGGATTGGGGGGAACATGAAGAGCGCATTTATCAGCAAACCTTGGAACAATTACGCGCTCGTAGAGAACGTAGAGAGTTTCATGAGTATCAGCATCTTGAGCCGTATGGATCACAGGAAGATTACAAGACCTTTGAGTCCACTGTCCTGGCGGAGATCAATAGGTCAAAGGCTGCTGGAGAAAAAGAAGAAGGAGTTGTTAATTCAATATTTGGGGGCTATTGGGAATGGCTTTCTCATAGTGCCGAGACTTCGGCAGAACAGCTGACTCCGTTTGCCCCGGTTTCTAAACTATTGCATATGAGAGACGCCATAGAGGACTATAAACAGTCCCAGTGGCTGAGCAATGAATATGCCTTTTGGCAGAATCCAGTAGAAAACTTTTTGGCTCCTTTCGCGACTTCTACGGCCCATGCATTCGGTGCTGATGCAACTCCGAGCAGAACTAATCTGGTTAGATCTGTAGAGGAATATTTTGATACATTAAAGTATATAAAATATCGCCGGTTAGCGATGGAAGCTCAAGTTTCTGGAGATATGGAGAAAGCCAAGGAGTATTCCCAAAAACAAAAAGAAACTTTGTTTGGAATGGATCCTTATACCAGGAATGCAAGGGCTATTTACCGAGCTCTTCCCAGGAGAGAAAGGGATTATTATCAGAGCTTTGTTAATGTTGAAACTCCCGGAGAACGAGCTAAGATATTAAAGATGATTCCTCGGAATGAGAAGGGTTTTTATCTGGCTCAATGGCAGTTAAGGTACGCCGATAAATTACAGAAGGCCGTTAAAGAGGGAGTGATTACTGGTGAGTTAGCAGACATGGCTACTCGACAGGTAGACATGGTTATGGCGCAGAGAAAGCACGAGGGGATGCCTTCCAACCAGGAACTGTTCCATGAGTACCTAGGGAGCCGCCACAAGGGAGAAAGTTACCCGGAGTGGTATCGAAGGACCAAGTTGTTGCCTAGGAAATTAGCGGGTATGGGGCTTCCGGGGCCGGATTTCGTTGGGTTTCACCCGAGTGTAGACCTAGAGGATGTTAAACTTAAATTGGTCCAGAATATGGCCGAGAATATTCATAATTTTGACTTGTGGGATGATAGGGCTAGAGGATTAAAATACAAGCCGTATATCAATGACGGAATTGTGGAGGATTTAGTTTCTCCCCAATTGGAGGAGGGGGAAATTCGGACTAGACTAGATAATATATTCGGAAAATACAATATACGTGGGGGACAGTATCATATGAATGAAATTAACTCCACATCTGGTAGGAATTCTGTTAATATAAATGTGAGGCATCGGAGAGATAGAGAAGTTAAAAGAAGAATAAGAGAGCAGCTAAGTGGCTTCTGATCCTAAAAAAATAGAGCGAGAGTTTACCTTTAAGGACGTTCTCATCGGCGCCCCCCTGGCTGCCGGATTGGGAATGAGCGCGTGGAGATTCGCCAAGGAAGTTCCAACCGCGTTTTCTCAAACTGTTAGGTCTGGTTTTGGTGAGGACTTTTTGAGGCAGGTTGCCCCTTATGCCTCAAGTGTGGCCGGTACTGATGCGGCGATAAACAATCTCGTCCGTTCAGCTTCATCTGTTAGGGAGCCCGCAGAGGCTGTGTTTGCTTGGAAAGCGGCTGCTAGTGCCATTCCAGATCCATTCGGCAAGGCCATTTCTCCTGAAGGATTAACAGAGCCTTTCGCTTCTATTGGGTCAGTTTTCCGAGAGCATTTACCTCGCTTTAGTCCTAGTTATAGACTCAAATTTATGAGACTTTTTCAGACTAACCTAAAAGCTATTCAAAAGCAGAAATCTGTAGCGGGAGTAGATTTTGATTTGGCAAAATTAGCTCCCGCTGAAATAGCGCCCGTAACGCCCGAGTCTTATCTTCGAGCCCCCCTTAGAGGTCCCGAAGACTTACCTGTCCATTTAAAAACTTATGGACAGAGGATACAAAATACTCTTGGTGACGTGGGGATGGAATGGGTTTCTCGCCCAGAATGGCAGGGCGCAGGATTGGGGGCTTACAGAATGCGATTAGGTCCCGGTTTGTCATTGAATATACCGAAATCTGTAGGGGGGCAGGCCCTACTTGGTCAGAATTTGGCCTCTCAGTATGCAGTGGGGGACTTTACTGTTTTCGATGAAGCGACCAGAAAAGTAACTCGGATGCCTTATGACGAGTATACTCTCTACAGATTTGAAAAGGAAATTCTTCCCAGATTGCGCCCGGGAGCGGAGAATGCTTTTGCTTCTACTAGAGAAGCCCAGGCGGCCATAGATGCCTTGGGGAGGGAGCTAAGAGAGAAGGGAACTTTCCTTGGAGCGACTCCGCCTATGTTTCAAACTAGAGCTGCGCAGGGATATGGAACTCTTAGGTCTAGGGTTACTCATTTGGTTACTTCGAAGGGAAAGACCATCACGGCCCCAGAGGCCTTAAGAATCCCCGAGCTTAGAGCTTTAGTCGGTCCCGAATTGCGGGCGGCAGGAGTTTCTCCCAGTTCTATGGCAAAGGGAACTTTGTCTAGGTATAGCGCACAAAATCTTTTTCTTGGCGGCGCAGCGGCTCCGGAAAGTAGGCGCTTAGAGCAGGCGTTCAGAGAATGGGAATTTTTTAAAGGAGATCTTCCAGCTAGAGAGGCTGAGCGATTTAGCTGGCTTTTGTCTCCTGAATATAAACGCCTTTATGGAGAACGAGGAGCTTTGCTCCATAGGACCGTTTTCGCTAAGCCGGAAGAAATGTCTCGTCTTGCTGAAAAAGCTCCGAGCTTAATCATGAGAGCGGGTGAAGGGGAGTGGGAGGTCAGCAAGGCTCTTATGGATTATATGAAGTCTGTGAGGAGCTCCCACATGGAGGTGCATCGTTTAACGACTGAGATGGCCGAGAACTTCATGGAGAAGGGCGGTGTGGGATATGCGAAGAGAGCTGTTTCTCTACCGGCAGGAATGGTCATTGGGTATGGTCCAAGCGGAGAGATGGTGAATCTTTCCAGGAAGTCGACTTTGTTGGGATACGGAAGGGTCGGAGAAAATCTAAAGTTGTATTTTACCGAAATGGCGCCTGAGGAAATTCACAAACAAATGTTTGGGGCCAAGGGGGGGGTAGTTCCAAGGAGGAGGGGCGTTTTCTCTATCATGTCTGAGGTCATGAGACTCCCTCAGGGAGCAGAGGCTAGAATGTCGGTTGGCATGCTTAAAAAGAATCCGCATTATCATACCATGCAAATGACGTCTGCCCTGTGGGATATACTGGGAGCCAAGCAGGCTGCGGGGCTTCCTGTCGGAGGCCTAGAAGACTTTATTTCCAGGCCAGCAGAAACGGTTCGTTTTCTAGAGCGGCGGGCCACGATGGGAGGGAAATATAGTCATCGGGCTTTTACCAAAAGCCTTCTTGGCATGGCGCAGGCTGGAGGTCTTTCAGCCGAGGAGTTTGGTCGGGTATTTGGTGGTGTTCCCGAGGTCTTCGGGGAAGGATGGGAAGCGAGTTTGGGCGGAGGTTTATCTGGAGCTGAACGGAGAGCAATGGAGGAGTTGTCTCCTGTTGGCACGGTGTTTTCTACTTATGCAGGGATGTTAGAGCAGAGGATCCCCTCGGGCGGGGGAGCGACTATCGAGCCCCGCCTTTTCACACTCCTAGAGGCCGGGCAATACGGAGAGTTTGGTTCCAAGATTTCTGCAGAAATAGCTCGTCGAGCTGCCTTGGATAATCCAGAAGCCCTATTGGTTTCAGAAGAGGTAAGACGATCTTTAGCTTCATTTGTTGGACAGGCAGAAAGTTCGTGGGCCCAAGATGTTTTCAAGTTGCAGTCCAGGTTTTCTCGAGAGGCCTTCGAGGGCTTCCTTGAGAAGGGTGGTTGGCTAGAAATGCCAGGCAAGACTGGAAACATATACGTGCCTGGCATGGATAAGGTGAGACAAATGCTGCCTCATGAATTGCCTGGAGGAGAGCAGGCTTTTACTGAATTCGCTAAGACGTATTCTCGGCTAGCCAGAGCAGCTTCGGATGTAGAAGCAGGAAGGCTGCCGCTGGAAGAGTTCCTGGGGGCAGAGGGCGTCTACGAGGGGGCGATGAGGGCTATTCAAAGAGAGCACGCTCCTTTTGGAAAGGGCTTGTTCGGTTTGGCCCGTAAAGGGACTCAGAGGGTCGCTGGTTCTAGGTTTTTGGAGTTGGCCTCTACGATAGGGGCTTCTGAGGCCGCAGAAAATGCTTTTCTTAAAACTGCCACGCCCTTTGATGTGGGACTATCGGATTATTGGTTTGAAAAGATGATTCAAGATTCAGAACGTCAAGGCGTTATGGAGGCGGCTGAGACAGCAGCGGTAAGGGCTCGTTGGGAAAGCGGAGAGGCGGTTGGCGGGATGTTTTGGAGGCATCCCTTTACCACAGAATATTCTGCCATGCCATTGAGATTTCGGAGAATAGCTGGGGCCGGAAAAGAGGCCCTTGCCTTAATGCCGGAAATCAATGTGAACATCATGGGAAAGACGGTATCTATTAGTGCCCTAGTGGCCGCTATGGGAGACAAGGATAAGGATACTGCAGGCTTTATGATACTCGGGGGGGATCTAGAAAAAAAAGCAAGGGATTTCTGGTTTAGAAAGGGAAACATTGAGACTCAGCGCTACTTAGACCAAGTGGTTAAGACGCAGTTACTAAAACCTCAGGCTGCTAGTGCAGTTGCTGAAATGGAAGCTTTGACTGCCAAGCAGTTATCTGAAATTGCTATTGAAAAGCTTAGCATGCCTAGCCAATATGTTGGGAGAACGTCTCTCGCTTTGACCAAAATGAAAAGGGCGCTGACTTATATGCCCGAAGGGTACATGAGAGAGCAGGCCGGTTTATTGACAGCCTTAATGGAGCAGGGGCCAATAGCAGGAAAGCATATACCGGCGGAAGAGCTGGCCGGGAATATACGAGCTTTTGAGGCTTCTTTTCAGGGACTGGAGAGTGCCATTCTTGGAGGTAGGGGCCGAGATATAGAATACTATTTTAAGGAAACGTTAGGGGCTACTCAAGAATCTCGTATGGTTAGGGATATATTGACTCAAGGAGTTCAACTTACAGAGGAGAAAGCTAAGGAGCTATCTAGATTGATGGGGCCAGGAGTGGAAATTTCTCCTCGACTTGGTGGCACGCAATTACAAGAGACTGCGGATTTTATGGCCGAAGCTATGCGTCGCTATGCTGGCACAGAAGAAGCTCGGATGTTTGATTTGTTAACGGGTCGAGGGGATGTGAGGGCAGCCAATGATATGAGGAAATATTTGCAGAGGAGCAATATCGAAGCCGCGAAGCAAGGCATCAATAAGTTGCGAAGTGGTTTCGGCAAGGTAGTTAGTAAAATAAAATTGGCAGCAGAAAACATAGTCGGGGCTGAAGGCGGGAAATTATTGAAGTATGCGAAACCGTTAGCCATCGGGACTGGAGCAACGATGCTTTTGGCCGCCGTTCTTAGTCGCCCCTCGGAAACTCTCGGGCCATCAGGTGATAGAATCCCAGGGGATCGCTCTCGGTCAGTTCCTCGCCGAGGAAGAGGGTCGTATAGAACTCCAGAGAATCTTCATCCACCTTCTCAGGTGTTGGGTAGTCCAACTGCTCCTACTAGGCTGACGGTTCCATCTGCTCGAATTACATCGGAAAAGGGTTATAATATAAATGCGCGGATTGCGATGGAGCAAGAAAATGTAGACCCAGTTAGATTAGCGCAAGAACTAGAACGTGGCGCTGGCAATACCGACAGGGTAAATGTTAATATCAGTGATAACCGAGCAACTTTAAACATGGATCAATTGCTTAACGAGCTTTATAATGGCTGATGGCGGAAATTTTATAATTAATGACATAGAGCTGACGATACCCCCTCAGCAGATAAAGATAGACCACCAGTCCTTTAATCATCGCTGGCAGACTCTCCGGACTCGAGGCTCTAAGAAGGTCAAGTCAGGGTATTCTATTGTAAATATCAGAGTTCGCGCCACTTTTGTTGATCATTCTGATTTTGAAAAACTAAGGAAACTGGTGGCTCAACTTAGGGTCACTCCATTTGCTTATGTGGAAAACCAGCATATTCGCAATGCCGTTCTAGAAGGCTCCCAGGAAGAGAATCTGGTTTTAGCTTTAAAGTCGATCAATATTCGTAAGCCAGCCAGGACTGTCAATTCCATAAATGTTGTGTTTGATTTTGCCTGGTTCAATTATAAGCCCTATACTTTGCTTTGGCAGTATCGAGTTGATATATTTAGTAATTTGGCGACTAATGATCCCAAGTACTCTTATGCCTGGAAGATGATGTATGAGGCTGAGATTAAGAAGGGAGGCTATATCCCGATTAAGCCCCCCGGAGCTTCTGGAGAAGAGCTTTCAGATAGTTTGATGATCGGATTTAGAGAGTTTATTTCTCCCCTGATGGAGGGGGATGACTCCAAGAGTATTACCCCAGAAGATGCTATTAAAAAATATTTTGAACTGCAAGGGAAAATAAAAAGTCAGGCTGAAAAAAGTCTTAGGGGACACGGAGCTTCTGAGTTTCCACAGCCCGTAGAGACTACTGGGGACTACGTGGCAGAAGCCAAAAACTTATTGGGGTACTCTACCTCTATGGAGCTGGATTTATTTTCAGAAATACAGGGAGAGATAGGAGGGAAGAAGTTTACCTACAAGGGGTTGGATTGGGAGCCCCTATACAAAGACGATAAGCCTCTCACCAAGGATGGCCGCGCAATATTTAGCCGCAGGACAGCCCTAGATGCCAAAAGATCTGATATAACGGTGACTGGGGTAGACATATCCTTTCAGCATAATTTAGCTATGATGCCAGTTCTGGGATATTCTCATGCTACTTTTCAGCATACAGGTAGTGTGGATTCTGTTGTTTCTCTTCAGATGATAGCTAGAAGTGAAGAGGCGGTCAAAAGAATTACTCATTTTTACAATGCAGTTAAAAATGCGGAAATAAAATACAAGTCGATTCCTGCTGGTAGTCGCAATTTGTATGTTAGCAATGACATACTGAATCTTTGCGGAATTCAAGAGTGCATAGTCGAACAGTTTTTTATTGACACAATACCAGGTCAGATAGGGACTTATTCAATTAGTTTGGTTTTGTCAGAAAATAGTTATCCAGATTTAGGAGAGAAATTTGTTTCAGAGTTTGCTTTTTCTTCAAAATGGCTGAGGAGCGAGATAGCTAAGATTTTAGAGGGGTATGTCAAATTGGCCCCGGGATTTAAAGAAAAGTATGTTTTCGGCAAGAAGTTTTCAACGCGGCGAGTGGAATCTTTTGAGAATAGAGTGTATGAGACTACAATACTTTCGTCGGATGAAAGTAAAAAGAAGCTGTATGATGCGACCAAGCAGTACGCAGAATTGATGAGTGGGTTGTATAACGAGCTAGAGGAATTATTGGGCGAAGGGAAGGGGGTACTTGGGGAGTATGGAGATTCAGCGCTTGGATATCAGTTGGCGAGCTTTTTATCTCTTCGAGATGAAGGAGTTTTTCCGGGGATACATAAAATACAAAGTGATTTAATGGATAACGTAGTCCTCAATAAGACCAAGAACGCCAGTCGTGCTGGAAAAGAGAACACTGGGATATCGGATACTTTGGGGGCTTTAGGCGGGGACTACGACGCTGTAACTCGCCCTTCTGCTACGGGGGCGACGGAGGGTAGTTTTGGAAATGCCCTGAACAGCTTGGGTCAAAAGAGTGCGCAGATACACGCTCTTTATCGAGGAAGTTCTGGAGAGTTTACAGACGAGGAAAGACGGCAAAAAGACGCTTTGACCCAGGAGTATGAGTGGGCCTTGAACGTCCTAAGGAGGTCTTCTAGGGAGTACGTGAGTAATCGTCATTTGGAAAGTAAAGAAGAGTATCAGCGGCTTTTAAGTCAGTATAAAAATAATGAGGATGTTATCTCCCAAGGGCTAAGTGGGGCCGCCCTGAAGGCTTACTGGGAGGAGTTCAGGACTGTTAGCGCAAGGCGTTTGGCAGAAAAGCGCTTGGGGCAAAGGGGTCTGCAAGATCTCATATTCGACATAGTAAGAGATTATATGGGGCAATATGTTTCTCTTTTGGATCGATTAATTAATCCCGGGGAGATATTGAAGGAAAGGGAGTTTTTAGACATAGCCAAGCAGGTTAAGGAGTCTCTTCTGAAAAATGTGGGGTCAGAATGCTATCCAGATTTTCCCTTAAGAGAGGTTGCAGAGGCCCTGCAGGTTGAAAAGGGCGACATCAATTATGAGTTGGGAGAGCTACTCTTTTCAGAATGGAAAGATAAGGGCGACTACATGAAGGGTTTAAGTCCAGCCTGTTTGATTAATCCGGATTTTTATCTTATCAGCGAGACTTTTGATAAGGCTGGGAATTTGGTTGATGAAGCTTCTATCAAAAAGGTCAAAGAAATATCCAAAAGTAGTTTGAGCAATTATGAACAAGCGCATAAAAAATGGCTTGGTAGAGTTGAAGAGAATTATCAAAAACGGACACAGGCAATGAATTCTTATAGTCGGAATTCATTTCAAAGTTTGACGAAAAAGGACAAAGAACGGGTAAATAAGGGGAAGGCGAGTGCTTTCGGGGGTGAAGCAGTAAGAAGCTATATGAAACAACAGTCAGATTACATGGATCCCTACGATTTTCCCGAAGGGGGTTATGCGTATGACACCCCCACAGCCTTAGCTCTCGAAGGCGCAAATCCTGTTGAATTTTCGACCATTGATGCTGGCGTTGATGTTGCACTAGGTCAAGAAGATATGAATGACTATTGGATGTGCTACGGGCGGGAATCTGTTTATTTAGAGGAGCCAGAGGTCAAAAAAGAAGAGCGCATTAGACATATATATGGGGGATACGAGATACTGGATGGGACGAAACCCAGTGTGTGGGGGAAGCGAGAGGATATAAGAGCAGGTTCGCAGGGAGCGCCGGATAAATGGATTTGGCCCGTTCCGTCTTTTGGTAGAGGTCCCAACAATATATCGAGTTATTATGGAGAGAGATGGGATCCCGTGGAGGAAGAAAAAGGGGAATACGTTAAGGCATTTCATTATGGAATTGACATAGTAAATGGGATAAGCGGCAAGTCTTCTAGGGGGGCGACAGTTGTTGCCGCAGCCCCAGGCAGGGTTGTTTTTGCAAAAGGAGGCCGAGAGAGAAAAAGGAATGTCGATAACGAGTATGTAGAGGGAGATAAGGGAGAAACGAGTCAAATACTTATTCAGCATGGTGGAGGGTTTTATACCAGGTACAAGCATGTAACAGGATATGAAAAGTGGCTAGACCCCAATTCTCCCTCTTATTTTCGCAAAAAGCCCTTTGTTAAGGGTGGAGAGGAAATAGCAAAAGTTGGGAATGAGGGCTATTCTACTGGAGCCCATTTACATTTCGAAACACTTGCAGGAGGGAAAGAGACTAAAAGTTATGCCAAAGATCCATTACTAGTTTTGGCAGGAGACTACAACGTTTCTGCCCCAATAACCGTTGGAGAAAATGCTGAGGCGGAGGATTTACTGGCTCGTTTTATCGGAGAGTTTGAAAGAGACTTATATCTAGGGCAGGGCAAAGGGGTGATGCGGGCATATCCCACTTTTAAACTTTATTTTATAGAAAGTGATTTCGGGGAACGAAAAGAGTATTCTTTTGACGATTTCTTTTCTTATTCCTCGGTTAAAAATATACAGCTGGTTAAGCATAAGCATATACCCGCAGACGTGTGCATATTGGAGTTGACGAATATATCTGGGGTATTAAGTAACCGGAAGTTTCGGAACGCCCTAGATGACCAAACTGACAGGATAGTCAGTCAAGTAAGGCCCATTAGCAAAGAAGACGCAAAGTCTCCCGAGAGGACAAATACGAAAGAGGAGAATCCGCTAGTATCGATGTTACTGCAGGCGGGAGTTCAAGTGCAGCTTAGGCTAGGGTATAACAATAACCCTCAATTTTTAGAAACACCGTTTAATGGTGTGATAACAGAAGTTCAGTTTACTGAATCTGATGATTTAGTCCGAGTTGTGGCCCAAAGCTATGGCACTCAATTAGTTCAAAGGTTTAAGGGAATAGATAAAAGTATAAAAAGGGGCGGGCTTTTTAGTACGTCTGGAGACACGGGTTCGCTATTGGAAGAGCTACTTGGTTCTACAGAGGTTACTCATTTCGGTCGATGGGAGCCGGGGTCAAAGGGCCAGGATGAGCTTTATAATACCCTCACCAATAGGTGGGAGTTTAACCCTAAACCTCATGCCTTAAATATATTTGCGCCAGGGGGGGATTTCTTTTTTAACTTATTTAAATCTGCTCCAAATTACTATATGTTTCGGACTACCATTTGGGATGTAGCACAAGAGATGACATTGAGGCATCCCGGGTATATTTGCCAAGCTGTTCCTTACGAGGGAGAGTGGGGACCTCGGATGACTCTTTATTTCGGACTTCCCAATCAGCTTTATTACAGTAGAGACCCGAATCCTCAGGAAAAGGAGTTCGCTAGTGTTCTTGGAAGTTTAGCGGAGAAGATAGAAAAGAATAAAGAACTAGATGATAGCGGAGAGCAGCTTGCCAAAACATTGAAGGATTCGGCCTCCTCTATAAATCCAGAGAAATTTAATGAGCAGGTGGAGAAGACCGCCAGAGATAATTACAGCAAGAAGAGTAGAAGTCAGCATTTTGATAAGCTTAAGAAGATTTTTGCGAGGAGCACAGGCTTGAATAAGCCATTTAGGGCTTATCATTTGGTTACAAGCGAGTCACATATAATAGCCAACAATATTTGGCCCGTAGCTCCCAGACGACTTTATAACGCGGTGAATCTTCAATACAGTGACGACACCATATTTTTCGACGAAGTTGAAGACGGCAAGACCGGAAAACTGGAGTCTAGTGACCCCGAAGTGCTTTCTATGAAGGCGGATGTTGATATACCGGACGAAGACATAAGAGAGTTTTTCGCTAGATATCCGAATTGCATAGGAGAAGAGCAGGCCAAAAGATATGCCCTAGGACTTCTTTGGGAAGCTCAGAAGAAAGCGTACCAGGGGAACCTGATTGTGATAGGGAATCCAAGAATTAAGCCTTATGATGTTGTAATAATTGCAGATAGCTACACTGACATGTATGGCATGGTGGAAGTAGAGCAGGTTGTTCACAAGTTTTCTCAGGAAAATGGTTTTGTTACGGAAATAAAACCCAATATGTTAATTCATGTAAATCAGACCGCGACTATGACGACAGACGAGGTTATGGGTATGGTGGCGGCTGAGGTTTTGGGGAAACTTGACATGGATACCGCTTCCAGACTTTTAACGCAAGGGGTTCAGCTTAGTCGGGAGGCCGATAAATCGGTCAGCGGGAAAATAGCAAAGGCGATTACGGATAACTCAGAGGCTGTAGCGCTATCTACAATGGCGATCAGTATGCCTGCTGGGCTTGCGATACATAGCTGTCTTTGGTTATTCAGGAAATTTATGGCGCATTCTCAGTTTAATCACCCCTTTAGGTACGAGCCATTAATTTATCGAGGACAACCGATGCTTCAAGGGTTAAAGGCTAGATATAGTCAAAAAGGATTTTTCTGGTTAAAGGGAGAGTTTATCGAAGAAGGCCTCGAGGGGCTTAAAAATAAATACGAAAATCTTAAGGAGCAGTTTGCTCCAGAAAATTGGTTTGATACTCGAGGAGATTTCGGAGATTATTTCTGGGGTATCAAACAGGGCTATGCCGGGCCTAAGTTGGGAGAATAATTATGCCGCTTCCGTACAGCAATACCTTTCAGGGTGAACAGCAGAAAATTCAGCGTGAAGCAAGTAGTCCTAGTGACCAAAGCTTGAATATGGCCTTGGGGCGCATAACAGAAATTGACGAAGATACCCAACAGGTTAAAGTTCGGCTATTTAGTGGTAGAATGGTTGGAGAGGATCCTAAGCGAGGGAATTTCCTTCCACTGGTTAATGAAATAGATGATATTCTTTTTCGCTTTGGACCGCTTAGGAAGAACTTGGTTGTTAGAGTTATGTGGAGGGGAAAAACTTCGACGAGAAATGCTTTGGTAGAGGTAATAGCAGGGGAAGATGCCGAGTTCTTAAAACAAAAACCTGTTGATCAGGGCGGAGTGGGAGTCCACAAACTAATGTCTCCGGGAGGCTTCTAGATGGCTGAAAAAGTTAAGGTATGGAGGGTAACTCCTGATTCTTCTGCGCATATACTGATGAAGGACAGTGCGGTATATGTAGCCGCAAGTAGCAAAAATTTTATGGCCATAGATGGCAATGGTATTACCTTAAGGGGGAATATCTCGATAGCTAGTATGGGGCAGGGTCAGCGCACAGGAGGACTATTCGTAAATCAGAATGAAATAGTGAATATGATTCCCAAAACCATGATGACTCCGATTCCGATTAAGATGCCAATTCCCCCCTTGGGGTTTGTTAAAAATGTTATAAAGGCCGTTCAGTTTGGCCTAGCGATGATGGTGGGATAGAATGCCAGGATTTTACGACTCAATAGATATGCGTTGGGACGACAATGGAGACTATTTGCTTTCCGAAGATGGTGATTTCCAGGATACATCGAGTGACACGATAGAGTCTTTTGTCGCCGAAATAAAGTCTGTTTTGCGTTCGGAATTGGGGGACTGGGAAAAGCACCCCAATTATGCAGCAGATTTAAGAGAGTTTATCGGGGAGCCGAACAATCCTGAGACGGCGAAGAGAATAGAGAATAGAATTATCTATTCTTTGGTTCAAAACAATGTCGTCTCCAGAAGTGATGTTAGTGCCAGATTGGTTCCGACTCGTCCTGATACGGGTTTGGTGATTCTGACGATTCAGGCCATGCCGACGGAGACCAATAGTTTGGGAGAAAGTGGGACTGTTTCGGTGGTCTTTGCGTTTAATTTAATTGAAGGCGGGATACTGTTTTTGGATTCAGAGCGAAAGATAAACTTGTTCCCGGTTACGGAGAGGTAGGAATATGCCAGTTCTTTTAGGTCAAAATGAACAAAAGGTTTTGGGAGATCTTTTATATGATATAACCAGCAATACTGGCTTAACCAGAGCTTCTCCGGGAAGTAAAACTCGAGCTTTTGCCGAAGCGTTTTCTAAGAAAATCGGCAGGATGTATACTTACTTCGACACGCATTTGGTACAAGCCTTTCTTTCTGGTGCTACAGATAGATATTTGGATTTTTTCGGAGAAATGCTCGGAGTGCCTCGTCTTGGCCAAGAACGCGCAGATATAGCTTCTACGCACAAGAATTTAAGATTCTACGTGGAAACCGGAACGTTCGGAGACATCAACGGCAGTTCTTCGATACTTTTGCCAAGTGGAATTGTTATTAGTACTCAGGCGGCAGGTTCTGGCATTCGATACACCTTGACGTATGATGCTTTATTGAGGGCTACAGATTCTTCTACTTACGTATCCGCCGAAGCCGTGCAAAAGGGATCAAGAGGAAACGTTGGAGCTAATCGGTTGATATATCATGACTTTACTAGTTATGATGACTCGGCTAATAATTCTCTCAAAGTTATCAATGAGGCAGAGATAGCGAGCGGACAGGAAGCAGAAAGTAACGAAAACTATCGTTATCGGCTCTCGAATGCTTTGACTTCGGGAGAAAAGGCCAACCAAATAGCCATTCGCTTGGCTGTTCTTTCTGTCCCAGGTGTGGCTGATTTGGTGATGGAGCAGTATTCCCGAGGTCTGGGAAGCTTTGACATAACTGTTAAATCAGTGAATCCTAGGATATCTGCTGGCCTAGTAGCGGCCGTCCAGGAGATAGTGGATAAGACGAAGGCTTATGGAACTCGAGCTACGGTTAAAGCCCCCAAGGAAATAGGTACCTCCATGTCCTTTACTTTGACCCTTAACAAGGCTGTGACGGCCAGTGACAAGGAGGATATAATTACGGACGTCCAGGTTGCGGTTTCAGACTACATAGATAATTTGGATATCGGAGAGGACCTGATACTGAATGAAGTGGTTCAGAGGGTCATGGAGACGGACAATAGAATCAAAGACATGGGAACTGTCGGAGCCCCCTTTGATACCTTTTATATATATACCCCTTCAAGAGTTGAAGACTCTAGAATTAGAACTCGACTTACTCAAAACTATCAAGCAGCCGCTGACGAAAGAGTAATTATTGAGAGGGAAAACATAGCTGGAGAAGCGGTTTCAGTAACGATTGAGGACTAGTAGATGTCGAAATATTCTGTTGTTACAACTGAATTAGCGAATATATATCCCACTTGGTCTAGGGTTCGTTTTGATCGTCAGAGTCTGGGCCAAAGATTTCTAAATAGCGCTGCCTGTTCTTTAGAGCGAGCGCAAAAAGAAATGATCCGGACTACCAACAATTTTCATCTTACAACGGCCAATTTGGACGAGATTGATTGGATATATCGGGTTGATCTTCCTGCGTCTTTCACTTTCAACGAATTGGGAGACGATGTTTTCGATGTAGTTTACGATGCCCCGACTGTCAGCGGTTTGATAGATGGGACTTACTATAGCACTCCTGCGACTGAACAGAACAACATAGAGAGTTTTTGGTACAACCATCTCCCGGATAGGATATCAGAGGGAACCACCGTTTCTGGCAGCCACATTATTTTAGACGATACGGTAGACAATGCGCCCTTTAGCGGACTCCTAGATGCCTATATTCCCAACAAGTTATATGTTGATTTGTCTGGTGGAATTGAATATGTAAGCATAAATGACAATAAAGAGCTGGAAAGAGCTCAGGTTTCAATTGAAGGAACGACCAGGAAGGGAACTAAGGAATCTGAAATAGTTGTTTTTCCCTGGGATCAAACTCAGCAGACTTTTAAAGAATGGGACGAACTGGACAAGATAAACTGTGCTTACATGCCGGAGGGTGCAGCCATAAAAGTGTATTCGGGGAATTTTGATAATGGGCCCTATATCGATTTCTGGAATATTGCCTATTCTCCTTATAGGAAAAAGATAGATATATTTTGGGATGTTGGCTCTATTTCTACAGGGTCTACTCTTGAGATGAAGCAGTATACTACCGATGAAATAAAGCATTTGTTGGACGGAGTATTTTCGATTTATGTAGAAAGAAGCTTCGAGCTATTTGACCAGTCAGATAATAGTGTGACGATAGCTGATATATCTCAGCAGCCATTTACGGATTATGTATGGGCCGCAGACGATAATAAGCTTTATTGCTACAATATGGATCAGCCTCCGATTGTTGAAAACCCTTCGATTTTTGACGACGTAACTCCAGGCGCGAAGGTTTATTTTGAGTTCGGAAGCGACTACACAGTCAGGACTGAAGAGGTTGATATAGATATGTATAGCACTGAGCCGACGAATGCCGTTTATAAGTATCGAACGTGGGTTGAGTATCCAGATACGACTCGGAGTGGTATATTGGGAGGAGAATTAGTTTCGTATTATACGGAAAGTGTAGCTAAGAGTCGATATGAAAAACGGATTGATCAGCGTTTATCCTTTTCATCTTCTCAGTTGGGAGAACACGTTTTTAATTTAGAAGTTTTGATGAGAGACGGGACTACCCAACTTACCAAAAGGGTCTTACGAGTTGACTATAAGACTCCGGTGGCACAATTCGATTTACCCTCAAGTATAACCCGGGTTTATGGTATAGACTTTAGTAGTGACCAAGATTTATGGATTTGGCATTCCGGAGGGTATACTCAGATAAATTTGCACCATGACGTAATGCTTGTAGATTACGATGGTAGGGCTCTTTATTTTAGGGAGCCTTATTCTGAAGTTTTGGTTTGGAGTTAAAATGAGTAGTGGTATCAGATTAGTTCCAGAGTTGTTTCAGGTTCATAATGCTTTTGACCAGCATGGAATTACTCTCAATCTTCCTCGACTTAGGGGGGAGGGCAATGACGAGTACAAGCAGCGCCTTCTTGACGTTATGGCCCATAAAGCCGATTCTGCTTATATGGGTTTGATATATGGTATTACTCGAGAGCTAGGCTTAGAACTTTATGAGGCAGCGTCCATAGAATGCGCGAAAGATTCGAATGGGGATTTTCTTTTAACTAATCCTGAAGTTAAATTTGAAGGTGGAATGTGCTATTTGATTTCAGATTCTTCTCCGGATAATTACACCGTATATTCGTCTATAGACCTATACGATAGAACGGCAGACGAATGGTATCTGGGGGGCCTGATAGATACGATTAATGCGACTTCTTATTTTTCCGCGACAATAGACGATGACGCGAATGAATGGTCTAGGTCAGCTTGTATTTTTGAGCAATCTACTTCTGGGATGGTTGTCAATGAAGATCTGGCGAAGGGTTCAACAAGGATTAAGCTAGACAACGAAGATCTAGTTTCTGGAACAATTTCGGTGAGAAGTCCCAATCTTAGAGTCAGGGTTTCTTCCCAGGCGGCACTCCTAGAGGCCGGACAGTATTATATAGATCTTGAGTCTGGGACATTATTTTGCACCGAAGACCCAGCAGTGGGTAGCGTGATAAGATATGAACATCGAGAAAGTCCAAAAATTTTTAAGGCTAGTCCAGTTATTATTCAGAACCTTCAGTCAGCTCCTTTTCTTAACCAACTTTTTGAGAGAAAGACGGATGAGTTGGGTAACGAATATAATTGGTTGCCTTCTGTGCGAGGAATTGATATAATAAACGAGCTGTTTTCTGCATCTGCAACAGGTTTGTATTGGGGTAAGTAATTAGTTCATGGCGTCATATCAAGTAAAATCTGATATCCTTTTTAATATTCACAAGACTGCCGGGTATTCTGGATCTATTGGATTTGACTCTGTTTATACACAAGAAGAGCATCCTGCTACCGGCAAGAAAATAGAAGGTTTTCAGTGGGAGAAGCGCCCCTGGCCCCTAGAGGACGAAGAACTTGAAGAATATGCAATCCCTACGATATATGATCCTGGCTTTTATTTCGCAGGGACTTCTGATTGGCAATCGGGAATTGGCGGTGGAGATGACGTAGAGCTTCTTTCTATTAACGAAGCTTATGTGACCAAAAGTGGGCACCAATGGGCTCCCCGCTTATATCATGGCTATTTTTACAATTATCGCCAAGAGAACTATTTGTTTAGCGAAGGGCTAACCATAGACTATTTTGACGAGACAGTGGATAGTGGGAATTTTCAGTATATTCAAATGTCTGAGTATCCTAAGCCTACCATTCCCATTTTGGCTAGGAACTATTATTACGATAGGGATAAGGCCCGGTATTATGTTAGGCAGGATTTTCGTAAGAAAGCTGATTTTACTCCTACTGTTGTAAGCGGAGAATATAGTTTTGTAAGAGACGATGATGGCAATCTTTTGCATTCGGGAGTAAACGTTTCTGATCCAGAATTTATTGTATACTACGAGTACAATGATCAGAAGCCGTATGCGAAATTGAATGGGAACTACTTGACTACAGCTCAAGAGGACGTTACTGTTTCTGGAGTGGACGGCTGGTGCGAAGAAATGGGAGTCAGCAACGGGGAAGCCGATCAGATTTTTCATACGTATCACTCCCCTATTACTCCGAGTGGCGAAGTAAACGTCTATACTTACCATACGACTAATAGTGGCTTAAACTGGCATGTCCAGGAGTGGAACGTAGTTTCCGGAGAGAATCCGACCTTTTCGGGCGCGGCCTATGATTGTATAGTAGATAGATATTGGGGTGTTATTGAATTCGGGGATGGGAGTAATGGCTACATACCTTCCCTAGGCGATACGGTGGCTGTTCAATATACTGGTACCGTGATGCTCACCTACGAGGCAGACGATACTCCCGATTATTATGATGCGATAGGCGAAGAGGCAGATACGAATCCGTTAAATGGGGCGTCTCCGAACGGTTTCGTAAAAATACGGGCCGCCGAAACAGACCCTGTTTATATAAGGTTAAGCGCCGATCTAGATGTTCTTGCGGATGGAACCTACGGGCCCTTAAGTCTTGGGGAGACTTATGCAAAATTGCTCTGTGAAGTTACCGGGGGACACGGGGAACTCTTAGAGGGCGTAGATGTTACGTTCGAGATGTCAGATCAAATAGTGGGGGATTTTGGATTAGGGGAAACTTCTATAGTTGGTACGACCGATAAGGATGGAGAGGCCGTTGCCTTTTATTCTCCTCCGACTAGCTTGGACGATATCGGGGATTATACGACTGATATTACTTATTCTGGTGTGAATACGATTCTTGGCTTTGACGATCTAGTCGAGCCGAATAGTGATTCGTTTATTTATACCTATCAGGTTCTTAGAGAAGATCTGGTGACTGGCTATCCGGAATCAGAGTTAAACTCTTATTATGAAGATTATTTTGGCGATGAAGACATTGGTTATTCTAGTTTGTCTTCTGAAATTACTCAGGAAGGGAATTATCGAGCTGCTCACAGCTTGTTGACTCCAGTGACTTATGCCAAGGGTGACATAGAGACGGGTACCAAAAAAGCCGTTCTGACATATGACGACACAGTTCTTCATCCTCATACGGGAGAGCTTGGAGCTTATACTCTCTTGTCCCATCAAAGCTGGATTGCCACGGAAGAGGGCGTAGACGTTACCTATTCAGGCCACCTAGATGCCATAACAACCAGTGGCAGTTTAAAATCCTATTTCGTTGCGACTTCTACTATGGTTAGATTTAAGGCGTCTATATGGAGTGACAAACTTCAGAGACGGATATACTCAAACGAGATAAGTATTAGCATAGAAATTCCAGATCATATGAGTGGGCGCTATGCAGTCGACGCTATTGAAAATGTAGACTCTGACTTACTTAGCAGAGCCAAAACTGATGCGGAATTCTTGACATACTATAATTCTCTTATAGATGGCGGGGTGTTTTCTGATAGTGACACAGAAGAAAGGTACATGAGGGAGAGAGAACCTTCGACTGAAACTCGACAAGAATGGTTTGAACGGACGAGACGAGCTGATAATGTTTTGTTGGGGCTAGAAAATGTTTCGACTAGTGAGACGGGATCATTGGTAATTCCCCTTGGCTATAGACTTAAGTCTACTGGAATAACGGCTGCTGCAGCGTTAGACTCTTGTGTATATTTAGACGCAAATGACACTTTCGCGGCTGTTACATTAGAGGAACTTCCCTTTCCCACCACAAAGTCTCTTTATGGGATTGCCTACAACGAAGGCAGATATGTGGCGGGAGGAGAGGACGTTTCGTTTTTCTATTCAGACGATTGTTATTCATGGAATGAAGCTTCTGTAGATGCGGCTGTTCCTGTGAACGCCGACTTTTTGGCTGGGATCGCGTATGGAGGTGGAGTTTTTGTAACTGCAGGAGTACATTACATATTATATTCTGATGACGATGGGGAAAGTTGGCAGATTGGATTAAATGATGGAAGTCTATCTGCTTGGGGTGTTTGCTATGGGAACGGGCTTTTTGTCGTAGTTGGAAATAATCACGGAGGCGATGCTTTTATCTATACTTCCCCGGATGGGATCCATTGGACTGAGAGGGCGAACCCCAAAGATTTTGATTTGCGAGAAGTTACTTATGGAAATGGCTTGTATGTTGCCGTCGGCGAAGCGGATGGGGGTGACGCATATATTGTTACCTCCCCGGATGGGATCCATTGGACTGAGAGGGCGAACCCCGGGAATTATACTCTCTATTCTGTTTCCTATGACGGAGCAGTTGGGAATGAGCGATTTATCGCGGGAGGGGCGAGTGCGGGAGCGACACCTTACGTAATTACTTCGCCAAATGGCGTTGATTGGACGCAACAAGTTTTATCAGAAGACGGAATTGTTCTGGGTTCCACATTTGGTGATGGACTGTTTGTTATGACGGGAGCGCTAGCGGATGGCGTACAAGCGATTTGGATTTCTGCTGATGGAGAAAGTTGGCACCGTCAAGACGCATCTGGTTTTGTTTCCGACTATTGTTATGCGATTGCCTACACAGGAGAGATGTACGTAGGTGTAGGGAATGAAATTGCCACTGGGGATGGGTACATAACGTTAATTAAAAAATATTTGAAACAGTAGAGGTAGATAGTTATGCCAGACAAAATGAGAAGGACTTTTCCGATAAATATCACGCTAACAGATAGGGAGCAGCCTACTGCCGCTAAATTGACAGCCATAGCGACTCAGTCTAGAGGTGGCCTGGGCATAATTGAAGAGGCAGTTGGAGATATTTGGAATCAATCTGGCGATTCTTATTTGTCTTCGGGGGCTTCTAGGCGCACTCTGCGGATACCTTCTATTGGTCGTTTACTTGGTACTTCTGATGCTTTGAGTCCTTATTTTGAAATGCCGGATGATGACTTTTTGTTCGAAGAGGATTTAGTCGATTACGCTGATTGCAATAGTGTCCCCCTGACCTTTGAGGCTACAACTTTTTCGGGAGTGCTTTTTTCTGGTCTTCAAAAAGATTATATTACCCAAGTAGACAGTGACGGGGATTGGTTTTATGATGAAACTACAGACAAAGTATTTACTTACGATACGATAGATGGGCACGATGACTTAGTCTATGAGGTTGTTACCGCAAATTTCCCAACTCATCCCTCTACGTTTGATTTGACCTCCAATACGATTCCTCCGGAAGACCAGGACGGGACATTTACTGGCTGTAAGGTTGTTCCAAAAACTGGGAGTTCGGGATACTATTATATAATTTTTCCGCCTCGCCTAAGGCTTTCGAATAGAACTGATGTTGACCTGTATCCCACTGATGCGGGCAATGACGGGACAGATCCGGTTGCAGTTACTCCTATGTATTTTTGGGATGAATCGACAGATGCTCCTGGATTAGGGACGGCCTGGGATGATCATTACCGATACCATTTACCCTCTCTCCTTGATAGTGCGAGTTGGGGGGACAGATTGCCTGACGGATTTTTGAGGCTTGAAATTAACAACGAAGTGGCTGACGGAGTGGTCTTTTTTAAACCAGCAGCTGTTGCTTATCAATATGGATATATCCTTGAAATTTATGCCCCCTATAGTATTACCGCCCTAGATGCCGTAGCTTCTGCCGTAGGAACCCATACGACTGCCGCTTATGATACTGGAGTGAAAGTAATTACCACGGGGACTTCAACTGCCGAATTGCTTAATCAGATAGTCAGGATGCTTTTAAACCACAAACATAATTCTACTCAAACTGGTTGGAGCAGCAGGGTTGACCATAATGATTTGGTGGGGTTAGATCCAAATTATGATGCTGATTTTGATGACGATGGAGGGGGGTATCCCTATTGGCCGTTTGGAACCAACGATGTTAGGTTGACTAAGAGTAATTGGGAGAATGACGGGCATTTGCAGTATCTTCATCGAGCTGGCTCGTTAGCCTTAGGAGATTCTGATTATTATCGAGACATATATAATAATGCTTTTATTGGTGATTTATTGATAGGGTCGGCCACCAAGGGTGTTGTGGTCCCGTATTTTAATAATGTAATCAATGATAGCTTTAAGGTCTATTTCGGAAGTGTGGATTACGGACCATGTTTGTATCTGGAGACTGCCATTTATGACGCGATTGTTGCTCAAGGGATATCGGGAGAGCCGGGGTTGGTTGGAATTAGTGACACAGATAGTGGACTTTACGGGATAGCGGGGGCTGCTCCTGGGGTTGTAGGAGAAACTGCCAGCGTTGATGGAGTACAAGGGGGTGGTGGAGATACGGGCATCGGAGTCCATGGATATGGTGGGTCTACTTCTGGTGTGGGAGTAAAAGGTGAAGCTCAGGGGGGCGATAGTAGTGGCGTTGAGGGGATTGGGCATGGAGATGGTACTGGCGTAAAAGGAGCCGGAGGGACAACGGGTGATGGAGTCTATGGGCTAGGGGGAGCGAGTGGGGGGTATGGTGTGGTAGCAGAGCAGCAGGGTAACACAAGAGCTGCTTTAAGAACCGTGCCTCAGGCATGTCCTCCTGTCGCGGGGTATGAAGGAGACGTACTTTCAAATTCTATGTATAATAACCAGCTCTTTCAGTGTTTGGCTGCGGGAAGTCCTGGTACTTGGGATCCTGTTGGACATACGTTGTTGGCTGAGGTTACAGTTTCTCCGGCAGAAGTTAAAACGCTGAGGGCTTCGCCGAAAGAGATCGTAGCGGCACCGGGAGCTGGGATGGCGATAGTATTCATTATGGCGACCATAGAGTTGGATTATGGCGGGACTCAGTATGTCATTCCAGATGCGGATGACGACTTGAGGATTCAATATAGTGCGATAGCGGCTGTTACGGAGACCTATAACAGCGCTGGTTTTATAGATGGAGCAAACGACAAGATAAAAGCCCTTTCTTGTGCGAATCCGGCTTATGAAGTCAAAGAGAATGTTCATTTAGAGTTGGATAATGTAGGATCCTCCGAATACACAACGGGGAATTCTTCATTGTATGTGAAGTGTTGGTATCGACTGATACGGACCCATTAATAACAGGAGTAAAAAAATGAATCAGCAACAACAAACGCAGTATCTTAATCAAATTCTCGGTGACCCGGATTTTCGATTTGAAGATCCAGTGGAACAAGAGATACTGGAGGCTCTCCGAAATGTCTCGACTCAAAGTGAAAGGTTGGTTGAAACCGTTCGGCAAGCCCAGGAGGAACAAAAGTTGCTTCGAGGGGAAACTCGAGGGTACGCTAAGCTTCTTTTGGCCAAAGAGGTCGCTCGTAGAGAAGAGTTGGCCAAGGAGGAGGTTGCCGAGGATTTACCTGTCGGCGAAAAAGAAGATTTACTGGAGGAAAGTGAGGGCTAGTCTGGATGCCTTCTCGTCAGACTCAAAAATTTAAGGTTAGCTCGGTAAATTACTTGGCCGTCTCTGATGTATTTTTAAACATACAGAAACGGCACGAGGATATCGTCTATAAGACTTTTACTGGAGATGAGGACGCCCTGATATCTTACCTTAACGCAGTCCGAATATCCGCAGATGACAATCTGTCTATTGTAGATAGGTCTGCAGAAAAGTTGGTGGAAAATCGCATAGAAAGTGCCTCCGAGTATTCAGTTGAAGAAAGTGCCCTGACGATAACAACTGAGACTGACGAGGTTTTGATTACTGACGAGTTTTTGACAGGGAATTCTCTTGAGGAGCCCGTACCCCTCTTCTATAAACACCAGATCCCTGAATCTCATTTCGACCCAGACAGCGGACATAAGATCGTATCCATGAGACTCCTAGATGACTCTTTGGAAGAGGTTTCTGTAGCCGATTATTCTTTAGATTCTTCCACGGGAACTCTTTTTAATAATTTTGAGCACGAGTTCGACGCAGGAGACAATTCCTACAGTCTCTATTATCTTCAATATACGGTTAAGGAATCGTCGGCAGTCGTCAAAAACTATACGGTGCTTTTAGATAATGAGCCAGTTTACGCTTTGGCCGAAGCCTCTGATTTGAATGAGTGGGGAGCTCTCATCAACGATGGCCGGAAGGTTTTTCTAAGAGAAGAGCTATTCGATGGGACCTATCAATTTACATTTCCTTCGATTGCAGACTATGCTTTTCGAGAAGTTTTAACTAATCGCATAAAGGTTTTGCCTCCTGTCTTGGGGTCGAGAAGTGATCCTTGGTATATACGAGTCTCTAATGGCCTGTTTTATTCGACGGTAGACGGAATAACCTACAAGTATTATGTTCCTGAGATTACTGGCCAAACCTTTAATCCCTATTATCCCTACAGGAAGGCCACTAAAGAGCCAGCCGCTATAGTTAATAAGAACTTGATCAAGCTCGGCTATGACAAGATATATGAAGACGGGTCTACTCTGCATTTAGATGTCTTTATATACGATGCAGATGATTATCTAAAGTATGCCTTTACTACTGACAGTTCCCTTCATGGGACTGCGGCGGGGAATGGGCGAACCGAGGTGGTTTTGTATTCCAACTTGGAAGCTGGGGGTGACTATGGTATCCGGAGCGTAGATCATTTGTATGGATTTGTTGATATACGAGGGATGGACTTGTCTTCTTCTTGTACGGCGAAGGCTACCTATTATTATGAATATTCGGATCTTCCCATTAATTCCGTGAATTTCAATTTCACTCAGAATCAAGACATCATTCATTATGATATAGTTCTATTCCTCATCCCCGACACTTTAGTCTCGTCTTCAACTCAGACGGTATACCTGCTAAAGGTGGACGAGAATGGGCAGGTAGTCTATTCTGATTGGACTTCTTTTGACAATACGGAGCGGTCCCTAGATGGCAAGCCCCTCTTTTATCGAGAGCCCCCAAGTTGGTGGACAGTTTTGCATGGAAGTGACTATTCGAATTTCGAAGAAACATATACGGTAAATGGGAACGGATATTACTTGACTTTAGCTGAGATTCATCCTGTTCTGGCCTACAAGCTTGACGGGATAGAAGATTCGGATATACGTCAGCAGGGCGGAGGGCTTCGGGGGGACTCTTCTTTGGTGAATACAGAGGAGGCTCAGAGCTGTTGGGATGTAATGAAGTGGGATGGCAGGCATTATCCGGGAGCAGGTTCTTTTCTCGTTGAAGTTCCTTCGAGTGTTTTGTCTGGGGCAGGTGGGAGTTTTTATTCAGATGAAGTTCGAGAAGTCATAAATAAGCATATAGGATACGGGCTTTATCCGGTTATTAGAGGCTATGGAGTTGACCCTCGGATCACTAGCGTAGAACCTGGTGATGGGTCGATAACGGTGGTTTGGTCTCATGGAAATTCAGATGCCTATTATAAAATATATATAGCGAAAACTCTTCAGGGACCTTTTACGGCGGTCAATGATTCCAGTCCAGTTCAAGAGAACAGTACAGAAAATTCGTACACCATTACGGGACTGGAAAATGATATGATTTATTATATATTTGTAGTTGGAGGATTTATCTCGGGTAGTACGTGGACCGAGAGTTCTGAGCAAATTATCGGGCCGGGGAATTTGACGGCCAAGACCGGAAGCACCTTAGAGTATGTTAAATGTAAGCCTGGGATCCCACGCGGCTCAAACTTTTTGAGTCAAAGATTTACGGTAATTTCCTGATCGGAGTCGAGGATGGCAGTAACAGTTTATTGGGCTAGTGATAATTCGGGCACTTTGTTAAATCAGGTCGTAGATCATGGATCTGTAGCAAAAGGGAATAATAGCGGGGCAACCGCTTTTTATCTATATCATAATGGCCAGAATGACATAACTAATTGCGGCTTTTACATACAGCCTCGGTCTGGGTTGTACGAGGGAGACTTTTCTGCTCTCACAGATTACCAAGAGCTTATCGATTGGGGGGACTCTACGAACGCTAATGGGTTTGGCGGCTATATGATAAATATGAATGCGACGGGAGCTTGGGCTAATGGTTGGGCGGCAGTCGGAGATAAATTTCCTGCGTACGGCTTTGTTTGTCGAAGTGGAGTGGCAGATTCTTTTGGTAATGCTCAGACTTTGATGTCAGAGATGGGGTGTTCGTCTTCTGGCGTGGTACAGAATAATTATCCGAATGGATATGGAATTAATGTCCGGTTTCAATGTAGAATAGCGGTTCCCTCCAATGAGACTTCGTTGGGTCAAAGGGAAATCGATCTTTGTCTTCGATATTCTTATACGAGTTAATGATGCGCGTGAATGGTTGGATTAAAAGATTCGTGGATGGTTCCTGGGAAGAGGGGAAAGACAAGGAAGTATTAGCCGGAAGAGCTAGCTGGTCTAGGGGTCGCCTAGAGGGCATGCTGAGGGCAGAGGTTCATCACGGAAGATATTTTCTGGGAATTTGTGGTCCTGGAGAATATTGGCAGTCAGATGATTTTTCTGTAAATCTTTCTTCAGGAGAGACGCAGTTAGAGACGAGGAGGCTGCAGAGGAAGATAGTGCTTCCCGACACTAACATGGTAGTGCAGAGAAAAGAAAGCGAGTTGCTTGTGTTTGTGTATACGGGTTCTCCTCCGTACATGCCAGGAGAGTTTCTTTGTGTGAGCCCAGAGATGTTGGGAAAATGGCTGACGCTTGAATTAAACTTGAAGGACGACTCTCTCCAGATGAACATTTTGCCGGAGCGGATATAGTGGCACAATATTTAAATAAGTTCAAAAGTTCTATAAGCAAGAATCAGTTCGAAAAGCTCACCAGACTCCTAGATGCCCAGAAGAGGCGCGGGCAGTTTTCTACCATTGATGAATTCCGGAAACATCTTGATTCTGTGATGAAGGAGTTGTTTGCAAAGAGGATAACTCCCTTACTCGAGGTTTTTCTTGCTATTCCTGGAGAAGTTGCCGATGTAGAAACTTACAATTTTATGCTTGAAAGAATTCAGGATGATTTGGAGGTTGCCTTTAAGGAGATAGCTAATATAGAGGAAGTTCTTCGGGGTCATCGAGCTGTTGTTCAGGATGTACTTCTTAAGGGCCTGAAGCATGCTGCGGCGGATCTAGAAAATAAAATATCTACTTATGAGTTGATGGTTACTTCTGGTCATGGATTTAATTCAGCTTTGGCTAGCAATTTTGACGGAGCGATTAGCCCTAGGCTTAAGCGGGCTGAGGATGTGGGGGGATATTTTAAAGATCCTCGCACTGGCAAGGCCATATCTGCTGACTATGACATATATTTGGACCAAATGGGAAAGTTTTTGACTCTCCCCGTACAGTCCTCTAGCTACGTCAATATAGTCGGAGTGCGTCAGATATTTGACTCAGATGCCACAGCTACGGAAAAGAATGTAGAACCAGAGGATTCTTCTGTTTCCAATTTGATAGACGGGGAAAATGGAACTTATTGGATGGTTTTATCCCTGTTCGAGGACAACAAGAATGACAAGTTTCCTGCGGAAGTTAAGACCAGAATTGAACTCGATCTTGGGGGGGCCAAAGAAGTAAATTTCTTGGAGATAGAACCGGCGCTTTTGAATGACGTGACACTTGACTCTATGTCTTATATAAGGAAGGATGGGTCGGTGGAGACTGTTGCAGGCGTATCGGAAACAATTGGCCGCCATAGGGTCAAGATCCTTTTTAGAAAAATCGGAGCTAAAAAAATAATTTTGACTTTTTCCAACGAGACCTCTCATGCTTTGGCTTATGAAGTTCCAGATACCGAAGTCACCCTAGAAGAGCTCCTTACTGAGCCCGTAAATGAAAAGATTAGCCAGATGCAGGTCTCTCTGACCGAGAGTTTTAGCGGAAGGCAGTTCCAGATTGGATTTGACAATATTCGAGTCGGATTGGCCAAGTACTTGGATAAGGGCGTCTTCATTAATAAGGCCCTGGAACTAAAAAGTAAGCCTGCGAGAAGTTTCGGTTTGCAAGTTGAAGAGGAGCGTCCGGCGAATTCTACTGCCCTCCCTTCTGGCATTAGTTTTACCGAGGACACTTACGATGATGGTGACACAAAATTTATGTACGGAAGCGTAGAATATTGGCTTATTCGAAATTCCTACGACAGCAATGAGCGATTTATCGCATCTGATTTTTTACCTATCCTACCTTTGGAAGTTAGTCGAGTCAATCATGAACGATTGATACTGACGCATAAGTACGGGGCCACTTCAGTTGTTAATGATTCGGGAACAACGATGTTTTATACTGATGCGACAAATGGGAACATAAAGGTCTATCGGAATGGAGAATTAACTCCGTTGACTCAATTGACTCCTGGAGATACTGCAGACGGATGGGTGGAAGAAAGCAATCTCGTTAACACTTCTTCCGGGAATGGGACTCCCATGTCTTATGGCATCCGGATTACTCAGCCAAAAGCCGGAGATATTTTTACCGTTAGTTATGACCCAATAGTTTCTAATGTCCTAACTATTTCGACGGCTAGCGGTGCAACTCAACAAAATCTAGTGGATTTACTAGGAGATTTGTCGGCCAGAAGTTACACGGACCAGATTCTTTTATCTTCCGACCACAAGGGGGCTTTTGAAATAGAATCTTCAAAAGTATATCTAATGACTATTTTGCGACGAAACACTTCGGATGAATTTTTGTCTCCTCTGGTAAAAGAGCATCTTTTAGGAGTCAGCACTAAAAATCCGAGCAAGTTCCAGGGATTTTAAATGGCGAATAAATACCGCAGGCACAGATACGCGAAGCTCCTAGAGGCCAAGCTGAAAAAGCTTTCAGAGACTTTGGGGGCGAGTTTGAGTTCTCCCAACTTTTATACTAAGGAGCAGTATATAGCAGAATCAGTTAGGGTGCTGACCACCTTTTACAAAGACCTCGATGGGCCGATAACCAGTGAAGAAGACTATCCTCTCGCCGCTAGTTTGCCAGACGCCGATCAATTTAATGCCATGCTTCAGAATATCAAAAATAACCTGGATATTACCTTTGCCGAATTTGAGAATCTAGAAGATTTAATATTGGCAAATTTTAATTTTGCAGTAACTGGGCATAATCGCTTAAATGCTCGCCTTAAGAAGGTTTATTCTCTGGCGGGAGATTACGCAGTCTATGCGAATTATGACGATGATATAATTGTTGTCAAAGACAGTTTTAGTAATACCGACAAGCTCGAGATTGGTAGTTCTTTATTGAATTCTGACGAATGCTACGTTAATGAAGGGGAGGGCATTGTTTGTTTGCCCATAGATACGAGTAAAGAAAGTACCATATTGGTCCACAATAGCCCTCGTATTGATCCGTCTTCTAATGGCGTGGCGGGGAATAATTATCAGCTTGGAGCTGACTGGAATGGAGACGTTAGGGCGATTATAGACGATAATGCAGATACTTGGTTTGAGTATGAGCGTACATGTCGACTTTCGAAGGATCCCGGAGATCCTTTGATGCTGGACTTAACTATTGTTTTAACTGAACCCAAAATAGCGAATTACATCCGCGTAAATCCGAACAATTTTGGAACGAGAACTTCTGTATTTATAGAAAAGATAGAGACCTCTCTCGATGGAGACAGTTACCTTAGCATTAAAGATGATATTCCCGTAGCTGGCTATCTGCAAGAGGACGAGGAGAATATATTTACTTTGGCTCCATCAACTTCTAAGTACAAGGGACAGGGGCTTTACACTTTTACTCCCAGGAAAATAAAGTATATACATTTTGTGTTTTCTCAGCCTGACCCTTATGTGATTGAAACGGCTAATGGGCAGCGTCTTAGATACGCGATTGGCATCAAGGACATAGAATTAAAGGCTTTAACTTTCTTGAATGCGGGGGAAATCGTTGGGGTTAATCAAAATGTTGGTCGAGAGATAGAGAAGGTCGGATTACAGGCAAGTCAAGATCCTATTCTTCCTTCTTCTATCGCCTCTGTAGAGCATTTTGTTTCGACCGACAACGGGGCTTCTTGGAATCAAATTCAGCCTCAAGCTGAATTAGGGGTGTCTGGGCAAGTTTCTGAAATTCCAGAAATATTAAACTTTAATAATGCAGATGTAAATAGTATAGTTACCCCTTATATTCCAACGACTATTCGATGGAAGGCCGTTCTAAAAAGGAATGATGGGGCTTTCAAGGAGGGAGGAGCAGCTCTTTCCGAAAAGATAGCGGTTGCTTCGGAAATACATGGCGTAGCGAATACCACCCCTCACACCATTACCCTGGAAAATGTACCACTAGAGAATACCATTCAGGTTATAGATCCTATGTATGGTTGTCGAGGTGATGCCCGAAATACGTATGTTATTCGCTCTGGAGAGGAGCAGGGTCTTTATCCTCTCCCCGATTGGGGTGACATAAACTCTAAGCGTCCCTGGAAGAAGGAGTCTATTGGCGATGGGATGTATGGGACCGTGAAATCTGATGATTCAGATTGGATAAATGTTCACGTCGGAGGGAAGGCCTGGGACTGTGTAACAGACGATATATCCACATATGGTTCTACCGACAAGGTTTATCAGATAGATTGGAACGACGACATACTTCATTTCGGGGACGGCACCAACGGAGATTTACCTCCAGCTAATTCTAAGATAACGATGTTTTTTGAGCCCGAGAGATTGATGCCTGTAGGGGGGGAGAATTCCATTGTGCCCCTTGTTTTCCCGACTGGCTCAGATAAGAAACAGATAGTAATCGAGAGATACGGAGCCCGGAAAAGTGGCGCCAGCAGTATTCCTCGGGGAGAAACTGTGTTGAATTTGCAGCATGACCATATAGACTCTCTCATAACTGATGCCCTGCCTGTCCTTTCAACCGACGAGCAGACTTTCATAAATGGGCGAGACGAACTTTCCAGTTCGGGCGATTGGTCCCTAGATGCCGAACGAGGAATAATCTATCTTTATGAGCCGTCCGATACTTTTACGGAGGTTGAGTATTATTATTATCCCGTTTATACCTTGTCTGAGAGTGATTGGGAGTGGACGAGTAATACGGCCTTGAATGATAGTATTAAAATTAAGCCTAGCGGATGGCAAACCAATTCTGCCACCTTTACTATAGCTGCTATGCCGTCTCCTATTTCTGATGGATTTTCATATTGTTTGCACCTTCCCAATTTGAGCATAATAAGGAAAACCTTGCAAATAAGTGCGACAGTTTCTGGCGACGACCCTTTTGTTGAAGAAGTCCCTTATGTTGATGGTCGAGTTGAATTGAAAGAGATACCTTCGGATACGGGACTTTATTCTGTTGACTATGAGGGGGGGCGGATATTTGTCCAAAGAGCCTTGTCTAACATAACGGCGATTACTGTTCAATACGAATATGCCGACTATAGGATGCAATATCCCATAGCTCGACTTATTGATCCGTCTAGCTACAAGATTGACTATGACAATAAAAAAATTACGCTTGACAGTTCTGTGATATTGGGAGGATACAATATCCCTCGTGGAGAGCATGGTGGCTATCTGGTTTCCTATTCTTATGTTTTGAAATCGAGGACAGATTTGCCCGCTCTTAAGAACTATTTTTCTCCTGTTTTAAAAGATTATGCCCTGAGAATTTTACCGAGAGAATAAGATGGCCATAGACAGTACCTATAAAAAAATTCTTATTGATTCTTACTTGAAGGCTCTGCTTAAAAATGGCGTAGCTTTGACTGCCCCCCAAGTGGAGGGGCTGATAGAGAATTTTGAGTCGGACAAAGATTTTACGAAGCCTCAGTTTGTCGCAGAAGACCATATGGTCGAAAAGGGAGAGGCATCTTCTGCCAGTAAGCAGAGGGCGACTCTTGATGCGATTTATGCCGATATGAGAGCGATTTTTTCTGAATTGCGAATTTTGACTACTACTGCCATCAGGCAGTATGAACGGTGGGATTCTGAATACGATGCCATAGAAAAGACTCTGGTGAGTTTGGAAGATCGCATAGGGGATTTGACTCTTATAGCTCAGGATACCGAAGGGTATGTAAATTTTGTTTTAGATGATTTTAAAGATTTGTCAAGGATTGACCAAACCAATACTACTGTTACGGTTAATCCTGCGCTGAGGGTTGCGGGCCTTTTTCCTAAGACTAGGGATCACAAAGCTATATATTTCGATATAGACCCTAAAAAAGACATATCTTTTAGGGCTACGTCTAAGCTGGGAGCCATAACTCAGAACAACTATGGCGGGGCCCTAGAAAACGCTTTTAGCGACCTAAATACTTATTGGCAAACGAAATTGTCTGCCAGCAAGCAAGGGGTAGTTACAGGAGAACTACTGGTCAAATTGGGTGATACCGCGACAAGTTTGTCGAAGATAGAGTTTGTAGCCCATAGCTCTAACTATTCTTCTCCTCTTGAAGTTACTCCTCTTTATTCTTTTGATGGATATAATTTTGAGCAGCTTCCTGGGAAAACGGTTTCCCTTTCGATTCGAGATAGCGGGACCTTTATTTTTCAGCCGGTAGAAGCCACCTATATTAAGTTTTTACTGACGAAGAGGTCGGCGGATTATCTTGAGGGAGGGAAATTTGTATATGAGTTCGGGGCAAAATTAATTCAATTTTTTAAAGAAACGTTTACCCTGACCCTAGAGGACGATGAAATAAGAAAATTAATTTCTAAGCCGTTGTCTATTACGGACGCGGAAGGAAGTTTAGTCGAATTTAGCAAGCTTAGGCTTGAAACTTGTGAGGTGATAAATGAGGGGACCAATATCCGATATTTTGTTACTGTTAGCAATGACTCTTCTGTGCCTATAGATGGTTCGCCAGAATGGGTTCCAGTAGATCCAGTTGGTAGAACAGAAAAAGAAAGCGGTTCTGTTATTGATGTTGGAGATTTGAGTTCGGTAGAAATAGGAGATGATGAAACTGTCGTTGTCTCTTATGATGCCACAGGAAATGCCGCCCAGGGGCTCCAGAATCCCTCAGGTTCGTTTTATTTGGTTAGTTATGACTCAGGAACTAGCTCGTTCATAAATACGAGCAAGACGGCTCTTGTCAATCGATATATGTTGATCAATAGCAATGACCGCATCTTAAACTATCAGTTAAAAAGCCCCAAGGATTCCTCGGTCGTAGAGAGCGACGACACTTATTTTTTGGTTGATATGAATGAATTTGAGATATTTCGAAACATAGGAGAGCGGGGAGTTTCAGATCTTGTTCGGGAGACGGAGAGGGGCTGGGGATTCGATGATCCTTATTATTTCTGTGTTGTTGAGATAGACAATAGTAGCGGGCTTCTAGTGGACACCGGCGATTTTGATATTTGGGTTGACAATAGAATTAAAAGCGGCAAGGTTACTATTCCTTATGGTACGCACAGGATTAAGGTTTACAAAGATTACTGGTATGATGTGACTCCGGAACTGACTACTCTCTCAGCCTTAATTGCGGCGGATCCACTTTATCCTCACAATTTAAAGCTTTTGATAGAAGGATATGATTATGGAGCGGGCTTTAATGAGAGCGAAAAAATATATCAGGGAGCAGATGTATTCGCCGAGTGTTTAATGAAAAAGGTTTCTGTTTTCGACTTCGCCAACAATATAGCCGAAGACGACTACGAACATTATGCGATTGATTGGGACATTCCCGATAGTTATTCAAACGATTGTGGCAATATGCTATTCATGGTTAAAATAAACGAGGACATAGACGACAGTGACAATGAACAATTTCTTGTTCGTTTCAAGGCTGTCGACCAGAAGTTTAAATATCTTCGTTTGAGAGCGGATTTTGAAACTGAGGATGCCAATTTGACGCCGATGCTTACTTCTTATAAGATCAAGTTGGGTTAGGAGGTTCCTGTGAGCAAGATAGAGCAAATGAGAGTTAATTTTATGCAGCGAAATGCTCGGAAGAATGGCCCAGCGACGTCTGCGCTAATAAATGACAGTATAGATGAGCTAGCCGTTGATTGGGCCAATTTGGAAGTTCAATGGAACGATTCTCTTTATCCCCTTTTGGATACCGTTCCCAGCGGAAGTGCCAGTGACGGGACTGACAAGGTTGATGCCTTTACAAATGGACTAGATGGAAGCACTCTCTATGTGGATTCAGATACGTCTTCTACGGGGACGGGGGCTACATACTACAATTCTTCTCGGAGCCGCCCGAATACGATAAGTGAACAGTTTGTTGCTCTTTACGATTATCTTGATGAGACCTGGGACGACATAAGGAGTGAGTTGGTTACAGCCGCAAATCCGTGGAGTGAGGCCGTTAAAGAACGGATTGGGATGAATATCTTTGACAGTTCTGAGACCAGCTCTGCCACCAGCTTAGATGGGAAAATTGACACCAATACGAATAACATCACTCAACTGGCCAAGGATATGTATGGATCTGGTGCAGCTCTTGGTGGCGATGGAGTCGCGGATTTAGCCACTGATGTTTCGACCAATCTGGATAATATTGAGACTTTTGTTGGAATGGCTGACGCAACGGATGCAACTCCGACATACTCTTCTAATAATTATGTGACCGACGGAGATAGCCTGGAGACGGCTATTGGGAAATTAGATACTACTGTAGCTGATGCCTTGGACGGCATTAGCACCATGAATGGATTAACTGTAGCCTATGGTTCGGAGACCGTAGGTGATGATGACGAAGTCATTGTCGCAACGGGAGTCACAGGCTGGGGTTTTGCTCAGGCTGGCGACAACCAGGAATACGCCCAATTTACTTGGACTGCCGCTGGGGCTGTGACTCTGATAGTCAATACGGCAAATGTTAATAATGCCGATGTTGACGGCGATTTTTGCATATATGACAACGGGGCGGGAATTGCGATAAAGAACCGGCTCGGCGCAGATCTTATCGTCAGATATTCACTATTTTATTCATAATAAGGAGGCCCCTAGATGCCACTAAAACTCCACAATAACGGAATTACGATACAAGATGATGGTGATTTAGATGATACTACTGTAGATGGAGATCTAACCATAACTGGAGATGTAGAAGTCGGTAGTACAGGTACTCTAAAGGCTTTTACCGAAGAGATACATTTTGGTGGAGCTGACGGTTCAAAGTCTAATCGAATTTATTGCGACGAGACAACTGATCAAACTAATATCGGGTTAAACAGTGATCTCGGAAGACAGCTAGTTATTTGTGATAGGGACGTAGTTGAGGATGATTTTGGCCATGCCGTTCCGACTAATCCTACCCTTTTTATTCAAAGTGCTTTAGACCCCGATACGAATAACACAAGGTGGGGTTCGTTTTCTCATACAGGCGATGCGGCTAATGCTGGATATTTTGATTATGTCTTGGGGGCAGGAGTACATCGTTTTGGTGGAGCTGGAGTCCCAGGCGTTGCGACTGCTGTTAACGACGTGTTTGTCAATGGAGCTTTTGAAGTTGACGGAGCGGTCGACTTTGGTTCCACTCTCGATGTAGCGGGGGCGGTAAATATTGTTTCCATCCTTGATGTAACAGGAGCGGCATCTTTGGCTTCCACTTTTAGCGTTGGAGGTAATGCTGATTTTGAATCTGACGTAACGGTTTCTGGTCAATTAGATGTTGACGGAGCGGTCGACTTTGGGTCTGCCCTTGGCGTTGATGGAGCAGTTACTTTCAATTCTACTCTTGACGTAACTGGCGGCACGTCTACTTTTGGTAGTCCAGCCATTTATTTAAGAAGCGATGGGAAAATAAGTACTGGCGGGGAAACAGCCCCTGATTGCGCAGCAGGCGGAATCACGCTTGACATAAATGCGAATGATGGGATATTTTTTTCTGCGAAGTCAAGTGACATTGCCCATGCGTTAGCTAGTTATGGTGAGACAGATACGTTTTATTCTTTGAGAAAATATGATGGTGATGGCGGTGGGACCCGGATAAGAAGTTTTGCAGATGGAGATGAAGCACATCCTGTTGGATATTTTGTCGAAACATTTGTTGAAAATAACGCAGATACAGTTACAGGCAAAGCAGGTTACGGGTTACTCAATTTTTACGCTGCGCAACATGATGGAGCCGGTAATCTTGTGGATGTTGCAGATGCCGGGAATGCCTTTTCCATTAGATGTCGGAAAAATAATGCTTCGGAAACTAAATTTTTGTTGAAAGGTAATGGCGATTTTTGGCATGCAGGAAGTGGGGTAATTGATGGAGGCTTAAGTACTGGCGGGGAAACAGCTCCTGATTGCGAGGATGGTGGGATCACACTTAACATGGGAGCCAATGACGGAATATTTTTGTCGGCAAAATCAAGTGACATTGCCCATGGACTTACAGCTTATGCGGAGACGGATACGTTTTTTACCATGAACAAGAGAGATGCTGCGGGCGGGGGACTTTCTATGCGAAGCTTCACCGATGGAGGAGAAGGTGAAGCTATAGGTTGGAGTGTGTCGACTTTTATCAGGGATACGTTAGACACGACGACTTCTGTCGCCGGGTTGGGAGGGATTAATTTTTCTGTGTGTCAGCATGATGGTTCGAACAACAAGGTCACTTGTGCGGCAAACGGAAATCTTTTTACTGTTCGTAGATGGTATAATAGTGGGGGAGGAGCTGATTGGGAGGTAGCTTTTATAATTAAGGGTGACGGAGACATTTATTATGACGGAGCAGATCAGGGAGCTTTTGATGCAGAGCAAGATGCACTGGCTTGTCGAGACGCCGCATACACAATCGCCGGGGAGTTCGATAAAGTTCTGGCGTATAACCGAGAGGAGCTGGAACGTATCGGTGTAATGCAGAATGGTTTCATTTCTAATCGCAAGATGACAAAACTCAATCTTTTTGGTTTAGCCGAGGTATATGCCGTAGTGGAAAAGCTTTGCGAAAAGTTTGGTTTGAGTTACGAAGACATTCGCAAGGAGATTCGCGGATTAAAATAGGTATGTCCTGTATTTCCATTCTTTTTTTTCTCTTGCCTTGCCTTATTTTATCTGTTATAATCATTTTGGTTCTCAAATTTCGAGGGAAATTTTCTGTGGCCGATCGACTAAGGTTAAATAAAGACGGTAAAGTAGTCAAAGATCATAATCTTCCTGGCTTTAAAAAGGGAGGGGCGTTTTCAGTTCCCTCTCTTTCTATTGACGAAAAGCAGTTGAAAAGGTTGGCCATTATTGTTGGGAAAACCATCGCCAGGGAACTACTTAAGCATCCGGAATTATTTAAGACTGAAGTGACTCTTAAACCAGCTTTATTGCCCGAAAGCGTTCAATATCCCCAGGTAACTTACGATGACATACGGACACCCGATGATTGGAGTAAGCTAGAGGACATAGTTGACGTGGGGGTGTCTACGGAGGGAATGGAAGGTTCTTTTGATGAAGCTTTTAAAGAGGAGCTGGTTAAGGATGAAGGCGTCGAGGGGGCCCGAGAAAAATTATCTAAGTTGAAAAGTAAGCAGGGAGTTTAGAATGTTAGGTTTAGATGTAGGGACGTCTTATGTTATTGGGGCCAGGGAAACTGACAAGGGGATAACTTATCGAGAGTTTCGGGACGCCTTTTTCAGGATTAAGCCCGCTACGCCCATAGCGGCCAAGATGATAGAGAAGGGTTTGAAAGGCACCAAATATTTTAAAGATTCGGATGGAAGTTTCGTTGTTATTGACAAGGAGGCTATTGTCAAGGCAGTTGAGAGGAACTCGTCGGCTCTAAGGCCTCTTGCTCGAGGGATTTTATCTCCCAAAGAGAGGGATGCTCGCAGGGTATTCAAGTTCCTTTTGGGCAAATTACTAGGCAAGCCGAAAGAAAAGAAGGAAAAGCTTGTTTATTCGATTCCTGCGGCTCCGGCAGACGTATCCTCAGACGATTTCGATGTTGGATATCACTGCGATGCCATTGGGAACGATCTTAAGGAACTCGGTTTTGATCCCAGCCCCTTAAATGAGGCAGAGGCAATTTGTTATGCAGAATTAGAAGAGGATGATTATACGGGCGTTTCTATTTCGGCAGGCGCGGGAATGCAAAATGTTTGTGTCATGTCTTCTGGTGAGCCAGTATTAATATTTAGTCTAGCCAGGTCTGGAGATTATGTTGATCGTATGGCTGCGGCTTCTACAGCGGAACCGGATTCTGTTGTTCAAATGGAGAAGGAGGCTGGAGATTGGGAAGTGGGGAAGGAAAATGAGAATCGTATTTTGAGCGCTGTTTCCATATATTACGTCAGACTTATTAAATACGTAGTAGAAATGCTTTCGAAAAAGCTTAATTCAGCAGATGAACTTCCCAGGTTTCCTTCAGCGATACCAGTTGTTTTGTCTGGGGGAACTTCGCTAGCGAAGGGGTACGTAGAGGAGTTTAAAAAGCAGTTGGCCCCGGTTGATTTGCCGTTCGAAGTCAAGGAAGTTCGTCACGCTAAGGAGCCCCTTAGGGCTGTCGCAAAAGGCTGCTTAATCGCCGCGTCTTTATAGGACCCCAGATGGCTAAAAAACTTGCTTTAAATAAGAACGGGGTTGTTACTAAAAGAATTAATATGCCAGACCTTAAGGTTGTTCCAACGACTAAAGCTGGGCGCAGATTGGTTCGGTTGCATAAGTTGATAGTCGGAGAGTCTCCTAAGATATGTATTGTTCGAGGTGGAGGAATAGGCGACCTTTTGATGACTACTCCTGCTGCTAAATTTATCAAGAAGCAGTATCCTCATGTCCATCTGACTTATGCCGTTGACTTTCATTATTTAGACGGGGCTCTTCCTTCAGTTTTAGAGGGTAATCCTTATGTTGACAAGGTAGTCCACTGGAAGTCATATGACGAAGATGATTTTGATGCTGTTTTAAATCTTCAGTGTCCTTGTGTTGCTCACGAAAGACCAGGCGCGAAACCGATTAGCAGAATAGACCTTTTTGCTCGTCACCTGGGTATTTATGAGATGGAAGATAAGCGGCCCGTTTACGTCGGATCAGCGGAAGAGGACGCAGAAGTTGACGCTTGGTTAAATAGTCGGCTTCATTATGATAGTTCTCGTCATAAATTACTTGTTGTGAGTCCTTTTTCTTCTGCTGGTGGACGTAGTTTTCCGATTGAGAGGATGAAAGAGACTCTTAGGTATGTTAAACAGGTTCTTCCTGAGGTAAAGGTGGTTGTTTGCACTCATGACTCAGATTTTCTCAAGGACACGTACTGGGATTCTGTTGCAGATGCTGTAGCTCATGAATTTAAAGTTCGAAAATTTGCTTCTCTTTTGAGTTTTTCTCGATTAGTTCTTTGTCAGGATTCAGCTGCTCTTCATCTTTGCGGGGCACTTGACATTTCTGTTTTGGCCCTTTTTGGTTCCACCGATCCTCGCGCCAGAGTAAATCATTACCCTAAGGCGGTCGGGTACTGTCCAGGTCTTAAGCTGCAGTGTTTTCCATGTTGGTATAATTACGGAAATTGTTCTCACAGTACTTGTTGGCGTTTGATAGAGCCGAAAGACGTGGCCGGTATTATGGTAAATATGTTGACTCAAAAACCAGTTGTGTCCGAGTTTCTATCCCTCGGAGAGAAAAAACCTCCGAGAAATCGCATTCGAACTGAAACCCTTTAGCCCGAGTCCCCAGATGTCTAAAAAAATTAAGCTACTTGCTTGGTGCGATTTGGTTGCGCATACAGGTTTTTCAAATGTAGCAGAGCATGTCTTGAAGGCACTTTATTCTACCGGGTTATATGATATAGATGTTTTAGCCATCAATTATCACGGAGACTTTCTCGATAAAGAAAGATATCCTTATCAAATAGTTCCGGCTAAACTGAAGGACCCCAAGGATCCCTATGGAAAGGGCATGTTCGTTAGGTCTCTAGAGAATAAGGCCTATGATGCTGTTTGGATAATAAATGACGTGTATGTGGTTGAACCTGTTTCTAGGGCCGTGACGCAGATGAAAGAGGCTTTTCAGAATAGAGGGAAGACGCCTCCCTGTATTTTCTATTACTTTCCAATAGATAGCAAGCTTTTGCCTGGATATTCGGGGATGATCAAGGTAGCTGATGTTCCTGTTGCTTATACTCAGTTTGCTTTGGATGAAACTCTGAAGACAGTCCCCTCTCTAAAGTCCAAGAATATCCCGATTATTTATCATGGAGTCGACACTTCTGTTTTCCGCCCCCTTTCGCTCGAGGAGCGCTCTAGATGGCGAAGAGATTATTTGAAAGTCGAAGATGACACTTTTGTTATTATTAACGTCAATAGAAACAGTGAGAGAAAACAGTTAACTAGAACTCTATTGGCTTTTGAGGAGTTTAGAAAACATGTTCCGAAGTCTAAGCTTTATGTGCATGCAGCCCCCAGAGATTCTGGCATTGATCTTTTTTCTGCTTGCAATGATCTAGGATTTGACATAAGGAGGGATGTCATATTTCCTGACCCAAGAAATTTTTCGCCATCTAAGGGGTATCCGGCTGAGGTGTTAAATCGGTTTTATAATGCAGCTGATTGCTTTCTGACGACTACCCTAGGCGAGGGATACGGGTTGTGCGCCCAAGAATCTCTCGCTGCTGAGATTCCCGTAGTTGTTCCCGATAATACCGTTCATCCTGAAATTTTTGGAGAAGATGGAGAACGAGCTCTAATATATGATTGCAAAGAACTTATTTGGGTAGACAACACTGCCTATCGCCCCCTGGGTCGAGTGGAAGACATAGTCGAGAAATTGCTCCAGGTTTATAACGAGCCCCTAGATGCCAAGCGATCTCGAGCTAAAAGAGGACGTGAATGGTGTGTTAAAAATGACTGGAAAGAGATAGGGGAGCAATGGATAAGTCTCTTTAATAGAGAGCTTTCTTCTAGAAAAGTTAAGGGGGAAGATACTTCTCGCATTAAGGCTAGTTTGGTATGAGGAAAAAATGTCTCTAAAGATTAGATGGGTAGGTCCTTACTCGGATCCTTGTTATGATGATCAGACTGAGGTGTTAACTTCTAGCGGTTGGAAATTTTTCAAAGATATTTCTTTCGAAGATGGTCTTGCCACTCTGAATGAATGGCATATCATAGAATACCAAAAGCCTTCTCATATAATAAACAGAGAGTATGAGGGCGAAATGTATTACCTGGACGCTCCAAGGGCTAAAATAAATATTTGTGTGACTCCTAATCATTCTATGTACGTGACTACGGAAAGCGGTAGGCGTTCAGGGCGAGCGAATGCGTGGCGTCTCGAAGAGGCGAGGGATATATATGGGAAAACGCGAGCTTTTAAAAGAGATGGTCGGTGGCGAAAAAAGGGGAAGGAGCATTTTCGGATATGTGGAAGAAAGATAAAGGCGGAGCATTGGCTGGAGTTTTTGGGATATTATCTTAGCGAAGGATCTGCAACTATTTACAAAAGGCCTGCTGGTGTTACAAAAGGGGGCAGGCATCCGGTATATAGGGATCGTTACGTGAATAGGACTTACGAGCGTTCTGAGTCAACAGAGTACATATTGCAAATCAGGCAGGTTAAAGGCGAGGAGAATCGGGTTCGAATGGCAGAGGCGGTTCGGCGAGTGACGAATAATTCGGTAAATACTCGAAACAAAGACGGGCGAATACTGGTGCACGACAAAGATCTGGTGCTTTATTTGAAGCGATTTGGAAATTGCTGTACCAAGTATATACCGAGAGACGTGTTAAACAAATGCTCTAAGGAACAGCTGGAGGTACTTTTCGAAGCTCTTGTTTTGGGAGGCGGAACAGACAACAGAAAGAAAGGTGGCGGGGTTATTTACAAGACCTTTTCCAAACGCCTTCGGGACGATTTTCTGGAGCTATTGCTTAAAGTCGGATTTTCTGGGCACTATAAGCGTGAGATCGTGAAGGGCGAAGAGATAAGAATAAACGGCAGAGTTTGCCATGCGAAAGAGGATGGCTGGAAAATAGGGGTACGATTTAAAAACCGCGGTTTTTTGAAAAAATCATCTCAATGTTCGGTCCCGAGTAAACATGAAGAAAAGATAGTCCCCTATAAGGGGCGAATTTATTGCGCTACGGTCCCTAACCATGTGCTTTTTGTAAGGCGAAATGGCTGCGTTTTATGGTGTGGGAACTCGGGCTACGGTAGTAACTCGAGAAAGTTCGTGCATGCCCTATATAAGTTGCAAAAAAAATACGACTTTCGTCTTGGAACTATGCCGGTTTCTTTCGAAAAACAAAGGGCGGATTATGGAGAGGCCGGAAGAATTTGTAAACGCCTGGAGGAGCATGCACTTCAAGAGGACATCCGGATAATTAACACTACTCCAGAGTTTTATGATCGTTTGAAAAGGCCCGGAGTGTTAAATGCTGCTTATGTTACATTCGAACTAGATGGTATTCCCGATTTATGGGTCAGAGAGCTTAACAAGATGGACGCGGTATTTACTACGGCGGAGTTTTGTGCGGAAGTGTTTAGGAAGAGTGGGGTAAAAACGCCAGTATTTTCTGTCCCCCCGGGCTTGTTTCCCGAAGATTATCGGAGAGTGGAACCGTTGTCCTCCCTAGATGTCCCCGAAGATGTCTTTTCTTTTTATTCTATCTTTCAGTGGACTCCTCGCAAAAATCCCCAGGCTTTACTTCATGCGTATTGGTCGGAATTCACTGGACAAGATGATGTTTGTCTGGTTCTGAAGACTTACAAGAATGATACGTCTCCTCAGCAAGTTGATATGCTCAGGAGAATTATTGCTCAGGAAAAACGGGGTTTTCGGCTTGATCATCACCCCAAGATATTCTTTATCTCTCAATTGTTGAGTGCTAGTCAATTAGAAGATTTACATTTGTCTTGTGACGCCTTTGTCTCGACTACGGCAGGGGAAGGAAATTTTATCCCCGCTTTTAACGCCATGGCATATGCTAAGCCAGTAATAGTTACGGGGTGGTCTGGGCATACAGAATATTGTCGACCCGAATATAATTATTTGTCTAAATACCAATTGAGGCCAGCTCACTCGATGAGTTGGTGTGCCTGGAATGAGGCTCGATTTAATTGGGCCGATGTTAATATACTTCATTTTCGAAAATTGATGCGAGAGGTTTATGAAAATCGAGCCCAGGCGAAGAAGAAAGCTGAGAAAGGACAGCGATTTTTATTTAAGGAGTTTTCTTGGGAAAAAATGATTAAAAGACTCGTAGATGGTATTGAGGAGGTTTTGTGAAGTGGAACATACGGCAGCAGTAATTGGTTGCGGCTATTGGGGTCCCAATATAGCTCGTAATTTAGTTGATTTTGCTAACCTAAAATATGTTGTTGACAAAAATCTAGAGCTTGCTTCTGGAGTTGCAGGAAAATATGAAGGGGTCCAGGCCATAGGGGACGTTCAGGTCGCCCTGGATGATGAAGAAGTTGATATGATTGCGATAGTGACTCCTCCATCAACTCATGCTGAATTGACAGAAAGAGCCTTGGCAGCGAACAAGCATGTCTTCGTAGAGAAACCCCTTGCTCATTCAGAAAAAGATGCCATGAGGATGCTAAACGTCGCTTTAGAATATCCTTACGCGGTTTGCTGCGTGGGACATACTTTTTTGTTTGTCCCCGAGATAATCAAGATGAGAGAGCTTATAAAAAATGGTCTTATCGGAAATATAGACCTTATCAGTGTAAGTCGTTTGAACTTCGGGAAATATCAGGAATGTGGTGTGGCAATGGACTTGTTACCCCATGACATTTCTATTATGGAGTTCCTTTTAGACAGAGAAAGTTATCCTTTGGGGATGTCTACTGCTGAATTAGGTGGAATTAGCGTGGTGGGTTCGGCGACTTTTGGCTTTAAGGGGTCTTCCGCCAGGGGAGCTGCTGCCATGAGCTGGGTACATACCGATAAGACAAGGAAGCTGATAGTCACTGGTAGCCGAGGCGTACTTGAATTCGACATGAGCATGCCGCATTTTGTTAAGCATTATGTCGGGCGGGATGTTCGGGTGAACCGATCTGGAGATTTACGATTAATTGAGATCGATGACCACTCAGAGGCTCTCGCGTCTGAAATGAAGTATTGGATAAGCTTGATAAATAATCCGGGTTCTAAAAATAAGATTAGCTTTACTCGAGGCTACAGTGTGGTTAAGACCATCGAAGGGTTAAGAGATGGCCCATAGGGAAAACATCGTCATTGGACAGGGAGAAACAGGAGCTCCGCTTCTTAAGGTGCTTAAGAGAGGCGACTTGGGGGCAGCTGGAGTAGATATCCAAAAGGGTTTTGATGTTAGGGGGGGGACAACCTGTACTTTTCTTCATGTATGCATCCCGGGAGGTTTGGATAATTTTGTCGACATAGTGAATGGGTATAAAAAGCGTTTTAGTCCAGATATTATTATTATTCATAGTACCGTTTTTCCTGGGACGACGAGGAAGATAGGTCATGTTCCGACTCGTACCTTTCATAGTCCCATAAATGGAAAGCATAAAGAAATGTACGAGGCTCTTCTCCGTCACCCTAAGTTTTTTAGTGTGGCAGAGGAATGCTTGGGGTCGATCGCTAAGATAGAAAATCTTTATTCTGGCTGTGGGATGCGTCCCGAATATGTAGAGGGTGGACCTGAAACTACTGAGCTTGGAAAGATATTGGCCACTACGGCATATTACTATAATATCGTTTGGGCCCAACAAGTCCAGGCTATTTGTGAGGAGCTGGGAGTAAACGAGAAAGAGGCGAAAAAGTGCTATGAGCTTATTGAGTCCTCCGACTATACCATGAAGGGAAAGTTCGCCGGAGCAGTTGGGGGGCATTGTTGCCGCGAGAACGTCTGGCTTCTTGAGGAGGGTGGCGTATCTTCGGATCTCCTTGACTACCTTTCTAGGTCAGACGAAGATTTTCGAATAAGACATAAAATAGACCCTGATTGGCGTCGGTAAATGCGGAAGTACTTCAAGGTGTACGGTCTTCAGAGAACTGGGACCAATTATATGCATCGTCTTTTGGCTAAGAATTTCAAGGTCGGTCCACTTTGGGAGAAGACGTACATATCGCACAAAGACATGTACAAGCATGCTCCCCCAGGGGCGATTGTCGATAGGCTCCTAGAAGGCGCCATACCTCCGTTCAGCAAGGATAATGTATTTTTTGTTGTTATGGTGAAGCATCCCTATTCTTGGTTGGTAAGTCGCATGCGATTGGCCAAGAAAACTATTGAGGGAAACGAGGGGGAGGCTCTGGATAGACTGAAGGAATATAATCTCAAGTACAGAGAGTGGCTTCGATTCCTCTTTTGTAAGCCTTCTTGTTCCATTCTGGTTCGATACGAAGATTTAGTCAAAAATTACAAGGCACCTCTGGGGATTTTGCAGGCAGCCTTTAACCTAGAAATGACTGGAGACTCGCTTGAGAATGTTCGGGGGGTTATGCGGAAAAATAATACGGAAGACAAGGGTCAGTTATTTGATGTCAATTATTATCTTAAGAAGTTTTACCTGGAAGAATATCCGGAGCAATTTAAACGCCCTGTTTATCGAGCGATAGATTGGGGTGTAGTGCGTGAGCTGGGATATCGAGATGCATTACGTAAAGATATTTGGGGCTCGTCGGACGGCGACGAACTATTTGACGGTTTTGCTCCCCCTCAATTTTGATATTGAAATCGTCAAGGGTCTTTCTTTTAAGCACAACCCTCCCACAGGTCGTTTCGTGGGGGCGATGAAGTCTGATTCTGGGAGACTCAATAAAACTTCTCTGTGTGCTATTGTTATGGTTAAACATCCATATCCCTGGGTACTTAGTCGAGCTAGATTTGCCAACATAAAAAAAATGAGAATGGGACGACACGAGTCTTTTCTCGAGAAATTTATCGCAGATTATAATTTGAAATATAAGGCTTGGCTGGATTTCATTAGTAAGTTTCCCGAAAATACCTCCTTGGTTCGTTATGAGGATTTGCTCGATCATCCCAAGAAAGCCACCCTTAAACTCATGCGAAAATTCGGGTGGAAACTTAAAAAGAGTTGGTTTCGAGATATAAAGCAGGTTGTGGCGCCGGGAGAGATAATTAGGGAGGGCAGAAAATTTAATAAATTTTATTATACTCAAAAAAGGTATCTAGAAGAGTTGTCCCCCGATATCAGGAAGTTTCTGAACAAAAAATTTGACTGGAAGATGGCTGGAAAAATGGGGTATAAACCTGAATGATACTTCTAGTGACTGGTCCCCCCAGAACGGGTTCTTCTGCTTTATGTAGAGCCTTGAGCATGCACGACAAGATACTTCTTACCGACGAAATGGGCATTTTTCACGACTACAACTGGAAGCCAAATAAAAAGTATCCCGGAAAGCTCTTGAATTTTCTTAAAAAGCCTGCCAGGCCATTTTTGTACCCCGTCTTTAAGAAGAAGGGCATCTCCAGGAGCGCCCTAGAGGCCTTTGTCGAGAATCAAAAACCTTGTTCGGCTGACGTCCTTAAGTATATGATAAGAAAGAGTAGTCCAAGACCTCTCATAGCTGGAGACAAGTGTCCCTCTAGTTACTTACTTAGATTCGATGATGTTTCTAGACGAGCCGATAAATTTATTTTTACGATGCGAGACGGCCGGGCAGTTATTGCGTCTCAAGTCAGAAACTGGAGAAGAAATTTTCGTCTGAATCGGCCTACTGATCATTGGATGAAGCCGTCCATTGAGGGGTCAGTGAAGCTCTGGCTTCGGGACGCCAAGTTGGTTCTGAAATGTTTCAGAAGGGTCCGAGATCGTGCGATTATTTGCCGATACGAGGATTTTTTTGACGGGAAAACCGATTTGTTCGATTCCATAGGAAGTTTTCTGGAGATTGACGGCGTGGCCCGGGAGGCTAGGAGGTGGTTTAAGCCCGTTCATTTATCCTCTTGGCAGGATGAAATCCCTGAGATTGATGATAAAATAACAACGGAGTTTAAATCTGTGCTCCGTGACTTTGGCTATGAGGTTTAATTATGTCTATCGCCGCCCTCTATCGTGTCCATAATGTCGAAAGAATGGACTATCCCTTTGAACAGTCAGTCCGTCAAACCCTGCTTTTGTGCGATGAGATTTGCGTTGCGGCTGGTTATTCAGAAGATAATACTCTTGAGATTATTCTGAATTTGCAAAAAGAATTCGGGAAGGATAGGGTTAAGTATGTACAGTACGAGTTTGTGTATAACAGAGAATGGCAAGTGCTTGCCTGGAATAAGGCCCGGAAGCTCACTAAAGCCGACTGGCTCTTGCTCATAGACGCCGACGAGGCTTTTCACGAGCAAGACATTCCTCGACTTAAGAAAATGCTCAAGAAGACAGATAGGCAATTGGTTAATTTTCCTATGTACCACTTCTATGGAACGCCAAATTTTTTAGTCACCGGAGGTCATTTTTACAAGAGGCATACGAGGATGGGTTGTAAGGGAATAAAATTCGGGATGAAGAACTTCCGTCGCGATGGCAATTTAGCGCCCGTGTGCGATGTTGTGGCGACTCTCGGGGGGCGTGAAAAGAAAGTTCATAGGTATGGTGGACCTGAGATGCTTCAAGTCGATATTCCTATTTATCATTACGGATGGGTTCGTTCTGCCGAAGCTATGGGTATGAGACGGGTAAAGGGGCGTGCTTGGTATACAAATGACAAGAAGTTTTTCGATGGGCATCTACCTGAATTAAAAAAGCGGTTTAATTATCAAATGAAAAAAAATCGTTCTGTTTATAAAAACTTTAAGGGGACTCATCCAAGATTTATGAGGAGCTGGTTTGAGAAAGACCCCCACCCCAAAGAATGGGATACCCTTAGGAGGCAGGCCGATGAGTAAGCCTCGCGTATCTGCGATCATGTTGGTGTTAAACGAGCGCTTTTACATAAAGGCCTCGATGTATAATGCTCTTCAGTTTTTTGACGAGATATTAGTCCTTGACGGAGGTTCTCAAGATGGAACATTTGAGTTTTTAGAGGAATTTGCCTCTAAATTTTCTAGGGTCAAGATCGAGCAATGGCCTCAAGCTGACGCAAGACATTATCACCCTAGTTGGAATCAACCCGCTCGATGGAACAAGCTTATCGAGAAGGCTCGGTTTGATTGGATAGCGGTGCTTGGCGCAGATGAATGTTGGTGTGACCATGCTCGACCTAGACGTTTGATAATGAAGTATCAGGATACTCCGGCTTTTGCTTTTCCCAGATATGCCGTTACCGGAAGGCATGAATATACTCCCAATTGGTTTCCAGATTATCAACTTCGGCTATTTGACAGGGCTGCCCTCGGGGGAGTTCGTTTCAAAAATATGCCTCGACATTGCACTCCAAAAACCCACATGGGGGCCGGAAGTACTCCTCCGAAGAAAAATTTTAAGAAATATTATTTAGTTCATTACCATCATGGATTTGGACCCAAAAGACACTCTCTCGGCAAGGGTATGAGAGTTGAAAAACTTCCTGGCTCTTTCGATCATCCTCGACATGCCCGCAAATATATAATCAACCACCCAGAAAGGGTAGATTTTAAATATGATTTTCGGCTATATGGAAGGGCTGGGTTTGTCCCCAAGGAGACTCGATAGATGGCGAAACCAAAAATCTTAATGATAGTCGGTTTTGATTGGGCCAATGCGGCTTACAAAATGTACGAGGCTATTAACGAATTTGGAGATGTAGCTTCCATCCGTCTTTGGACTCGGTGGCCCTTTAAGGCACAAGGAAAGCGTAAGGGCTACAAGTATGACATGAAGGGGAATGAGCAACTTGCCGAGGCAAAGAATCTTGTCAAGGAGGCCGATGTCATACATTTTATAGATAGGGCTCATCCAGCGTTATCAAAGTCTCCCCTGCCAGCATTGGCTCCTCCCGACAAGAAGGCAATAGTGAGTCTGAATACATCGGCGTGGTATTCGGTGGGACCAGGAAGAGTCAAAAAGCTGTACGGCAAAATTAAAAATCGAAACCAAAATTGCTTAATTACCACCCTTACCGCTTCTATGCCTCTTCAGGCTATTCCCTTTAAGTATACTCCGCAACCAATAGACACCAGAAAGATAGGGTTCAGGGAAAAAGTTTTTTCTCGAGAGAAGCTTGTTGTTGGTCACATGCCATTTTCTGGAAGGTTTGGGAAAAAGGGAACCAGGGAGATACAGGAGGCATTAAAAAGATACGAGAAGGCTGAGCTTCGTATTACAACTGGAGCTTCCCAAGAAGAGGCCATCGCTCGGAAAAGAAAGCTTGATGTTCTGATAGATCAGCTGGTGCTAGGGGCTTATGGCTACAACGCCCTAGAAGCCGCTTGTATCGGCATCCCGGTTATGTGCCATTTAAAAGAGGATTGCTGGCCATTAATTAATTGTCGGCGAGATGGGACGGATATACCTCAGAAGTTGGATTGGCTACAAGATCGTGCGAAACGGAAAACCGTGGGTAAGAAAACTCGGCGTTGGGTTGAAGAGACTCATGGTTATCCAGTTATAGGCAAAATGTGGAGTGAAATATACCGTGATTTTTGTTAAACAATATGGTGAACGAAGAACTTGCACTAATCTTGCAAAATATTTTGTGGAGCAGAATACTGTCGGAGTCGAAGTCTTGGCTTCGGTTTTGGGGTGGAAACACGGGTTTCATTCTGGGAAAATAGACTGGAGTGGAGAAACATGGGGCGAGGAATATGGTAGGCCGCTTAAAGATCAAGTTAAAAATCTTTTGGAGATAAAAGAGGCTTATACGGCAGGGGAATTGAGATACTTAGTTTGTGTGAAAGATCCGTATTCTTGGTGTTTATCCTTTGCTCGCTATCAAAGAAAAATAAACCCTGTTGGGTACGTAAGACCTGCTTATTTAAAAAATATCATTGGTGTTTGGAACAAAAAGTATTTGAACTGGGAAAAGCTTTTAAATTCTGTTGAATTGAGTTTTTTATTTCGTTACGAGGATTTTCTTCGTGAGCCGAGGAGCGTGAGAGAGAGGCTGCTTAAGTCTTTATGTCTTCCTGGTAGTCAGAAAAGTTCTCTATCTTTTCCTCAGAAATTTTCCAGGGGAGGGCAGAGGCTTAACAAAAAAAACGCTTTTTCTTCTACTGCTTTTGATAGGGATTACTACCTGAATAGGCGGTATATGAAATTCTATAATTCTGATCACAAGGGCATATTCAGGAAGTGTCTGGATATCGCTCTGGCGAAAAGACTAGGATACACATTGTGCGAGTAGGTTTTTCAAAAAGAAAGCCCGTAGAGTCTGCGGTGGCTCGAGCTTTTTCGACTTTAGGACATGAGGTCATTTTTAAAAGAAGCAAGGCTGATTTTGAGAGTTTTGTTCGGAACAATAACCTAGACATTCTTTTTCTGTCTTCTAGCGCCCCCGTTCCTTCCCCCAAGATTGTCCAAAAATTACAGAATAATTGTCGAGTTATCTACTGGGAGAGAAGGGCTCCTCCAAAAGGAATAGACAATAATCGCTATCGATTTAGGAACTATTTTACCATTTATAATGACGGGAGTGGGCGGTATCTTCCTTGCGCAGCGGAAGATCACCTATTTCTTAAGGAGGACGAAAGGTACGGGGTTTCGCTGGTGGCAAAAGATGTTTTCAAAAAGCCACGGAAGAGACAGCATGAGAAAAGAGTCCGATTGCAGAAGATGATATTCAAAGACGCATCGAATAGGTTTACGATGTACGGGGATATTCCCGAGAAAAGATACGATGATCGTTTTGAAATAATGGCGAATTCTGTTTGTTCTATCGGGATTTGGAATGCTGACAAAGCGGTTCCTCTTCGATATTTTGAGATAATTTCAACTTCTACGCCATTGATAACCTACCCCTATGAGACATTCAGGAGTCTGTTTGTTCCGGGGGAGCATTACGTGGAGACAGAGTCTCTTTCCCTGACCCTAGATGCCTTATCTGGAGATAAAGAACGTTTTGAGGCGATAGGTCGAGCGGGTTATGAACATTTTTTGCAATATCATACTTATAAGCATCGAGTCAAATTTATGCTGAATCACCTGAAGGGATAGTGGCGCATTGAAAGGGGAAGTTATTTTAAAAGCTGATGATTTTGTCCGATTAGATGACAAGTGGAAGAGGTTCTTTTTTATTTTAGAGCAGTCGGACGTTTTGGCTTCTGTTGGAGTTTCTGGGAAACATTTTCTTCCTAAGTCAAGGAAAAGGGGCAGTTACTCAGATGTCCAAAAGATTTATCAAATTGGAAAGTCAGCCAAGATAGCAGAAAAATTTGAAGAACCGATTGAACTTCTTTGGATTGATGGAGACCACTCTCATAAGGGGGCAAAGGAGGATATATCGAATTGGCGGAAGTTTGTCATTGTTGGAGGGATAATGGCTTTTCATGATTATGGAAGAAGTGGCGTAACACAGGCGGTTGATGAGTTTCTAGAAAAGGAATCGGATTGCTGGGAGGTTGTCTCGAACAGAGAGGTGGGCAGCATTTTTGTGCTGAGGAGACTGAAGTAGTTGAAAAGAGCACACCCATAGACATCGAGCGAAACAGATACTGAGTGTTTTAAATGTTTAATTGGCCATTAAATCAGCGTTGTGCAGTGTCTTTGACCTATGACGATGGGAGAAAAACTCATTGTAAAGCAGCTGTTCCGCTGTTAAATAAATACGGACTAAAGGGCACTTTTTATGTGGATTCTAGTTCAAAGTTTTTTAGAAGGCGACCCTATTTGTGGAAGAAAGTTGCCGAGGCAGGACACGAGCTGGGGAATCATGGCCTTTTTCATTCTTGTCGAAGAATTGAATCTCGGAAGGAGTGGCTGAAGCCTTATTTGGATTTGTGCGAATATACTCCAGACAGATTCGAAGAAGAACTTCAGATGGCGAATTTTATTTTATATTTAATAGACGGCAAAAAGAAAAGAACTTACGGAAATACCTGTTGGGACATCACTATTGGACGAGGAAAAGGAGAGGTGTCCATGGATGCTATTTTAAGGAAGAATTTTATTGCCGCCAGAGGTCCTCTCCGCCAGAAACCAGCCAGGATTGATTCGGAATTTAATTTGATGCAGGTAGGGACTTTGCAGGCTGACGGGAAAACTTTCTCAGATCTGCAGCGTTTTATCGTCAAGGCGACCTTTCCCGGGAGTTGGGTAGTTTTGACCATTCATGGAGTTCAAGAAGATGGGCCGGGCCTGTTTTTAGAAAGCAAGGAACATCGGCGTTTAATTGAGTGGCTTTCGGCCCAAAGAAACAACATATGGACTGCTCCGTTCATAGAAGTCGCTCGATACGTCAGAGACCGGCGGGAAAAGAAATCTTAGATGCTTAAGTTGGAGAAAAAATTTCGGAATCGTGTTACTGGAGAAGTATTTTCCGACTTCTTGGATGTGATTGGCGATAGGGTTACCTTAAACTATTCTTTTAGATATTGTAGTGGTGGATATCGAGGGGAATGCGGAAAAATTGCCAAGAAAAATGCGCTTTCAACACCGACTCTTTGGTTCGAGAAATTCCTCGCAAGCAACGACGCTATCGCCTCGGGGGAGATATATCACGAGGCAGAAGTCGAGAGGGTGGGCGGCAATGGTTAAGTTGGACTTCTGTTTCCCTTATTGAGCATTTAGTTAATCAGGGAGTTAAAATAAAATTTTAGAATAGAAGGGAAGGTAAGGGATGGGAGAAAGAGGCAATTTTATACATCCTTCTGCGGCAAAATTCGTCAAAAGAAATAAGGTTCGGTTAGGCGTGGGGGTTGTGGTATGCAAAGGAGTCCGAATTGGAAAAAATGTTTACATAAACAACAATGTCGTTATTCAAAAGGGGGCTCATATAGGAAATCATGTCGGGATACAAGCTTTGGCTCATATATGTGTAAACGCCATTATTGAAGATGACGTTTTTATTGGGCCTAGTGTGTCTTTGGCGGGCGTAAGAGATATCAGGCATGGGCGAGGACCTTATGTCAGAGAGGCCCCGGTAATCAAGAGGGGGGCTCGGATCGGCGTGGGTGCTATCATTTTACCAGGGGTTGTCGTTGGAGAGGAGTGTTTAATAGGGGCTGGAGCTGTTGTCACGAAAAGTACAGAGCCATTTGGTATTTATATGGGTTGTCCAGCTCGAAAAGTTGGAGTTGTGGAAGAAAAAGATCGCCTGAAAAAGGAGATGAAATCATGAGAACATGTATGGTCGGGGGGTCTAGAAGCGGGACAACAGTGGTGAGTTGTTTGTTGAGGCTATTTCCTCGCTTATTCGCCGTCAATGAAGCTCGACGGAAGCCGAGAGAGCTCGGCCTAGAGGTCAATATAATTTTTATTCATCTCGAGAATTTTCTGCTATCAATAAGAAGAAAAATCGTGTGGGCTATTTCAAACATTTTATTCCCGATTAGCAAAAACAGTTTTCTAATGAAGCAAAGAAATATCTTAAAAAATATAAGTACATCTGATTTTTTCAAACTTTCTTCTTGACCCCGCTCCTCTTTCTGTGGTATTCTTATTTCGAACTTTACCAAAGGAGCGAGAATGTCTCAAGACTACCTTAACTCTGGTGGCTATGACAGCTATAGCTTTTGGGGTGACATTGACGAACATGTCACCAGAATCAAGCCAGTTTCAAAACACAGCAAGAACTTTTATCCTTCAGAAGCTTCGGTTGTTTTAACCGATGAGTACGGAGATCGCAAAGTAGAGGGAGCTTGTTTAAGGAAGGCCTTCTATCGTATCAAGGCTTTTCAGCCTGCCCCCCCGAGAGTATATTCAGAATACATATTCCAGCAGGGACGTGATTGTGAGAAGGCTATCATCAATTGGGCCAAAGAGCGGGGTCGCTGGGTAGACAATAGCCATAAATTTTCCACTAGTGAGCTGGGGTTCCCCATTAAGGGAGAGCTTGACGGGATATTCATAGAGCCACATACGGGGAACCTGTACATAATGGAAGCAAAAACTTTTTATGGATATTACGCGACTAAAGAGATAATGGGCAACTATAAGCAAAAGGGATTCCCTAAGATGTCTCATTTGCTTCAATTGCTTCTCTATGTCTACCTATTCAGGCCCAACAGTGGGTTTAATTTCACTGACTATGAGATTCCTTATGGACGTCTTGTTTATTGGGCTCGAGATAACGCTGCCAATCGAAAAACTTTCAAAGTTGAATTAAAGCAAGAGGGCGAGATATTTTTTCCTGTGGTCGAAGGCGAAGTTGTTCGTACTTTTACCGTGAATGACATGATTGCTCGATATCGAAAGCTTAAGGAACATTTGGATAACGATGAGGTTCCACCTCGCGATTTTGAACATCAGTATTCTCCCGAAAAGATAAGGGATTTTTTTGAAAAAGGAAAAGTTTCCAAGAAAGCCTTTGGTGATTGGCAGAAGAGGAAGAAAGTGCCGGGAGACCCCCTTTGTTCCCCGACTTATTGTCCCTATTTCCACCATTGTTACGAACGAGCCAACCTCTAAAACTAGCAGGTATCCAGATGCCTAAGATCAAGAATCTTGAAGAACTGATGGACAAGTTGACCCCTAAGCTTGAACATTATCTTCGTTCTTTCGGGATAGAAACTGAAAGAAACTTTAGCTGCATTAGCCCCGACCATGAAGACAGAAACCCATCTTGCAGTATTCAAGGAAATGACAAGAGGACCTTTTTTTGTCATGGCTGTGGGATCGAAGGCGGGATATTCGCTGCTTGCCACTATCTAGAAGGCAAGCCTTTGCATGGGCAGCATTTTGTCCAGGAAAATGTTCGTTATTTAGCGGATAAGTTTGGCATAGAATACGAGATGGAAGAGGCCTCTGAGGCGGAGTTGTATCGGTTTGACACTCTGCGGGCTTACCAAGCGGCCGCCGAATACATCCGAAGAGTTCCCAAAAGCAAGAAGGCTCTAAAAGAGATTAAGAGGCGGGGATGGACTGAAGAATTGTGTTTTCGCGAGGGAGTAGGCGCTGTTGAAGATTTTAAAAGCTTTAGGGAGTATCTAAAGGACAAGGGGTTTGCCGCAGGGTTTCTAGATGACATAGACCTTGGTCGCAAGGACATGTTTAACGAAGAAAACCTCATTTTTACTATTCGAGATGAAACGGGTCACCCCGTAGGCTTTGCCTGTAAAATTTTATCTGACTACAACAAGGGCGCCAAGTACGTAAATCAAAAAACCACTGGCCAGAAGTGCAATATCTACAAAAAGGGAGAGCGTCTTTACGGGTTTGATTATGTCATGCAGGTTTTTCGGGATGACCCCCCATTTATCTATGTGTTTGAAGGTTACAGTGACGTTCTGACAGCTCGTCAGAATGGTATCGAAAATTGTTGTGCCGTTGGGGGTGTAAATTTTACCTATGAGCATCTTAGGCTCTTAAAGACCAATAACTTTTACAAGATATGCCTGTGTTTGGACGGAGATGCGAGAGGACAGGGAGCCACATCTCGTTTATTAGATAATATATTCTCTGATCATAAAGATGTAGACTTATATGTCATAGATATTCCCGAAGAAGAGGATCCTGACGGTTACATCAGGAAACATGGAATAGAAAAATTTAAAAGGCTCCAGCAAAAAACGGCCTTTGAGTGGCGGCTCAACCAGTTCGAAGACTTAGGAGATGATGAGGCTATTTGCGCGGCCATGATACCTCTTGTGGTAAATGAGCCCAGCTATATTAAGCAAGAAAAGATGGTCAGTCTTCTTTCTAATCACACAGGAATTTCCCTTCAAGCTATCCAAAGCGAAGTCCAACGTCAGCAGAGTGACTTTGAGAACAAAAAATCCCTGGAGAGGCGAGATATCATTAAGAGAATGATAAAGCGCCTAGAATTTGATCCCGGACAAGCCGAAGGGGTAATAGCAGAGACCGAGTCAGAGTTGCATAATTTGATGCGTAAGTATAACGAGGACTCACTCTCTCCCGATTCTTTTCTCAGCCTCCTAGAAGCCCAGAAACGAGAGCAAGAAGAGAAGGGAGACGAGTTTAGTGGATTCATACTTGGAGAAGATCTAGAGGAGTTTCAGAACGTTTTAAATGGAGAGTGGAAGGAAGATGTTTTTTGTGTGCTTGGGGGCAGAAGTAACGCCGGGAAGTGCCTTCCGGAAAGTGCAATGGTACTAACTGGTTCAGGAGAATACAAAAGCATCAAGGATATGGTTGAAGGAAAAGACGATAGCGTGATAGCGATGGATAAGTTTCATAAAATGGTCCCAGCTAAGGTCATCGGTTGGCAAAATGTTGGAGAGAAACAATGCGCTAATATCAAAACGATTGACGGGATAAGTATCGAGGCCGCTTATACTCATCCGTTTTATACGCTGAACGGGTGGAAAAAAGTGTCGGAATTGCAAAAAGGAGATAGGGTCGCCATTGCTTCAGATTTGACCTGTTTGAACAAGGGGTATGAACGAGGCATTTCTGGAGATGACACTGAACTTCTGGGGCACCATATAGGAGACGGAGCTATTACTGAAGGAGATATATGCTTTGCGGAAATCACAGAAATAGAAAACGTTGGGAGAAAGGAGTGCTATGACCTGGAAGTCGAAAAGCATCATACTTTCTTGGCTAATGATTTTGTAGTGCACAATAGCAGCTTGTGCGTAAAACTCGGAGTGGCTATTGCGTCTCATTTGGAGAATGATGCTTGTGTTATTTACCATTCGATAGATGATTCGGCCAGGCAAATACTTCCCAAGTTTGTTTGTGTTTCCGAAGGCAGTCGTTTATTAGAGATTAACCAGGTGGTGAATCCTGGATACCATATGGCCCAAGGACGAAAAGATATTGTGCAGCGAAGGAATGCTGGGTATGAGACTCTTCGCCAATTAGGGGCTGAGGGACGATTGATTCTTAAGGATTCGGGGAATGGAAATTCTCTGGCTTTTTCGGAGTCTCTTGTTAAGTACTATAGAAGCAAATACCCCTCTAGGCGCCTTGTTTATATATTAGATAACTTTCACAAACTCAGCGACCTTGCCAGTTCTGATGTAGATCAAGGGACCTATAAGGCTATGTCTCAGCGGATAAAAGAGATGGCATGTAAGTATAGGGCTGCTGTGATTGCTACTGTTGAATACACTAAGCTTGTGCCGGGAACTCGTCCAACCAACTATAATATATCCAATAGCGTACAAATAGACTATGACGCCAATTTAGCCCTACACCTTTATAATGAGCTTCACGAGATTAGAGGCCGGGCTGAAAATTATCATGTTGTCACTGTTAATTCTGAAGTAATGAAGCTCCCCCGTATTGAAATGGATTTTGGAAAGAACAAGATCACAGATTTTAAGGGAAGTCTTTGCTTTAATTTCTATCCATATTGCTCAGATATAGAGGGGGTTCGGTGGGACGAAGTAGAGAGGGAGAAAGAAGAGAGAAAGCCGGAGCCTTCGAGTAGCTCGAGTTCTGGGAGGTATGAGAATATTTTTAAATAGGAATTTTCGTGGGAACTATTGAAGTCTTTTTTTTGATTTTAGGACTGGCTATAGTTTGTGAGGCAATCGATGCTTCTATTGGGATGGGTTATGGTACCATTTTGAGCCCTTTGCTGATAATATTAGGGTTTTCGCCTCTTGTTGTCGCCCCAAGTATCTTGCTGTCTCAAGCCTTGGGGGGAGGTATCGCTGCGTTTAAGCACCATCATTATGGCAATGTGTCATTTCTTCCGAAGTCTATAAACTTAAAGTCGGGGCTATTGATTGGGGGGCTGGGTTTGGTGGCGGTGACTGGCTCGGCCTTTTTGGCTGTTTCAGTCCCAAAGTATATACTGAAAACCTATATCGGGGTTGTTGTTTTAGCCATGGGGGGGCTTCTTTTAGCGAATCTAAGGTTCTCTTTTTCTTGGCTAAAGATGTTAACGTTGAGTATCGTTGGCGCGTTTAATAAAGGCTGGTTCGGTGGTGGTTTTGGACCGATTACTACTTCTGGGCAAATTATTGTAGGGCAAGACCACAAGAATGCTATCGGGGTAACCACTTTCGCAGAGGTTCCGATTTGTTTAGCTGGATTTTTAACCTTCTTGCTAATCAACGGAACGGGCCTTTTTTCTTTTCCTCTTATTTATGCCATGTGCCTTGGGGCTATGATAGGAGCCCCCCTGGGTGCCAGAGTAACTAAATGGATTAAGCTCGCCCATATGAGATACTTTGTCGGAGCAACAGTTCTTGTATTGGGAGCCTGGACTCTCTTAAAAACTTGGGTATTTTAAAAAGGAGTTTTAGATGACTGTGAATTTTGTTGACATTCCGGGGCAATGGGCCCCCTTGCAAGACAAAATTTTTGAGGAGATGAAGGAGGCGGCCAACAAGGGGGCTTTCGTCGGGGGAGAAAATCTTAAGCGATTCGAATCAAGTTTGGCTGACTATGTTGGTGTTGACCATGCCATTGCGTGTAATTCTGGTACAGCGGCCCTTCAGTTGATTCTGATGGGACTCGGGGTAGGTCCGGGTGACGAAGTAATTCTTCCCGTTAATACTTTTATTGCTACTTATTTTGCCGTTCAGCATGTTGGTGCAACAGCGGTATTGGTTGACTGCGAAAGCCAAGGATACACTATAGACCCCTTCTTGGTTAGGATGGCCGTTACGGATAAGACTAAGGCCATAATAGCCGTACATTTGTATGGTCAATGTGCCCTAATGGAGGAACTCGCCGAAATTGCCGACGACTACAACCTTTTTCTAATAGAGGATTCCGCCCAAGCCCTAGGAGCCCAAAGAAACGGCAAGATGACTGGCTCTATTGGCTTTGCGGCAGGAATAAGTTTTTATCCAGCTAAAAACTTGGGTGCTTGGGGAGAGGGTGGAGCTGTTACCACGAACGATGACTTACTTGCCAAGCGTATTAGACGGATACTTGATCAGGGACAAAAAGAAAAGTATGTACACACAGAGTTAGGACATAATTTTCGTCTTCCTCCTCTGCAATCTATCCCACTTTATTATGGCCTGAAGGAGCTCGATGATTGGAACAATAATCGGCGTTCTGCGGCAGACATGTATCGGGCCGGGATAGAGAGAGAAGGAAGTTGCCCCGTTGAATTAGAGGGAAATAGGCACGTTTATCATTTGTTTGAGTTCAATGCGGGTGGTTATCGGGATGAGCTTAAGGAATATTTGGCGGAGAAAAATATACCCGTTGGGCTACATTATCCTCGCCTAATTTGTGATCAACCTATTTTTTGCAAACGGAGTCGAACAAGTTACTGCATGGGAGACAAGATGTTTTTTAAGGCTCGCCATGTAGTCCGCAAACTTTTGTCCCTCCCCATGCACCCTCTGATGTCCAAGGGGGACGTAAATGAAATTTGTGGTGCGATAAAGGATTTTTACGACAGCTTGTGAGCCGGATTTCCCACCCAGATCTCTCCTGCCGGTACGTCTTTTGTGACAACAGCTCCAGCCCCTATTAGGGCTCCTTCTCCGATAGTAATCCCACAAAGAATAGTGGCGTTTGACCCTATTGAGGCACCCTTTTTCACTACTGTTTCTTCGCAAGTCCAATCGTCAGCCCCTTCTAGGGAGCCATTTGGATTACAGGAGCGAGGAAGCCGGTCATTGATAAACATTACCCCATGTCCGACAAAGACTTCGTTTTCTATTCTGACGCCAGAACATATGAAGGAGTGAGAGCTTATTTTACAGCGTTCACCGATGACTACGCCCTCTTGTATTTCTGTAAAAGGCCCGATAAACGTGTCAGAACCTATTTCGCAGTCATATAGATTGACGGGAAAGACGCATCGAACGTTTTCGCCCTCTTTGACGTCGTCTCTTACTTGGCAACGATAAGTTTTCATGCTGAAGTTTGTAGAATGCCGAGTTGACTTTCTATGTCATCAAGGCTACTTTTAATCTCCTCTATCTCTTGTTGTCTTAGGGCATAAAGTTGTCTCAGCTGCTGTATGGATGCAAGATTTTGCACAGCTGTCTGAAGATCCGTAATTGCTTGCTCTATGGCCAAAAGTCTTGACTCAAGTTGCTCTGTTGTCATTGCCATTTTGAAACTCCTTGTGGCCTCTGGGGTTTTATACTGTTGTCGCTGGCTTTTTCCTTGACCCATTGTTCTGCGACACGTCCGCCACAAAGAAGGGCGAATAGTGTCCCAATTGCTCCGCAAATCACGGGCGTCTGGGACAGGTCTAGGGGGGCTATCCCGCAAATAACCAGTAGGGCAAGGCAAAATCCTAGGAGTTTTACGCTAATTAGTTTAGTCATCTATCTTTTCCAAGTATCAGTTCCAAGATTCTTTGTACGGTTTTCGCGATATCGTCGACTTTTTTCTCGGTATTTTCTGTTTTTTCTTTGATAGTCGCTATATCTGAAACGAGTGTGCTGACCTTTTTGGCCGTAGAAGACCGCTCTTCGTAAGCAATTTTGACGTCCTCTTTGAGGCCGTCTATCTCTGCGCTTTTTCCTCCGTAAGAATACGCAAAGGATCCTAGGGAGGTCAATAGGGCTACTGCCGATGCTATGGCTGTTATATACGAGAATAGTTTTAATTTTTCTTTTGAAGGAGAGTCAGTGTTTTTCGCGACGGCTTTGGGCATGAGAGGCTCCCGAAATCATTATCCTGTAAATAAGTATATCATTTTCCTTTGAGCTTGACAAGCTGGGGGTAAGCGCGATATAATAGACAGGTAACTGCCTAGGAGTTTTCGTGTTTTCCCGTTCACAGCCAAGAGGAGTAAGAGATGCCGATGTACGACTATGTCTGTACTGAGTGCGGAAGGGTTCAGGAAAAAACTCACAAAATTTCAGAAAATAATACCGAGCCCTGTGAAGAATGCGGGGCTCCTCCAGAAAGTCTAGAGAAAAAATTTTCTTCTTTTTCCAAACATGTTAGCTGGACGACCTGGAGAGTGCGATGAAATCTTTTTTGAAAAAACATTGGAAGGCTATTTTGCGAATATTTTTTGCACTTCTTGCGGGCTTAGCCATACTGTGGGGGCTTCGAGAAGTGCGAGATTTGATTACCTCCAATTTTGAAAGGGGAGAGTCCCTCGCATTAGCTCAGACAGACCTCGAAGCGGCTGAAACTTATGGGGTATTTACCCGCAAAAAACTCCGAGAGGTTCAGGCTAAGTACAAGGGCCTCTTAGATGACTATAATGACAGAGTTTCTGCATATGCGGAACTTAAGGCCGAATACGACTATCAGCAAAGCCACCAAGTTTCTGCTACTTCATCTGTTCCAGATGGAAATTCTCTCTCCATTGACGGCTGTTCTGTAGAAAAGTGCTACAAGATGCTGGAAGGAGAGAGCTTCAGCATAGAATACGCCGACTACCATATTGAAATTACCGGGAAATTTTGGCGCTCCTATGGGTCGAAATGGAACTGTGCGTTGGGATACATACTTCATCAGCGTTTTGCCCTCGAAATTTTGGAAACAGAAAACCTGGATACTGGCAAAAAGAAAATGCATGCCTCTCTTTATGAGCTAGACGGAGAAGAGAAGGCCATCAGGCTTAAAGTAAAAGAGTTTAAGGTGGTCCACAACTATGAAGGCCAAAAAGTCGGGATGGTTTGGTGGGCTCCTAATATAAAGCTTGGGATCCATCAGCCTCTTTATACCACCACCAGCTGGTTCCCAGCAGGAACGCTGGGAGTTTCCTTTAGCAAATATGTATCCCCCAAAAGGGGCGATATACTTAATTTCTTCCAGGTGGGAGTCGGGTTCAGCCCCAAGAAGGATTTTAAATTTATGATAACTCCAGTCTCGTATAATTTAGGAGCTTATATACCCTTAATAAGCGACTTATGGCTTGGAGCAGACCTAGGTGTCAATTTGGAGAGTAAACTGTCTTTCGGTATATCACTTACTACGAACTTGTGAAAGGACTTACGAATGCTGGTCAAAGTATGTAAGACAGAATATGGAGAATTTGGTGAAATAACAGACATTCCAGAAGAGGCCATAAGGCAAAACTGCACTTATATAGCTGCTCGAAATGGACAGCTTACAAGGGCTTTATTGCGGGCGCTTCAGGCGACAGGCTGGTGGGAACTTAAGGCGGCTGGATTTTTAGATCCTAGAGGACGCATAATTTCTGAGAAATTTCTTTCGTTTGATATTGTTTACTTTGCCCACCCCTCGAGGGTCTATAGGCCCGTGCGAAAAGTTTACGAACAATTGATCGAGGCGGTGAGAAAGCTCGTATGAGAATTTCTTTAAGAGACATAGAGCTCTACTCGAGATGCCCCCTTCTTTGCCAGCGAGAGCAAGGTGGCGGGACAACTCCTGCAGTATTTTCTCCTGGTATTTTTTCTCACCAGGAGAGGGGGTCGCTGTACCACCAGATTATCTATGGAGCGTATTCTCATCGCTTACTTGCCGGGAAGGATTTGGAGTGGCGCTTTATCCGGAAAAGATTGAGTTCTTTTTATGCAAAACCTATGTCTCGGATGGCTTCCAATTCCGTTGAATACGGCAAGCTAAAAGACTCCCTAGAAGTCGAAATAGCCCGTTTAATAAATTGGTATAAGAACTATTATAGGCGAGACCTGCGGAGTGGACTTCCTCACTTGGAGGCAAACGTTCAAGTAGGAAATGTAAGTATAGTTAACATCCTTCCTTTGTACCTAACTAAGGCGGGACGAAAAGAAAGCTGTCTATTTTGGCCCGTAGTATCTCCAGACAGAGTGGACGTAAAGGGACTATATAACGATATATACGTAAGGGCCTCTCTTTGGCTGGCTTCTAGATATCTTGGGGCGGAAGTCACCTCTTTCGAGGTCATGTATTTTAACGGGAATGTTTTAAAAAAGGAGGAGATGAACGTTCATAAAGGAAATGATTCTATTGGTCGGGTAATACAAAATATTGCCAGAGGAATTGGCGAAAGGATATTTTATCCTTCAAGAGGAGCGCACTGCGGGCAGTGTGTACATAAAGAGGAGTGTGTGCTATGAGTATTGAATTCGTTGATAGTGAAGGAAAAGTTGTCTTTGTGCAACGCGATAAGGATAGGCAGCCTATCCCTATTGAAAAGCTCAGGGGCATTGAAGGCTCTGAAGACAAGGAATCCCCAGAAGACGAAGAGGAGGAAGAAGATGCCGTTTGATTGGAGTAAACCGAAACGTCGAGAGAGAGAATTGATAGTTTGCGAGGAGTGTGGAGGAACTTATTTCGAAGCAGTTGATGCTTCTCAGTATTTTGCCGATCACTCGGTGGTGCTGGGACAACAGATTCCTCCTCGACCAGATCAAGCTCCTTTTCAATTTTTGAGGTGCATATTATGCGGAAAGCTCCGGGAACCTAACGTGTTGCGCGGTGCCAGAGACTGTATGAACGAAAAGTACGATGCTTTTCTGGATCAACTTGAAGAAAAGAAAGAAAAAGAGAAGATAGAGAAGGAGTCTAAGGAGAAAATTGTCGAAAAGGAAGTAATTCCCGCAGAGGACCTTTGATGCGATTCAAAGTCAAAAATACAGATCTTTTTCTAATGCCAGGCAACCCCCATATGCTTCACCTGGCCACCGTTTCCTATGGGCTGAGAGAATTTGTGGCAATGGTATGCCTAAAGGGTCCCAAGCAGGGGTGCTGTTACATAGAAGAGGTTGTGTTAAATACGGTAGATTTTACTACAGATGTTTTTGCAAATTTAAAATTCATAGAAGATGACGAGCTTGCTTTTGATTTAGCTAAGTTTTTAGAGGATAGACAGGTCTTGGATATTCCCAAACGAATTGAGGAAATAATGACCTTCCCCGCCTATGCCTCGATCAGGAGACAGCTTTCGGGAGAAACATGATGAGAATCAAGATCGGGTTGTTTGCTTTTTTAGTGTTCTTTCTGGTGGCATGCAGTAATCATTTGTATATAACTCCGTCTCATCAGGCAACTCGTCATTGGTGTTGGGCTTCTACCCTAGTGATGCTAGCTAAACACTATAAAGGTTTTCAGGTAAATGACTGCGAAATGGTTAGTGCGATTAACGAGGAGACAGGGAGAACCTTCTTTTGCTGTGACAACCCAGACGGTGATTGCCTAAGGGGGGGGTATCCTTCAGACGTGATGATAGGACTAGAAAACGTTCTTAAAATAAAATATCGCCTTGTTTATCGTGCGGCTGAATTCGATGAGATAATATCCTCCATTAATGCCGGAAATCCCATTTTGATACTGAGGTATTATATATGGGGCGGAGGACATGCTCAATTGATAACAGGATACAATTGGAGAGACAAGACCATTTTGGTGGCAGATCCTACACATGGGAAAGAACTAAGGGTTCCCTTTGATAAGTTTACTTCAAGCGTAAGGCGGGGTGTGTGGCGAACCACATTTTTTATCACTGACACCCCTCTTCCTTATGACGCAAAGCCTATGTGTGAGTGGCTCTGCGCAGAGGGGGACTGCTTTAGGATGCGATGTAAATCGCGGGAGGACTATCTGTCCCAGTGAAGTTAAGTCGGTTAAAATATGCCTACAGAGAGTCAGCCAGTCAATTACATATAGCTGTCGGCGAAGCCCTTCGGAATTCTCCCTATTTCCAGAACTATCGCATATATCAGGAGTATCCCGTGTCCCGAGTAAACTCTGACTATTATTTTAGTCGGGAACATTTTGATTTTGTTCTTCCAGAACTTCACCTGGTAATAGAGGCCCACGGCATGCAGCATTTTCGTCCCTCCAGTTTTGGGAGAGAGGAAACGGACACCCTAGAAAAGTTTTCAGAGCAAAAGAAAAGGGATAGGAGAAAGCGGCAGGCAGCCCTAGAGGCCGGATATCTCTACTTGGTGGTCACCTATAAGGAATTAAAAAAAATAACCGGTGATTTCCTTTGGGATAGGTATATGTCTCTTTGGGAGTCAGAGGAGGAATTCGATGGGAGTTAAAATTAAAAATCTTGTTGACGTTTTACCTAGGCACCCAGTTAAAAAGTATAAAACGCGAGCTATTTCGGATATTAAGCGCTTAGTTCTCCATTGCACTCCACCATTTGTTGAAAGTCCAGAGCAAATAGCCAACTATGATATAAGTCCAACCACTGTTTGGCCAGATGGAGTGGTCCGGGAGAATCACATATCGAAAGACGGCTGTCCCGCTTGCACCTATACTTATCTCATTAAAAGGCTGGACATATGGCAAACGTTAAATCTCGATGAAATAGGATGGCATGCAGGGGTTTGGAATAAAGGATCTGTCGGAATAGGCTTGCTCTATAATCCCTGTGACCTTGACGGAGTTGATGACGGTAGTATTGAACCTCCTTCTACTACGTATAACTCTGCTGTTAGACTTTGCGGAGCCCTTGCTCTTAAATTGGGTCTATCTCCCGATGAAGTTGTTGGACATCGGGAGCTCAGGGGGACTGGCTGGTTTATGTTTAAGGGGTCGAAAAGATTGAGGAAAACTTGTCCTGGTCTGTCAATTGACATGAAAGAGTTTCGACACAAAGTCGCGAAGAACATGCAGTGGACCCTAGCTCTTCTTAAGGCGTACAGGGGGGAAGTTGATGGCATTTGGGGTCCTCAGTCTCGGGCCGCTTTACATTATTTCTGGCTGGCTAACTTTAGAAAGAGGGATCTAGTTTATGAGCAGTAGGAATCGTTTTCAAAAAGTTATCTGGAGTCAAGTCGAAGAGCGCTTTTTAAAAAGGAATCGGGATAAACTTCCTTTAACTCAGCTTACTCAAGAACTTGCCAAGTCAGTTAGTGCCATCAAGAGAAAGTTGGACGAATTTGACGGCAAACCAGCTCCAATCAAAAAAAATAAAGTGTCTCGAATAGGACGTCGCAAGGACTTGGGCATTTCGGTTAGATCGGGCTGGGAGGCGAATTGCCTGAGATACCTTAATCATTTAGAAATTAAATGGGAATACGAGCCTGAAGTTTTTTTCTTTGAGGGGATTAAGCATGGGACAGTTTCCTATACCCCCGACATTTATTTGCCCGAGAAAGATATCTGGATTGAGGTAAAAGGACAGTTAATCCCGAAGGCTCGCACAGCCATCCGGAGATTCAAGAAGCATTATCCTAAAAAATTTAAAAGACTTCAAATGATAGTTGGCAGGCTCAACACAAAAGCCGATAAATTCGCCAAGCAAATGAAGATACCCATCTTCGCGTACTACAATGAGCTGGACAAAGAATTTAAGGATGTGATCAAGTATTGGGAATAGACACCACAGACGTTCTTCTCTCCCACAGAAAGACTGCTCAGAAACTTTTTCGCCTTACCACCGGCACTTACCATAAATTAGATTCTTACCGAAAACATTTCTATAGTTTTCTCGGCAACCCTCCAGAGGGGATTGAAGCCGCTCTCCAGGACTTACTCGGCACTTCTTGGGAGCCAGAAGACATATACCAGGAAATTTATCTAGAATTCCACAAGACTGTTTTAAGATATTTCTCCCGAAAAGGCCGAAAAACGCGCAGGAGGCCCTATAGCCTAAAAAAACTACTCTACCTAAGGGGGACCCTCCGTCTCACCACGATCATTCGTCAGAAGCTAACCTCGAGACAACGAGAGGCACTTCTGGCCCCGTTACCCCCCCCTGCTCAGCCCGCGCCACTGAGCCCCCTAGGCGCCATTGCCCCGAATCGATTATTTAAGATATGTTCTCATTTAACACACCTTCCCATTAGAGACAGAGTATTTCTCTACAGATTTTTAGTCGAAGATAAATCTCTTAATGAACTCAAGAGTGAGTTCGGTGGAGAATATAAGAATTTAAGAGAAATACTTGATCGGGTAGGGGAAGCTTTGTATCCTGAACTTACTCGGAAGTTTCAGTCTCGGTAATTTCTTCTCTGGCAACATCTTCGACGGTTTCTTCTTCGGGAATATCGACCGCGTCAGATTCTTCCCATTCCTGCTTAAGATGTCTCATCTTTTCGTTCCATGCTTTGTCCATCTCTTCTCTGTTTATTACCTTTTTGTCTAGCAGGACAGTAAATAGTGTAGCCGTCTGCTGGCGCATAAAGAAATTGTTTGCCTTCTCTTCTTCAAGTCCCTGAATCAGATTGGCCACGTCATTAAGCAGCATGTTAATTACCGTCTCATGTGCCTTCAGAACAGAAAACAGAGCCCCGATACACTTCTTTACATCCCCCTTGCTTAGGGGATTTTTGGCGAGTTTCCTCGCGAGAGTATTTATGGCAGCATTTTTTTCCTCTTTCATTTTGGTAAATATCTCTACTTGTTTTTCCTGTTCAGCCTTGCGAGAATCCTCTGTGCTGGACAAACGCTCCCCATCGGGACCTACGATACTCGAGTCGCCAGGATCGCCGCTTAGAGGACGTCCTGAGAGATCTACTACCTTACCCATTGATAACCTCCTGGATTAATTGTTTGAACTTAAGGGCGTGAGCCCACATTTTCCTCTTCGTCTGTTCGTGAAAATCTTTCCCCCTTTTTTTGGAGTGCAAAAGATAACTGGGATGATACATAAAAAACAGCTTTATCTGCTGGCCACTAGGGGCCGTCCAATTTCTGCTGGAGCCTACGTAATCTCCCACTCTTATTTGAGGTTCTTTCAGAAAGGCCTTAATCGCGGATCCTCCCAGGAGACAAATAACCCTGGGCTTTAGTAGCACTATTTCTCTTTCCAAGAATCTAGAGCAAGTGTCAATAATCTCTCGAGTAGGGGACAGGTTCTCTCTTCCAGATCCTTTTGGCGCTCGGGGGCGAGCCTTGACTACGTTGGTGACATAAAACTCCTTCAGCCCTATCCCTTCCACCATTTGGTCAAATATTTTCCCGGCAGGACCTACGAAAGGGACGCCCTCTCTTTCTTCTATCTTACCCGGGGCTTCTCCAATAAACCACACCTTTGCATCTGGACTTCCTCGATAGATGACATGTCTTTTAAATTCCGGATCTTGTCCCAGAGGACAATCTCTGCAGAGATGGATCTCTTTCACTAGTTGTTGAAAAAGTTTAGTTTTCATTCGGATGTTCCTATTCGATAAATTGTAATTACAAAAGGTATGTTAACACAAAAGGGTATATGAAGGCAAGAACTATTTAGCCCAAAAGGACGTAAGGCTTTGCATAAAGAATCAGGTTTCAAAAACATCAGCGAATAAGGCAGCCACGGGAGAACGTTCACATTTAGAAAGCTCCACGACCGCCACTAATTCGCTGGCCTTGGCGAGAGGGTCATTGATAAAGCGAGCGATACCAGTTTTTTCTATGGTTATCTTTTCATCTCGCTGAAGCATATCGCCCATGATGACTATTTTGCTTTTTTCACCCACTCGAGTGCCGAGCGTAACTAACTCGTGGAAGTCGAGGCATTGTGCTTCATCCCCGATAACAAAAGAGTCCCACCAAGAGGCCCCTCGAATGAGCTGTAGAGGAATAAAATCCATACGGGCAGATTCCTCTAGCATTTCTAGGTCTGGAGCTCCAGTGATTTGTTCGATGTTATTGATATAGTTCTGCAGATAAGGCCCAAATTTTTCTTTTATATCACCTGGAAGTATGCCCAGCTCTCTCTTCCCTACCTGACTCATGGGCCGAGTAAGTATCATTCTCTGATACTCTTCTTTCCGAATTTTTTCAAAAGCACATGCCATGGCGCAGATGGTTTTTCCCGTCCCGGCCCTTCCCGTGAGAACTACAACAGGAACTGAATCGTCCAATAAGACATCCATGGCCATTACTTGTTCTTTATTCCGAGGTCGGATTCCTGCGGCCCGAAGCTTGGGGTCAACAAGATAAAGTTCGGTGTTTTTGACTCGAGTAATTGCAGATTGGCTTTCGCCATTTTTTAGAACAACGAACATGTTCGGATAGAGGGCGTGTCGTCTGTCGGGAATTTCGACCTTTCCTTTGGCGTAGATTTCGTCTATTAGTTCAGATTGCACAGAAAGCTCTTTAATGCCAGTGTACAGCTTGGTGCTCATTCAGCATTATCCTTTCAGCAGATTGTTTAGAATTCTCCTGTTACGTCAGGAAATATAGAATGGGATTCGGCTTTAAGAGTTAACTTGGCGAGTCCGACAGGAGTCGGGGTATAGAGCTTTTTGAGGGCATACATAGGAAAGTTAAGAATGCATCCGGTTCGAATGCAAAAAAACTTTTTGATACCCGCTTGGGTGTAGTGTACCCCAGGGGAGGCCCTAAGTCTATGGTCGTGCCCAAGGCAGTACACATCTGCTCCGGGGAGGGTATTTCTCAGGCTTTCGAACTCTCTGTCATTAGAGAGGGCAGCACTTTGTCCATGATTCGTTACGAAGAGATAGCCTTGTGCTCCAGACGAAGATTTAACTGTAACCTTTAGATAGTTAGGGGCAGCATGGAAGTGGGCCCCGAACATATCGGCCATCAATCTAGTGAGAGAAATACTGGTAGACTTGACTATGCGTTCTTCGTGATTTCCCTCTATTAACCAGAGGGCTTTATGACTGACTGGCTTGAGAATAGCAAGCAAGCCTCGGAATTGATCTTCTGGGGTAAGTTTTTGACCCCATGTAGGGATCTTATAGTTGGCGGGAATAGACTCAAGAAGGTCTCCCATGCCGAACCAATAGCAGTTCTTTTTGTTTTTAATATAGTCAACTACGCCGAGAAGATACTCCTCATTGCATTGATGGTTTCCAAAATGAACGTCACCTATCGGAATAAGCTCTACGGCTTTAGATTTTCCGACATCGAGAGTGAACTCCTTGACTTGTCCGGTATACTGTAAAAGATTTTTCTCGGGTTCTAAGGGAACGACATCCGTCGGTATTTCAGCCCGTCGAAAAACTTGGTTAACCTCGCCTATTGAAGAGGCCAGGTTTTCTTCGGCGAAACCTGACGCTAACACCTCATTGATGGCTTCTGTCTCTTCTTCGTTAAGTTTTACAGAAAAGGGAGAGGAACCGGATCTTTGGGACTGTTTTTCTATGGCCGCGTAAGTTCTTTTATAGCCCAATTCGTCGAAAATGGTTTTTATTTGCTTCAGAGACGCTTTGGGTGGATGCAGATATTGGAGAAGCTCTAATTCTCTGTCTGTCCATTTAATGCTCATTCTGACCTCCTGGCCTAAATTCTCTTCCCCCATTATAACATGGCCTGTCCGTAACGGACAGACATTTTTAAACACCTATACATCCTAAAAGACCCGAGGGCAAAGGGTCCGGAAGATAAATTGGTTTTTTAAAATCAAGTGTTACATCAGACTTAAGGGCTATTTTTAAGTGAAACTTTTTTTTATTTTTCATGCCCGAAATGGCCGACAACAGGACGGGAATTTTTTCGATGGGGAGAGAAAGCAAAGGAATGTCGTCTTTTTTGTCTTTCTTTTTTTTATGAATAATTTTTACTGGAGCCACATGGCGAACAATAAACTTTGCAATATTTTTTTCTCCGTCTATTTCTATTACTTCTGTTTTACCGCTAAAAAGAAGAGGGGTAAGAGGGGTCAAAAATTTGTTACACTTTTTGAATACCGAAGGAAATATTACGGCCTCTATACTCCCAGTTGTATCTTCTAGTCGAGCAAAGGCCATTTGTTGTTTTTTCCTCGAAGTCGTATGCTCTTTCATTACAGAAAGAATTGCCAGAATATTTGCGTCAGAGCCACTAGGCAAATCTGAGAGTAACGATATGTCGTCTATTTCATAAGAATTTTCTATCGAAATGCCCTCCAGGGGGTGCCCACTTAGGAAAAAGTTTAAGTGAAAGTGTTCCTCCTCTAGCAGGACTTGTTTTTCTACTTCAGGTATATCTGGGACTGTAGGGACGCGGGGCGCTAGAGGTCGAACGGGCTTTTTTAGTGGAGTAAGTTTGACTTTTTGTTCTTTCCCGTTTTTATCTACTCGAGTTCTGTATTCCCCATTGACGACCTTTTCCAACCTTTCCTCATAGGCTTTCATCTTTTTATTATATGTTTTCAGCTTAGACTCAAAGCTTTTTTGCTCTTTCATCCAGTCCCAGCGTTTTTCTGCGTAGACCAGCAGGGAGGCCCGTGTGTGGCCAAAAGAATCAAAGGCACCCGCTTTGATAAGAGACTCTATCTTAAGCTTGTTCACCCTGGAAAGATGAACTCTAGCGCAAAAATCTCTTATTCCACTAAAGGGACCCTGTTTGAAACGCTTGTCTAATATTTCCTTGGTGGGGCCTTCCCCGATATTTCTGATAGGGATTAGCCCAAAGCGAATAGAACCTGACTTCGTTATAACAAAACGGTCCTTGCTTTCATTGATGTCAGGGGGGAGCACTTTGATACCTAGGCGCTGACATTCTCCCAAATACTTAATCATCTGGTTAACGTCACCGGCATCTTTGGTCATACAGGCGGCCATAAATTCTACTGGATAGTGTGTTTTTAAGTAGGCTGTTTGAAAGGCTAAAAGGGCATAACCTAAACTATGAGACTTGTTAAAAGAGTAAGAGCTAAAACCGTGAAGTCGTTCCCAAAACTCCTCAAAACCCGCAGGAGAGAGTCCCCTTTTTAGCCATCCTTTTTTGAACCTTTCCTTTTGAGCTTGAAGAAGTTTATCGTCTTTTTTCCCGATGGCTTTTCTGAGCGTATCTGCCTCGGCCATGGAGAAACCACCGAAGGCCCGGGAGAGTTGCATTACCTGTTCTTGGTAAACCACGATTCCGCAAGTGTTTGATAATATCGGTTTTGCATCTGGATGAAAGTAAGTGGGCTCTTTTTCTCCACTCTTACAGGCTACGTATTCGTCAACAAGCCCCGATTCGAGAGGGCCTGGCCTGAATAACGCTATAACATCGGATAGCTCAGAGATGCTAGTAGGCTTAGCCCTTACGGTCAGGTCTCTGAGGCCCTGCGATCCTTCGAGTTGAAAACAGCCAAGTAAATGTCCTTGCTGTATCATTTTGAATGTTTCTTTATCTTCTGTATCTAAGTTTTCTATGTCAATCGTTTTTTCATGTCTTTCTTTTATCAGATCCAGACACAGACCGATTTTATCGAGGACTAGAAGCCCAAGAAGATCAAATTTTATTAAACCTATTTCTTCTACTTCATTTTTGTCCCACTGGGTAGCCGCTCCACCATCGCCTTTTGTTCTGTAAAGAGGAGTCTTTTCATATATAGGCTCATTAGATATTAAAAGACCTGATGCGTGAACTCCAGCCGAGGCTATTCTTCCTTCAAATTTTTCTGCCCATTCCAGTATTTCTTTTTGAGGACCTGGGTTGATTCTGTAATTTTTAAGTTCTTTAACTTTTTGGTAGCAGGCATCAAGGGACTGGGGCTTGCCGTGAACAGGGGCAAGTACCAATTTTCTTAGCTCTTCTCCGGTTTGTATTGAATAGCCTAGGGCGCTACAAACTTTTTGAATGGCCTGTTTCGCTTTCATGGTTCCTATTGTCCCCACTTGGGCCACACAGTCCTTTCCGTATTTCTGGGTAAGATATTTTACAACAGATTCTCTTTGCCCCTTGGGAAAGTCTAGGTCGATATCGGGAGGTGATATTCTGTGGGGGTTTTGAAAGCGCTCAAAGAAAAGGTCATACTTGATGGGATCTACGGTGGTTATCTCAAGAACATAGGCTATTAAACTTCCGGCCACACTGCCTCTCGCGGGTCCTCGGGGGATGTCATTTCTTTTGGCCCACAAAACAAAGTCTTGAACAACAAGAAAATAGCTCGAGAATCCCATGGACTTTATGACGTCCATTTCGTATTCAAGCCGTTTTACGTACTCAGGTTCGCTATCCAAACCCCTTTTCTTTAGTCCCCCGCGACATTTAAACTCGAAATAAAGGTCTAGATCTTTCTTGTCAAAACCAGATTGTTCAGTCATTCCACGGGTACCGTTTTTTGATTCAAAAAACAAAACCATTCCTGAGGTCGCGTCTTTGAAATCTTACTTAAAAAAGTCATTTCACTCGCTTTTAAATGGGTCAATTAAAGATGGGTTATCTTGCAAAACCCCACTGATGCCCGTGGCCAGTCGATCTATGGCGTCTTCATTGTCCCTTAGTTCTTCGAGCCTTAAGACTTGGCAGATAGCATGCAACATTTCATGCCAAATGGTATGGTAGATAGACTGTAGAGTGCGTTCTTTCCCGGCGTAAACCCTGATGATACAAGTCCAATAATCTACTTGACCGAAGAGGGCTTCGCGTTTATGAACGTCAACGTCTGCCGGATTATCAACATATTTTATCGAATAAACTTCATTAAAGATTTTAACTTTTTTGGGAAGCTTATCTTTGTTCGTCATTCAGGACTCCCTTTGTTAGTGCTTTTTAATTATATCCTAAGGCAGAAAAGAAAGTCAACGAATTTCTTCAAAGGTTTCTGGGTGTCTTAGACAGTAGAGATATATGTCATGGGGAGAGATATCCTTGGGATTCCAGGAGGAGGTGAAGGGAAGGTTAATTAGGGAGAAAAATCTTGCAATCAATTCGGAGCAAAAATAAGAACTTGACGATTGTCTGGGGCTTTCTGTTTTAGTTTTGATTATCCTTTTAAAAAGTCTCGTCAACAATATCAAAAATGCACCTCGATAATCGTAGCGATTTCCTATGAGCTTTTTGATAGCCCTAAGTCCTTCGTCTCCGTTTATCTTGAGACGAAAACGTCCATAGGTCTCGTATTCAATGTTTTCGCAAGGAATGGTTTGAACCCCAAAACAGTTAGCCTCCAGAAGCCAACGCTCTTCAAAAAGTTTATTGTAGTATTCTACTCCTACATGGGAAACTGGACTTTTTTCTGCCCATCTTAGCATTTTGCTCCTAGAGGCGGGTCCTGCGGTAAAGATCAAATAAATATCAAATTTATTCAAAACCAACTCCTTTCAACTCGGAGATAATTACGTCTAAATTGACGGGGAAATAGTTCCAAGCATCTACTCCCACATTAATAGCCTTGTCTTTAGAGTTTATGGCTACTTTTTGGTGACTATGTCCGTAAGCATGATAGTACCCGAAGTGCTTTTTATCCCAGGTTCTCATTTGATAGTGACAGAGTACTATTCCTGTGTGTTTTTTGCCACCAAGGCCAAGTTCAACTGTTTTTAAATCATGAATACCTTCTATTTTACACATCAGGTCTGGTCTTTTTTTCGCAAGTTTACCCCACAATTTAAAATCATGATTGCCCCTAATGATGGTCCATTTTCCGTGCAATTTAGGGAAGATTCCTTGCAGATAATGCCATTTCATCGAGAAGTCGCCAAGGAATAGGACCTTATCCTTTTCCTTGACCGAAGAATTAAAATTTTGAATGAGCGCCTCGTTCATTTCGTAAGCATTAGAGAAGGGGCGATTGGAATACACCAGAATGTTACTGTGCCCGAAATGGAAATCTGAAGTCAGCCAAATGTCCACAATTTGCTCCAGCGCTCGACAGCCACTCAGTTAAGGGGGGGCAAAAATACCCCTCTTACTGTCTCAACGCTAGATTCTATCAAACTCAAGCGTTATTTTCAAGATTTTTCTGAAGTTTCTTCTGGAGAGTTTTTCGTTATATCATGGAAGGACTCAAGCCTATCTATTATTTTTTGGCATTTGGGGCAGACCCAGCCTAGTTTTTGGGTATATATCCAGCCGAATACTTTCGCACACCTAGAGGCCTCCCGCTTATTGGCACCGTCTAACATTTCCCAATTACCACACCTACATTCAACAAGAAATTCTAAGATGAGTTGGCCTCTTTCCACTCAAGAAACTCCTCTAGATCCAGGGCCTTGTTTAGGTCGAAGACAGGTGGGTGTAAAACTCCCAGCTCTATTTCTATTAAATCACACATTTCAGAAATTAATAGGGTGTTTTCGGTGGCTTCTGGAATATTGTATTTTTCTAAAGTGAGGACTATTTCTTCGTAATTTTTAATGTAGAAACTCGTTCCGTAAATCATCTTGTCGGCTTCTAGGTACTTCTCGACTGTCTGCCTCATTTGCATTGCCATCATAAGAGTGTGCAGTTTATGGTGGGCTTTGGTGAGATAATGGGCGTCTGTTGTGACGATTATGGGAACGTTCCTCTTTCTTGCCAGACTTATAAGCCATCTATTGTACGGCTCCTGCCTAGGGTCATCGGTATCTATAACTTCCGCAAAAAAATTATTTCCAAAAATGGCCCTTAATAGGTCAAATTTCTTTTCTGCGCGGCCATCTGGGTCACGAACTTTGAAGCCATCGTTTTCGTTGTATTCCAAGAGCTTTGCGCAAACTCCACCAAGACAGGCAGTAGACGCGATGAAGTTCTCTCCACACCCCTTAAGGTTCTCTATCGAAATGCGAGGTTTGTAATAGAAATTATGCATATTGGAGAGGGACACCAATCTCAGGAGGTCTTTGTACCCCTGTTGGTTCTTGGCTATCAAGACCATATGATGATTATCTCTGGTCTTCTTTTCTGTGCCGTCTGGGTCTTCGGTCGTGTAAGCCTCTACGCCCAACAGCCCCTTGATGCCCTTCTTTTTACATTCTTTGTAGAAATTGAGAGTGTTATGCAAGCATCCGTGATCGGTAAGTGCTACAGCTGGCATATTCAATTGTTTTACCCGAGAAACTAGTTCATCACAGCGGATAGATCCGTCAAGTATACTGCCCTCTGAGTGCACATGTAGGTGAACAAAATTATTCACTCTCTTCGTCCTCTCCGTCGGTAGAGTAGTTTAGAACCAAAGAGTAGTTTAGAACCAAAGAAGATGCGCTAAATGTACTCGAACCATAAATGTCGAACAGAAGGAAAGTCCTGGAATCGAGGGTGACACCGAGAGGGGGAGATTCTTCTTCGAATGGTATCTTCAATTGTTCCCCCTTAAGGGGCATAGATCTCATCAAGGGCTCCTACTGAAAGAAAACACCGAAACAGTCGACATATTATTTTTTAAGCTTTTCTTTTAAAGATGTTTCAATGGTTTGGAGTAATTCAGGATTGCCCTCGAGGGTTCTGACTGCTCCAAGTTCTCCCTGTCCGATAGTGGTCCCATCATAAGAAAACCAGGAGCCTTTCTTTTCTATTATTCCCTCTAAAGCCGCGAGGCCAACGAGAGAGGATACCGGATCGATTCCCTTCCCGAATAGGAGACTTAGTTCTGCCACTTTATAAGGACGCCAAATTTTATTCTTAACGCAGGTAACCTTGACCTTGTTTCCTATTACCTCTTCTCCTTGCTTGATGTACCCCATTCGCCGGACTTCCAGGCGTTGAGAGGCATAAAACTTCAAAGAATTTCCCCCCGGAGTGACGTTTTTCGGACCGTATCCAAAAGTGGATATATTACTTCTGGTTTGATTGACAAACATGACGTGAGTGTCAGTCCTGTTTATGGCCGCGATTGTTTTCCGGAAGAATTCACTCATTAAGCGAGCTTGTAAGCCAATAGTGGCATCTCCGATTTCTCCCTCCAGTTCAGCTTTAGGTACCAAGGCGGCAACAGAATCAACTACTATCAAATCAACTCCACCACTTTTGCTAAGGATGTTAACTATGTTGAGAGCATCGTCTCCAGAGTCAGGCTGAGAAAGTAGCATATCGTCTACGTTTACGTTGGCATCTAGGGCATACGAAGGATTAAAGGCGTGTTCTGCGTCTATTAGGGCGCATTTTCCTCCGTTTTTTTGTGTCGCCGCGATAGACAGAAGAGAAACAGAAGATTTTCCTGCTGATTCTGGTCCAAATACTTCAGAAACTCTTCCTCTGGCCAGGCCGCCCCCTAGTATATAATCAAGAGGATGGCAACCTGTTGGATAAAATTCAACGCCAATCCTTGGGGTATTTTTATCAAAGATGCAACCCTCTCCGTAGGCTTTTCGAATATTTTTTAGGGCCATTTCTACGGCCATGGCCCGTCTATCCTTAGGGCCGCCACCTTTAGGGTTACTATCCGTCTTTTCTTTCTTTGGTGGCATTTAGCCTCCTCTTTCTGAATGCTATTCCCTTTGCAATTTCTTTTCGGAGCTTTCTCCTCTCCCAAGAAGGATTAAGGTTCAATATAGCTCCGATATCGGCAAAAGAGATGGAAAAATCTCCCCAGTCTATTCTATAATCATCGTCGAACAAAAAATCTTTTGCCTCATCCCACACTTCTTTATCAGAAGCGTCATCTGAGTCGGATAAATTGATGATGTCCCTTTTCGCTTGTAAAATAACGCGGAGCAATATTTCTCGGCACTCTTGTTCATTCAAGTCTCTACCGAGGTCATAATCGTCCAAAAAGAATTCTACATTTTGCTTACCAGCTCTGTATTTTTTGCCATATCTATCCACCTACTCCCACTCGTCCTCCTTTTCGTCAACTTCTTTGCCAAAGATATCTTCTTCGGTGGTTCCTCCGACACTATGTACGTTTCCTTCGACCTTAAGGGTAAGAGCATTGTTCATTGTCACCCCCTCGAGTTTCTTTCTCATTCGAGTGAGGTGGTTTATTTTATTTTTCCAGAATTCTCGTTCTATTTTGGCGGCTAGGGCGGCCTCCTCCATATCTTTGACTGCTGCCTTAGCCATGGTCTTGAAGAAATCGGCTGCTGGGAGTCTTTTTCCCTCCGCCCTGTATTCTGCCACCAGTTCTTCGTATTTGGACTCGTAGGATTGAATCCTGGCCCACTCAAGGGCAGTGTAACGAGCGTCTGCAGCGTCAAACATACCCGAGGCGAGCTGATTAAGCTTCATTAGTCGCACACCCATTCTATGACACTGAATGGGAGTCAAATCTTCATCTATGTCCAGGGAACAAAACTTTCGATTCCACTCCCTCATGGACTTACCCCCTATCAAAAGGGCCTCATTTAGTTCCTGGCGTAACTGACCGAATCTTTGAATTGCGTCTTTGACCTTTTGCATTTCCCGCTCCTTGAAGCCTGATTATATCCTAATCAAGACTCAAAAGTCAACATATATTTTAAGCTTTTACAATTTTTTTGCGAATTTCCGGATAAACGACAGGCAGGGGACAAGCATCGAAGTCGTATCTGTTTCTACAGCGATGTAAAAGTAATTTCATCTTGTCTACGTTTCGGACCACACCTTTGTAATCCGGATTAGGATGATGGGGACAACCAGTTGCAACTCCGTTGGGCCATACACAGCAAGTAGAAACATTGGCATCACACCCGTAATCAGATTTAAAGTAGGAAGCAGTAGCTTTAAGACAGGGATCTATTCTTACCTTTTTGACTAAAATTTTAGGAAGTTTATTTTTTAGTGTCATATATAAAGAGATGGTAGCTCCGATCTCTTTTGCAGATAAAGAAGATTTGGGTGTCAAGATGGTGGCCGACTTGACTAAATATAGCTGCTCTTTAATATAGTCAAGTCTTTCGTCATCTAGGGGGGTGGGAAAGGCAGTCCAATTCCAATGCAGCTTGTCGCGAATATGTTTTGTTTTTATGAGAAGATCTTCCTTTTCTATATTTAAATTGTCAACAGAAATCTGGCTTGTTCGTTTCATCAAATCAGAGAAATAGGGTTGCCAATATTTGCTTCTCATTGAAAGGCGAGAGTAATGTGAATATGTATTTATGTCAGGAAAGCACAGTTCTATTTTAGGAAAGGCATACGTATTGCCAGAACCCTTGAGCAGAGTTTTCCAGTATTCCCACGAAAGATTGTGGGTATTTCTGTTGGTGGGACGACCAAAATATAACACTAGGTTTTTTACGATAACGTCTTGGCGACCCAGGACATTCCCGAGAAACCCCGAATGTCCCCCTAGATGCCTCTTAATACCTCTATAGCCCTTAATGTTTCCGTTTTCTTGGATGAATGGGCGGATGTGTAGTGTTGACAAATATAGGGTGCTTTCTCTCTCGAATTTCTTTCTGCGATACCTCGGCATCTTGACTCAAGATTCTCCCGTAGGCTTCGGAGAGATATTGTCGCTACTGTTCGGGCTATCTCTGTCGCTGATAGAATTATTGTCGTTGTCGGCGAGTTCAAGCTGTATCTCCTCTGCATTTATTTTCTGAAGAAGCTCCAGTAAATACTTGAACTCTTGAATATTTACGTCATCTTTTTTCCTTCCTCCTATTGTTACTCTAATGTCGCCATCTTTGATAGTTATCTTTTTTATTTTATCGATGGCAGACACTTCGCCTTCAAGAATACTTCTGAAGCCGTCCAAAACTGCTTTGGCCTCCTGAATGGCTCGTCGATTAGAAGATTTATTCTCGAGCAAGGAAGGATGGGGGAACTTTAATATTTTATCAGCAGGGATATCCCCGAAGTTGGGATAGGTTTTTAGTTGAGAAAAGGCTTTTCTTCCGTATATCAGAATGACATCACTTTCGATTCCCGATACTTGAAAGAATTTTAAGTCTAGAATATTTATTTTTTCTATTTTACTAGACAGCGACTGGGCCATCTTGGCGATTATCTTCTCGTGTTTGTCTTTTATGTTGAACGAGTAGGCAGTTGCTATCATTAAGAAAACTTTTCTGCTAAATGATCCAGGATTTCCTTGACAATTTCTTCCTTTTCTTTGTTATTCACTAATTCAAAATTACCTCCTTCTTTTTTAAGCAGCGCATTGATTAACGATTCGGCTTGTACCAGCGAGGGGTCTCTAGTTTTCGAAATTCTTTCCACTTTAACCTCAGTTCCGGGAATGGGTACCGGCCTTCGCCCTTATCTTTCATTATCCAGTATCCATGGTCTATATAAAAAATGCTTCTAGGTTTTAATTCTTCTAATGCCTTTTCTTTCTCTGAGTCGTCGACCCAAAGGGAGACATGATAACGGCTGAATTCTTGTTTGCCGTATGTGCTTTGTCCTGCAACGTCAAAGTACAACATCCAGCCATTTTTGGCTTTGTATTCTCTTATTTGGATATCCTTCGGGATACCCACTATGCCATTGACATTCAGCAAAGGTTTATCCTCTTTTTTATTCTGTCCATTTCCTCAATGTAGATGCCTTCACAAGAAACTAAATCGATGTCTACATTAGAGGCGACAGAGGTTTCTGCGATTATCTCTGCTGCTGGGCTTTTCGATAGATTAGAAAAGTTAAGCAGAGGATAATCATTATTAAGAACGAAGAGTATCCGTTTTCCTTCGGCAGCGCTAGTGTTAAGCAGCTTCATTAACATCCTGTATATCTCGTCCAGATAAGGGTCATGTTTGCTTCGAAAAGTTCGAATGTTTATCGGCCAGCCCTCGGGAGGGGGCAAGGTGTTCGCAAAGGAGACGCTGTGGCCTGCGATATCTCTACTTTCCAGTCCTCTGGCGACTAAATAAACAGTAAAGTCGTGTCCAGTCACTAGGTCTATTGGATTTCCAAGAACGTCTCGACAGGGATAAAAGTCCCTGAAGCCAGCCAGGAGCTTGGCCATAGACCCAGTTATTCTGTCTTTCATGTGCCTAAGATAGTATTCGGCGCACCAGATACAACTGAAGCGAAAGTCTGAATTAATCATTGGGCACTCCTGTAGACAAAAAGGCCCCCCGAGCAGGGCAAAGGGGGAAAGGCACTCGGGGGGCGAAGGCATCGTAGCTAACGATGCAACTCGATTTTAAATTAGGACCAGCAGAGGATTTTGGGTATAGCAGCCTCGAAGATAATCTTAAGGACTCGAATTTCCTCTTTTGATATCGGGAGACTGTGTTCAATTTTATCATCCCCTATCTTTTTAAAAATCTTCAAGAAGTAGCTGCCGTCTCTTCCCACTGAAAAAGTGAGTTTCTTATCGATTACTTGGGCGCCCGGCTTGCCCTTATTGGGATCATGGTAGATGCCTATCTTCTCTCCTCTAGAAAAAGCATTCAGTATTTTGGAGATATCTGTGATATTCAGGGCCAATTTAATGCTGTTCTCCCAGTCGTATCGATTTCTGGCGACTGCGCTAGTAACTTCTACCAGAATGGCACCTGTTATCACTCTCATTTCTCCATCGCAATGCTTATTTCGGGTATGATTCGGAGAAATAAAGTTTTCTTCTCGACACTTAGGGCATTTGAATTTGGTTTGTATTAACTTAAATTGAGCAGCCCCATACTTACCGGAAATTCCCTTGTAAATTGCAAAGTCTTGAGGTCTCATGGTTTTTACCTCCCTATCGGGACCATTACTTGCCTCAAGTATATCATCTTTTTCAGGAAAATGCAATACTTTCAGTCCCTCTAGCCTTAAATTGCGCCTCCCATTACAGTAGAGGGGGTTAACTTGATTCTCCCCGCGAAAACTAATCTTGACCCTTGCCCCCGCTGTTGTTTTGGCCGCCACCGCTGCCAGAATTAGGTCTCTGTGGCTTGGGTGATTCAGGCCTAGTACTAGACGGAGGAGCTGAATTAACTCCTCCTTTCCTTATTTTACCCTCACTAAGTGGATCGTTTCTTTCTTTTCCATCTTCCATCAACCTGACCTCTTCTGGGTCCCCTCGGCCATCAGCAATGAGGTTTCGGGCCACATAAATGGCTCCTGGTTTACTCGCCGCCTTTACTTTTAGACGAAAGACTACTTCGTATTCCACTTTTTCCATCTGTTTTCTCCTCTGAAACTTCTTTAAGGTCCTCAGGCCACTTTTGATTCATCAGCAATCCCTGGGCCATCATAGCAAAACCGATACGCCCTGGCTTGGCATAGTACTCTTTCATGACTTCGGACGCTGGCGGGGTTTTATCCTTATACCCCTCTATAGAGGCCCCTACGGCATAGATTAAATTACTCAAGACCAATATTAAATCTTCTACAGTGAGAGGGTTATCATGTAGTGCGTTGATTAGCTTGGCCAGGACTTGATCTCGATTTAGTCTCTTTTTTTTCTTCTTTTTCTTGCCCATTTAATCCTCGCCAGGTACCGTTTGACAATCTTTTGCTGTAATTGTGATAAGTTTTTGCTTATTTATCTTCATTTTCTTCCTCGGCCCTTACCTCGGCCTCCACCTGTCCCTTTGCCTGGGCCACTATTCGAGCAGGGACCCTTATTTTTGTTGCGACGTCTACCGCCTGGCTTTCCCTTTCCTCTGCCACTACCATCTTTCTTACCATAAGCCATTCTCATTCTCCTTCTCCGTTAGAAAAACCGTTAATTTTCTCGAACAAATCTGGATAATCCGTCTTGAATGGTGCCCATCTGAGGGCGTTTTCGGCCAACTTGATAGACGTATCTATCAAGTTGTCCCGATTGTCCCTTAGAACATTCATTATTTTTTCTAGTGTATCTCTGTAAAATTTAAGGTATCGTTTGAACTCTTCTTTGTTTATCGGGCGCCTGGGGGCCTCCTGAATACCGGCCGAATTCATTGCTTCTTGGGGAGTAGAAAATATCCTTGGTGAACAGTCTTCTTTTGTGTACCAAGCCCAAGCATGAAGTTGATCTCCCCATTTTCCATAGTAATAAACTACATACTTTCTACTGTCGACAAGGTCTTCGCAGTGAAAGTCTCCGCTTTGATGATTTAACTTCCAGATTCGTCCGTATATGTCTTCACAGGCAATCTCTCCCATTTTCCTTTTTATGGGAACCCTTTTTAGGCCAAATTCGCTCATGATTAACTCCTACTAAATGTTCTCTGACCAACTAACGCTAGGGTACTCGTCTCCTTCCGATCGTTTCTTACAGAACATCCTCGTTGCCCTGACGGGTCTTCATGGGGTACGCGTCAGCGATAAAGGCTTCCGCTCCTAAGCAAGCAGTATCCTTTTATATGTCCACTCGGGAATCATAGAAGGGCTTACAAACATCCCACCAGTAATCTGAGACCGGCAAGATGTGAATCCTGCTTTCTCTGTTTATCTCAGAACCAAGTCTGTCTATCTTTTCAAGATATTTTTTGACAGACTGGATTACATGCGTATAGTGCTGCACCGGGCTTCTTCCCCGAGCAAGCTCCCTCCGAACCTTAGTTTCCCCCCTATTGTAGGCTGTTATTGCTAAGGTTTCATCGTAGTCAAACATTTCTAGGTAATTGGCAAAAATACTTGTGCCACAATCGATATTCTGTTTTATATCCCTTAGGTAAAAGCCCCTGCACAGGCCCCTAGAGGTCCAAAAAGGCATAACCTGCATAAGACCCGTGTCTCCTTGAGCTCCTTTTACCCACCACTTGAAACCGGATTCAATATACATGATAGCTAAAACAGTATTAGGATCAAGCTCTTTTTCTCTACACTGTTCAGCTATTTCCTGAGCTATTCTTTTAGCAGTATTAGTGGAGGTTTTCTTGCGGAGGATCAATATCTTCATGAAGATTTTAGATTCATCTTCTATTTCTACTGGAGTACTTCCCAATAAGAAAATACCAAATAAAGCTAAAAGCAGAGTCCTCACTATCCATTTCCTTCGCCGGATAATAATATCACAAAGAAGACTAAAGCCGCAAGTAAAATAATTAACATCATGGGAATTCGGCCCCGAGGCAAAAGCCTCGGGGCCCCTAAATGAGAGTGACAGGTTAGGCTTCGACAGTGGCTTCAACAGGCTCGACCAGGCAATGTCCAGGAAGCTTGCGGATAGTGCCCTTGGAAAGGTTGGCAAGAGGTACGCAATCTGTGGCCAGATCTTTTACGCGGACCGAGGTTAAGCACATGTACAGCTGACCCTTGTAGAAACAGGCCTTACCAGGTGACAGGTTAATGGCGGGAATCTTACTCCCAGTTGTGGAAATCTCCATGGAATCCTCCTTGATTAATGGCGGGTTAACTCCGCGAATATAGTTTCAAGTAACTCCTGTGCCCTCTGAGCCTCTCTGCTCGAGGTACAGGAGAACTTGCCAATGAATTTATTTTTGGCTGTGATATGTAAGGTTTCCCCCTTTCTTTTGATGCATAGCGGTTTAGCTTCTATTTCATCTGCGTTTGCGGTTGTTTTTACCTTAAAGTCTTCCATTTTTTACCTCCCTATCGCTCGAAAATATTCAAGTAGATCTATGATATTTTCTGCCGACAAATGACCTCTCAAACCGTTGTTTTTGCTTGGCATGAGCTCAAAGGAAGCTGCTTCTTCATATCCTTCGAGGTCCTCTAGGGCTTTTCGGGCCCTTCCAAGGGCAATTTTCCGGCCTATTTCTTTTACGAACATGTCTGTTTTGCTGCAGAGAGATATCCCAAAGTAAACTGTTTCTGACCGTTCGGGTCTAATGGTGCAAAGCGTGCTGATACGCCCCATATGCTTCTCGTCCCAGCCGTACCTGAATCTAATTTTTTCTTTCATGAAACTATCTCCTACAAGTGCCGTTTTTCGAATCTTTTGTTTCATCAGTAAATTCATATTTGTCTAAGTTGAATAGTTTCAATTGCATATTTCACCTTCTGTGTACATACCGGTAAACACACAAGCACCGCCATATATCCATGCATAACCAGATACTTGAGCGTTACCAAATACTTGAGCGTTACCATATACCCATGCATCACCATGTACATGAACATCATCATGTACCCGAGCATCACCAAATACTTGAGCATAACCATGTACCCATGCACTACCATATATATAAGCACCACCAGATACACGAGCATTATCGCATACGCGAGCATTACCGTATACGTGAGCATCACCAAATACTCGAGCATTACCAGACACATGAGCATTATCGCATACGCGAGCATTACCGTATACGTGAGCATCACCAAATACTCGAGCATTACCAGACACATAAGCATTATCGCATACACGGGCATTACCATATACGTGAGCATCACCATATACTTGAGCATTACCAGACACATAAGCATTATCGCCACATAAGCATTATCGCCGATCCAACAGTCACCCTCCTGGCTCAGATTGGCTCCCGACTTAATGAAACCACCAAGATCACCTGCTTTGACGTCATACCTGGAGATGTCTCGCAAGGCACGGATACGGTGAAGTATATGGCCATGACGGTCAATCGTTTCATTAGTAAGTTCGTATTTGTCTAAGTCGAATAGTTTCAATTGCATATTTCACCTTCTGCGTACATACCGGTAAACACACAAGCACCGCCATGTACCCAAGCATAACCAGACACTTGAGCGCTACCAG